TCACCTGTTGCCGTTGGATCAGTTTCATCTACAAACATTATATATTCAGTTTTAGTTTTTTTCTTTATAGGTTTCTTTTGCTTATAATACCCCATAATAGTCCTCCAATCATTAGTATTCCTTTTCCATTATATACCAATAATCGACAAAATACTATACGGAACATATGTTTGTGTTTAGATGACAATTCTTGTTAAAGATATAGGTTACATTGGTTGCAATTTGGTCTGTTTCTAGGGAGAGGACGCATCTAACAAACCGTTGGAACTGATACAGTATGTACAACAGTTGAATTTTCTTTTGATGGTTGTGCCGAACCCTGAGCCAGAAACTCCGAAGCGAAAGATAGGGTTCGTAAATCAGATTACAGAATAAGTTTTGTTAAATTTATATATAAATTATCACCTTGATTATATTAGCTATACTATATTAGTAGAGTGAGTTTAACTAATTGAGCAATTTAGATAATTAAAAGAGAGTAGAGGCTAAGAACCCTTACTCTCTTTTGATTATTCATTTATATTTTCTATACTTTTGTGAAAGTTCTCATAATCAACTTTTGATAGAAATTCATCAATATCCTTATAGAGACCTGATTGTTTATTATAAATAATTTCAATATTTAATGCTTTGCCTAAGTCAAGTACAATTATTTTATTCGCTGTTCTACTGTTATCCACTAATGTTATATTTTTTTCAATATCAATAACTTTATATCCATATAATGAAATCATAGGTTTTTGATTAAATTCTTCGGTAATTCCTAAAAATCCAATATATTTTTTATTATTTTGCATTTCAACAGAAATCATCATTGCATAATCTTTGTCAATTAAATCTGTCCATATAATTTGATTATTTGTTCTATGAATTTTTAAAATGCTAAATAGCTTTGTTAATTTACCACTTACACTCAATCGTGCAAAAAGATAGGAAATTATAACTCCTGAAATAATCATAAAACAACGATTGATAATGTCAGAATTATTTATAAGTATTGTCCCAGCAAACATTTTATACACATATCCTAAAATAAAAGATGAAAATATTGTCGTAATTCCATTGTTTAATATTTTAAGATAAGAAACAAAGTTAAAAGTACATAACATAAGAAAACCTAAAATTGTAATAAATAGTATTTGTTCAGGGTTTAAGTTTTGTTGAGAAATAAATATTTCAAAAAATTTAGATATTTTTAATCACTTCTTTCTTTATTGTTTTTAATTGTTGTTTTCTGTAATTCTTTTTTTTGGAGGATTATAACTTCCTAAATAATGATGCTTCATTAAAAGTTAATTTACATGAGCGAGATAATTTAGGAGATGAGTAGAGCAGTTCTTATTTTATTATTCGCTTATTCTGTGTGTTTCTTTCAAGCTTACGGTACACACAAACCCTACTGTTTCCCTATTATTAATATGCTATATAATAGGGGAGAGTAGCAACACTCTTTTTCGTTTTTATACTCAGTCACGAGATGGTACGATAACCATGTTGGAGTACCTATTACAAGCTATTTAATAATAACTCAAAATCGTTTATACTCTCTGAACACTTCCATTACAATATTCTCTTATTATAATAGAGTCCGCTGCTGATTGCCGATTTAGCTTTACATAAGTAACGCTCGATACTTAGGGATTGCTCCCGTACCTAAATAACCACCATTTCTGGATTTGACTTTTTTTGTTGTCGCCAACACTCATTTCGAGATACATTCACGCTCGCCATTTCTAGCCACGTTGTAGTGGGTTATTTTATATATTCGGTATTTTTATTCTTTCTTTCCAGCACTGGAAGTAGCACACTTCCAATTACGATTTATTTTAAAACATCTGTAGGTTGACTAATCCTACACATTCCATCTCTTGGTTATTAACCTTGAGATAGAAGGGCATATTCAAGCAAAAAAACGATTGTTGAAACATACACACTTGTGTACATTTACCGATGTTTTTGAATGATAGGGCTGCGGTAATACCTAAAACAATTGTTTTAAGTATTCCAAGTTTACTTGTTAAAAATGCGATACCTTCAGATAATTTTGTGAGACCTGTAATAGCTGTTCCTAAATCTCCACGGTCTAAAATATCTTGAGCACAGCCTACCCACGTTTCCTTGAGGGCATTAATTTTGTAAGTTAAACTTTGCTCCACGGTGCTCATTTCTCGGTCACTAGAGCCTGCACTTTGTTCAACTTCTTGAAGAGCTTTATCTACTCCTTTGAAGTTCTGAATGAGGGCAGCGCCAGCCTGTGCCTGGGTACGACCAAAAGCCTTTAACAAGAAATCATTCTGTTGTTTTTGTGACATTTCGTCCCAAATATCAGATATTTCTCTAAAGTAATTTGTTAAGCTTTTAAATTCTGTTGTAGAACCAGGCTTAAAGATTGATACACCTTGAGCATGTTCAGCAGTTTTAGTTAAATCTGCTAATTCGCCTGTAATATTTGAAAGATCAGAAGAGTATTCCTGAGTCTCCTCATCAAAAGAGCGCAGCCTGAGTGCCACAGAACGAAGGGCTGTGCCACTTTTTTCGCTATTTTGTAAAACTTCTTGTATACCTGAAAATAAACTGAAAGCATCTTTTATCGAAGTTCCAACAGCAGCAAGAGCGGCGGCAGAACGTTCCATACCTTCAATAATGTCCTGATTCGATTCAGCCATTGTATTCAATCTGTTACTTTCATTGTTATAAAACAATTACTGACCATATTTCTATGGCGCATAGTCATTTCTAGCTATGTCTCACGTTTCATTTTAATAGGGGTTATTTCGTGACGATTGTACTTATGTACAAAAGAGTATTTCTACTGTTCAGACTATACATTCATCCTTTACGTAAGGAGTCTGGTGAAATATTTATATTACTATAAACATCGCTCTAGTCGTTACAATTCTTATATTAAGAATCTCGGTCTTAACTTCCCCATAAGTATTTAACCGATTTACCGAAATGCCACATACATATCGTATGCCATACATTGCTGTATGTTTGGGCAATAAATTTACCCAGTTGGTTGATCGGATCCATTATTTGAGATTTAACGTCATCTGGATTTATTGACCACGCCTTCATAATACTGACGAGACCTTGCTGTGATGTGTCAGTATCCATTCCGGGAGAAATAGAAGAAAACTGTGAACTCAGTTTTGCCATCTCTGTAGCTTGTTCTTTTGTGCTGTAACCCAAACGACTCCAACTTGAGGCTTGTTCAATAATCGCTTGCGTTGTTACACCCATCTGTTTAGCAACTTTATTTGAATCAAAATAAAATTGATTTAACTCAGATGTATTCATTGATGTTGTCTTTTTTAAGTCAACTAAAGCAGTATCAAGTTCTGTAACTGTAGCAACAGTGTTTCTGACAGCGTTGACCATTCCATAGAAACCTACATACATACTTAAATAGCTTTGTATTTGTCCTATAAACCCATAGAAAGTTTTACTTTTAAAAATATCAAAGAAGCTTTTACCAGCTCTACCAGCGGCTACTTCTGCATTTTTAATTTCCAACATTCTTGTTGTTATAACATTAGCACTTGCACTACCAGATTTTGCTAAGGTTATTAAACCTTTGAGTTCTTTTTTTGCCGCCCTAGAAAAACGAGTGTTGTCCTCTAAAAGTTTATTTATTCTATCTATTACTTTTTCAATAGACATATTATTTACGCCTTTTGCAGCAGCAGGCATATTCTTTAATGAAGTCTTTGTTTTCTCAATAGTTTGAATTAACTCTTCAACGTCGTTACGCTGCTTTTTTGTGGTAATTTCTGTCTTAGAAAACGCTTCTGCTTTCTCTTTTAACTTATCAATTTGAGAATTTAAAGTAGAAAGAGCGGAAGTAAAATCTGCACTTGGATGAAAGTCTTTTTGTTTTGCACGAGCTGAATATTCATCATATTTCTTTTGTGCATCAGAAATAGCAGTCTCAATTTTTGATTGAAAACTCTTTGTTGTATTCCTTTCTACATTAGCTCGAATATCTTTAAAAGATTGACGAATTTGACCAAGTTTTTTATTTGAAGCGTTTAATTTTTCTGGTGATAAGATATCTGACCTTTGTAATTCACGAATAGTTTTTAATAATTCATTTGCTTCTTCTTTTTCAGATTCTAAAGCTGTGCCTTTTGCAATCTTTTTTTGAAGAGTTGCGTATCTATTTAACTCAGACGAAAGTTCTTCCCAAATTTGTTTTTCTCTTTCTGCTGAGTTATATATGACCTCATTAGCACTCGACATTTGAGATTGTCTATTTTCATCTAAATTGTATGTACTACCATTTTTTAATTTAGCAGTATATGATGTACTAAAAGTTCCGTCTACTGCTTGACGAGTTGTTTTGGTGATTTTTATAATTTGTTTGGCTTCTTCTCGAAGCAACTTAAATTTTGAAACTATCTCATTGAATCCTTCTGTATTAGGCACAAAATTGATATTATTAATAGCTTTATCAGTTTTTACAGCCTCTTGTCGAATCTTATTTTCAGATTGAGCAACCGCTTCTAAATTTTTCTTAATTTCTTGAGGTTTCTGATTGCTATTTTTACTTTGAAATGCGTCTTTCCTTTGGTTTGAATTTCCACTTGGAATAGCTGACTTAGCTTGTGGAGTAGGGGAGAGTGCCTTCTGGGCATTTGATAATTCGCGATATTTGCCAATAAGGTCATTAAGTTGTGTGGACAATCCACTTACTTGCTCCCCTAATTTGGTGAATTGGTCTCCATTAACCTGAGAATTATTAAGTGAACCAAGATGGGTTTTTAAATCGTCAACTTCTCCTTTAACTTTTTCAAAACTTTCAGATAATTTCTTGAATTCTTTATTATCAACAAGATTAACATTCTTACCAGAAACCTTTTCTTTACCAACAGAAGAGGACTTCTTCTCTAGCATCTCATATTTCTTTGTAAGTTTAGATATTTCAGTTTCTAACTTACTAATCTGTTTAGTGGCATTTTCTGTGTTAATATCTCCAAACCCCGTGCCAAAAGGTTTCTGAGATGCAATAAGCTTAACAACTTCAAGTAATTTATCTAAACTTTTATAGGTTTCTTCAATACCATCATTCTTAATTTTTATTGTATAATCAGCAGAAGCTAACTGTTTCTGATATTCTTTTAACTTCTTGCCTAAATCTTTGTTAGATAAGTCGAAGTAAATTTCTAACTTATTCTTTTCTAATTCTTTCTGTGCAGTAGAAAGCTGTTTTAAAGCCTGTGTAATTAAATCGTTCTTGTCAATTACAATACTAGCGGTAAAGGCAGCACCTACACCTGCACCCATTCCTGTATCTGGCATATAAACCTCCTTTGTTTATCTTTTTAAATATTTCTTAACAGTTGTTTCCCATTCTTTTTGAAATCCTAACTTCACATAAGAACTCATTGGCATTCCTTGGTTGTAATAAGGGTTGTACCAATGTGAAACACCATCATTCCATGATTGTCCAAAACGATAGTTTGGTCTAGTCCATTCTCTTGGCAAGCCGTGTATACCTTGATTCCATTGCAAATCTAATAAATATTGTGATGGATTTATTCCAGCATTATATCTGTTAGCCCAATCGTAGATTGAAGCTCGATTAAATATATTTGCCATTTCAAACTTTCCCATATTTACATAAGAGGTGAAGTATAAATAAGCTTTACCATCTTTTTGAACTAATTTATGTGTATAATCCAATGTATTCACCATAGTAGTTGACTTGTTAAGAAACCAATCTATGGTGTACTTTTCCCTTATTTCTTTTTGAGCCTTATTTCCAGCAGAAATGTATCTTTTAACATATTTTTCAGTTACTCTATCTGCAAACTTCTTTAATTCCTTATCATTTATTTTTAAACCACTTGCTCGAATTGCCACTTTAATCACCTCCCAATTTTTGCAATAAAATAGGAGAGTGATTATTTCACACTCTCCATAAATAAGTTGTATAATTTAAAAAGTATTACCGTTAAAGATAGAAGACATTAATCCTAAAACCCCAAAGATAAAGTAGTAATGAGCCTCTGTTAACTCAACAGAGACAAAAGGTTGTAATACTTCTATACAGATTTTATCCACAGAAAACCATGAAAGAATAACTCCAGAAATCAACCCAAATATAATACCAGTTATCATTTTTGTTTCTCCTTTGTGAACAAATTATCTAACTCTTTTAAATACCTTCTCAAGACTCTTACCAAGTTTTTCGATTTTAGACTCGTCCATATTTTCTATTTCGTTTGCAATCTTTTCAGCAAATGGCTTTAAAGTAACTCCAATAAGATTTCCAAACCTACTAACCTGATTACTAATAAAGCTATGAGTTTCATAAGCATTTGCAACAGCATCACTTCTCTTAAAATCTATAATTGTTTTGAGTTCATTAATTTCTTCCTTTGGAATTAAACTGGCAATCTGTTCCATGATGCCATTCTGACATAACATATCATATTCTTCGTAGAAGCCTTTTGTTTCAATTTCAAGATTTGTATAGTATTCAATAATTATTCTGTTAAATAACAAATACTGCACAACAGAATCTAACTTAATATTTCCAGTCTTTCTACTCTGAGTGTTTCCATCATTGTCTATGTAATTTTCATGTTCATACACTGACTTATCAATTAAATTCTCCGCTAAAGTAATTTTATTAATAAAAGGAAGATATTCCTTGACCGTTAAATTATTCTGAATAAAATTATTTTTTGCTTCAATAGTTTCAAGCGCATTATATCTATTTACAAATTCCTTAATCTTCATATTTTTCAATCTCCTTTTTATCTTATAATATTGGTGAGAATTTATCACATTCTCCATTATGTATTTCATTTTGAATTCGACCTTCTATAGCTTTTTTTTAAAAGACTACAGTTTAAGATGCATATTCCCATAAATAGCCGCCGCCAGTTTTTAATTTTCCAACAAGATTATCTCCAATTGAATATCTACTAATATTTGTTTGTCTTGCGGCTTCACGGATACTTTCGTATTCTTTAATAAAATTATGTTCCAAATCATATTGTAAAATTTTTCGTTTATATGGTTTTAATTGAATTGGTTCTTTTTGCAGTAATTCTTTTTTGTTTTCCATATATTCTGTATAATACATAAAAATATATCCACCTGTATTACTAGCTTTTTTATCACACACACCTTGAATCTTAGTAATATGTAAGCCAAGTTCGTCTGCTGCGTATTTTATGCAATTATATACTTTGATCAATTCATATTTTTTATTTATTAAAACAATTTTTCTAGCCGAAGGGTTTAATTCACCCATATGGCTTTGACTAATTCGTGATTTCCATTCAGTATTTCTAATTGGAATGTTTACACCATCGCCCCCTAAAGAAATATTGTATCCAAAATTCCTATCTGTTGTTTTATATTGTTTTATTAATTTTATCTCTGTTTCACAGGCTTCTTCTTTTGATAAATTATCTATTAAAATTTTATGTTCAAAACTATCCCACCCATACTTTTTAATTGCATTATAAAATACAGTACATCCAATATAACCATAACCATTTTGCCAACGTTCCTTTGGTTTCTGTTTGGTTATACCAATGTATTTCTTGCTATTAATTTTATTAATATGCATATACACTTTATAATTTTTTATTTCGCTTTCTTTCTGCTCGTTTTTTTTTAACATACTCATAAGTTTGCCATCCTCCATCAATTTTTGAATAGCAAATCCACTTATAATCAACAGTAGGATAGTGATACCAAAATAATTTTCTTTTTAAAATTGCAACACTATCAGGACACCCTTTGGTATCAATAACTTCTTCATGACCGTCTTTATAGACAATAAAAAAATCAGCCACATATTTAATTGGCTGAACAGATTTACCGTCATGTATGAACTTTGGTTGTAACTCATATGGTTTTTGTAATTCATAATTAACCACATCGCCACTCTTCACTTTAGGACAAAGAACATCTCTGTAATATTTCATTTCTAAAATAGAATCAAAAGTTATTCCATCATAAGTTCGTTTGCTAATATCTTTATCCACATTAAATTTTGTTCTTGTCTTCATTTATTCATCCTTTATATCTATAATTTATTCTATTTATTTATCATCTTAATTTTCTATCACACCATTTTTTATAAACTTCTGTTGTGTCTTCCTTTAAGAATACAGCAACTAAAATAATATTGTCTGTATCTTCGTCAATACTGGTATATATATCCGTTGGATATACGCCATTTTTTATATATAATAAGTATTGTTTTGGATTAACTATTCTTACAACTTCATGTATAGAATAATCTCTCGGTTTTAAATTTGTTTTTATCATTCCTTTTTCTCCTTAATTAAATAGCTGACACTCCAACGGCTAAAGCACGTTGGGTTCTTATATGCATTCACTTCCAAATATACTCGAAAGCATATAAGACTAATGAATTTCTATAAGACTTTCACTACCAATCATTCCTTTGAATAAATTAACGATAGTATAAGGCTCGTGTCAAAACCTATTTATATATTCTCTGTTTCAAATTGCAATACTACTTAAATTCTTTTGTCCAGTTAATCTATTAACTTCTAAATTATGAAGTCTATAAAAATTTTCAAATCTTTCATTACATTTATTTGTATCAAAACTCTTTAAATCATTTGCTATATTCATTATTAGAAAAGCAGAATAAATATCTCTTTGAATTTTGATTCCATTAAATTCGTTCCATCTTTGTGATAGAGTTTTCTTTGTATATGTTCCATCGAAATGATTAAACTGACTTGCTTTTGCACTGAATGTATCAATCTCAATAAGTTTTTCACCAAAATATCCTAATTTCCTATTTATAATAGCCAATAGCATACTTGGTGCTTTATTTGCTAAAGACTTGCCAAAACGTTTTTTTCGCTTAAACCTACCTTTATCATTTTTCTCTGTACTCTTTGCACGTCTTTGAAGCCCTGCAAAATTCATTTTTTCAACATACAATTTGTTTCCAAGAGATACAATATAGTTTGCTAAACACTCATGTTGATATTTTCGTATATCTGCTTGCTTTCTATATAACTCTTTTAATTCATTTTGACATTTAATATAATGATTCGATTTATTCCATATAACCTTTTTATTACCTTGCTTCTTAACAGTCCCATCTTCATTATAGTTATCTGGATTAGTAGAACGTCTTGATCTGTCCATTTTCCTAAGAAGTCTTTGTTTCTTATTTTCAATATTCTGAACTCTGTCTGCAAGTTCTAATATTTTTACATCGGATTGACTTGCGATAGCAATAGTTCTAGTTCCAATGTCCAAACCAACATCGCCATCACCGACACAATGCTTTATTTCACCTGTTTCAATGTTTACTTTTACTGGCGGATTTCCTTTAAAGACTACTTGAACATAGAATTTGTATTTATTTCTTACATATTTTCTAACAATTCTGTTATAACAAATATTACATTGCATAGCTTGATACTCATAATAGTTGTCATAATCAATTACAACTGGTATTTTTAAACCATTCCAAATAAGTGTATCATTTATCAGACGAATACCTGTCTTATTTGATTTTCCTTCGAGAGAATTTAATTCTCCATAGCGTTTAAAATAAACCCTTTTACCATTTCCAAAGAACAGTTTGTCGTATGATTTCCATAGTGTCGTTGCTATTTTCTGTGCCGTAAAAGAATCAATATTCTCTTTAAAATGTTTTTGTATTTTCTTTACATCTTCGTGAAATGAATATTCTGACATACCATATTGTTTGCGAATATTATTTATTTGTTTCCAAATTTCTTTATCTGATTTCTTATTTCCTGTCAACGATGACATGAGTTTTCTATATTTTCTTGCCTTAATCATTTCTTTATAACGTTTCTGAGTCACATTAACTAAAGAATTATAAATCATTCTTCCAATTTCAAAACGCTTATTTAAAATATCTTCTTGGTATTTTTCTGTTCTTAAAGGAAATTCAACAATAAAGTTTGCCATAATATTCACCTCACTTTCTAATATAATATTCTCTTTTTTAATATCTCTTCTTTTGATTTTCTACATACTTTTTAATTGTTTCGCTACATACATTACCTGCCGTAGAGACAAAATAACTTCTTGTCCATAAACTAGGCATTTTTGATAGTTCTACAAACTCTTCTCTAAGAATTTTGCTTGTATATCCTTTTATTTGTTTCATAATGTCTGATGGACTTAATGTTGGTAGACAATTTAAGAACATATGAGTGTGGTCTTTATCGCATTCGATTACGATGATTTCAATTTCTAACTCCTTACATTTTATTTCGACCAGTTCTTTAAAGCGTCTTTCTACATTTGATATCAGAAAAATTTTTCGTCTGTATCTTGGACAAAATACAAAATGATAATTTATCAAAGATACTGTTGTGTTTGTATGTCTATAATTATTTTCCATATACACATTATATTACATTATGTGTATGTTGTCAATATTTACATACACAGTGCTGTTCATCCCACACCTAAAGGAGTGGGCTTTCTGCACTATTTAATAGGTAAAAAATAGGGATTACAACATTGAATAGTGGTATGTTATAATCCCTTAATTAAATCACTATTCAACATTACTCTCGGTATTTTCTTCACCTTTTGTAATAATATTTTTACTAACAGACTTAATATCTGTCTTAATTTTTTCTTTCTTAATTACCTGTGATTTTGCCTTCATAATAGAAGCAATAGACTTTTTATAGCTTTCACCAAAATTATCCTTGTTACTTAAATTTAGCTTTTCTAACTCCTTTTTTGCTTCAATATCACTCATAAGTCCATCTTCATATGCGGAAGTAACACTATAAATATCTCTACAATTTTCACTGCAATAAGCAAAATAAAAAGTAGGCTTATTTCTATCTTCTGGATTGCAAAGACAAAATGAATACTCTTTACGGCAAACGCAACACGTTCTTAAATTATTTTTATTCATTATTCCTCCTTCACATATTTTTCTTCATATAAATCTCCGATAACTTTAATGGAAGAGTCTATTAGAGATTTTTTCTTCATATTGTTATATAGTTTCTTGGAAATATAAATGAATTTTTTACCATGATAAAAAGAATTGTTGTTTATATAGTTATACAAATATTTTCCATTAAATTTTGGATCGTCATTTTTAAAATATTCTTCACAATAACGACTTGAGTAAAAATAAACATTTGATGTTTCACAATAAATTGGTTTACTAAATTTATCCTTTCCTCTTTTCTGATTGTTATATGTAAAAATACGATTTTGATAATCACACAATCCATTTTCTGCACCAGTTTTTAAATATTTTCTAATTGTACCTAAAGCCAATCCAAATTTTTTAGATAAATCTGTAATGTTTTTATTAACTTGCCATTCTGTACAAATTTCAGTTATAATAGATTTACTTGCGTATAGATCACATTCATTCCAATCAATATCACTTTCTGCAAACCCAAGAATAGATGGTAATATAGAGTGTAGTATGGAATTTTTGATATATTCCTTATTAGAATTACTACAATCTAATTGGATGTAATATTGTATTCCATTTTCAATTGCGTTGCTGTATTTTAAATCATCATTTTCTTTTTGTTCATTTGCTGTTGTTCGAAAATAATCTACATCTTCGTAATGTTGTTTTCCATGATTCTCTATAATTAAATTTTTCGATGGTATAAAAATATCATATATTTTTCCGTTGCTCCATTCAAAAGATTTTTCAGAAATAAAGTCAATATTCAATTGTATTAACATTTTTCTTATAAATTTATTTGGATAAGATATACCATCGTTACATACTGAACACGAAAATCCATGTTTTACAAGATTATTAACAGACATTTCTTTTTTTGAATTACACAATGGGCATTGACATAGTATTTTCTTATTAGAACCAGAAGTAACATTTTTCGCAATGTCTTTGTTGCTTAAATATTTTAATAATTCTGGATGTTCATCGTACAACGAAGTGTAACCATTAACTAATTTACGACCTCCACACAAAGGACAGCCAACACTCATAGAAGTAATCCTACTTTCTCTTATGTCAAAAATATAATCATCTTTCAAACATTTACATGTATAAAATTTGCATTTGTGGTTTGGCGAATCATAATCTCTAAACCTATTTATTATTTCAATTGAACTATTTTTGGTATTTATAATTTCTCCAATATTATAAACAAAGTCTCTATTCTTAAATGGTAATGGAGTTTCAAAAACTTTTTTTATTATAATATTATTGTTATCATCTCTTTCATAGTTGCAATAATGCGATAATCTACTTAAATTTTGATTTGAATGCGATACATCTTTATAGCCAAGAAATTTTGCAGCGGCAATACTGCTTTTGAATAACATTCCTTCTTTTAGTTGATTCATTTATATCCTCCGTTAGATATTCCGTAACTTAAACAAATGGAAGAGCAGATACGGATTTCTGCTCTTATCAATAAAGTTCATGACTTCTTTATCTATCCATTAAAAATGCATAAACAATAAATATCTACATATTTATTCTCTAAATATGTTTTAGTTATTATGAATATTAAACTTCTTCTTCCTCATCGATAAAGTAGATTTCAACCATATCCTGAGCTGTAGCACATGCATTAGTAAGAATTGAACCCTTATAATCCATAGTCTGTGAATCTCCACCCTGAAGAGCAAGACTTACTTCTGGACTTGGGATAAATGATGGAATATGGACGATACAAGCACGGAAACTATTGACATCACACTTGTCAGCTGCAAGAGCCTTGAAGTATAATTCGTGAGCCTTTGGATACTTGTCACCAGAAATTGTAATCTTAGCACCACTCTTAACATTCTTCTTAAACTTAATAAGATACTGAGTTTCCTCTGGGTCTGTTGGTGGTGTTAACTTGTGGTCAGTTTCTGTATCTACCTTGAATTCTGTAGCAGAAGCAGCTGAACCCTTAGTATACGCCTTTCCGAGAGAGCCATTTGCTGAAAGAGCATTTACAATGAATGAATCATCAACTGCATCTGTAATATCTAATGTTTCACCTGCTTTTACAATCTTAAAGATAGGCATAACAATTGCATTAGAATCAGAAGCAATTTCAGCGCCTGTAGCAGAAATAGCTTCAATTACAGAAAGATTCATAAATGCATTAGTAGCTGTAATCTCGCCATTCTTGCCTGTATACTTTCTGTAGATTAAATTTCCATCCTTATCCTTGATATCTGTAGAATCAGCAGTAATATCAATAGTTGCATTTGTCAACTGTGTAAGTGCATAAAGAGCCTTTGTCTGTGTAGCACCATAACCGAACTGTAAACGGTCAATAATTACGTCACCTAATTTAAATGCCATAATAATTCCTCCTTAATGTTATTTTTTGTATTAAAAAAGAGCGACTACAAATCGCTCAAGTTACTAAAGTTATTTAATTTCCCTCATGAAATTAAATTGTTCTTGTGGAACTTTAGACATATCACACATACCTGAATACATTCCTCCCATTAAAGCACGAGTTGATTCATATATTTGCAATCTTTGTACGGAATCCATAAATTCATAAATTCCAACATCTCTAAGTTCCTGTAATTTGTATTTAAAACCAGGATGATTAATACAAGCAGATATAAGAGGCAGAAGAGAAGAAGTGTTCTGAGCTTCTCTTTGCGCAAAATTCATTCTGTCTTCATCTATCATCCATTGCTTTGTAGTTTTCCCTTTTGCTTTTTCTACTTTTGGGTGGTAATTCAACAACGTTCTAATATACTCAGCTATTTCCATATACTCGGATTCTCTTAAATAAAAATCGTTCTCATGGTCGTATAAGCATAACTTAATTTCTGTTGAACCTTCGTCTTGATATGGTTTCAGCTCCATATATTCAATTTTATAATCTGGAAATAATAATCGAACTGCTGAGTCATCAATAGCAAAGATACTTTTAAGCATATTAAATACTTCAATATCCTTGACTTTGCACCAATCTACTCGCTTTGGTAAATCCCATAGTTTTACACGAATAGTAGTAGAATTGTATAGAAAAGGAGAAAGACCTATGTAAAATTTTGATTCACCCATTGTAAGAATATCACCTATAGTCGGCTGTGTAATTCTAATCCCTTTAACGAAATAATCTTCTTTAAAGTACATTTTAAGTGGGTCAAAATTATATTCTTGTTTGTCTTCTTGTTTCTTTTGTGCCTCAGCTATTACCGCCGCTTGAAGCCCATCTAATATATCAGTATTTTGTTGTGCTATGATATCACCACCTTAACTGATAGTTCACCATCTGGGGTTGTCCTCCATAAGGTGTTTGAACTTTACTATTCAAATCTGTAAGTTGGAACACAAGGGTACGAGTTACATAATTAGTATCTGTTGTGGATTCATAATTTTGTACAAGATGTGTTTGCATACCAAATATATTCGACCATGCAAATCGTTCTCTTAATATGGAAGCAATAAGGTCATGTCTTGGAATACCAGTATTTTTATCCATACGATCATCTCCGTGCGAAAAGATTGTAAAAGTAACCTGTGTTTCTTTTAATCCTGACTGATATCTAACTGTATCTCTAAATCCTACCTGATAACATACATAACACTTAACTGTTGTTTGTGTATCTGGAATAAATAAAAATGGACGTATAAGAGAGTTGCTACCAAAATACCTGTCCCATTCTCCAAGAGGTTCATATTCTTTTGTCTCTTCATTCCATTCCCAATTAATATTTCCATCTTCATCAAATAATTCAGATTCTAATTTTTTATCATTGAGAGCGTATAATAGACATGGGTTTGATAACAAAGCATTCTTAATTTTTTGTTTATATAGAATTACATCATCGTCAGGGGTAGCTCTATATGCTCGAAGTTTATTAAGTAAATCATTTTTAGTTACTAATTTTTCAGCCATATAAACATCTCCTTATTCAATTAGTTCCAATTGCAAGACTTCTGATTCAATAGCTTCATCCTCTATCGTGATTACACACTTAATAGATAAAATCTTATTGAGAACAGAGCTGTCACTAGGAAACTTTACTTTCATCTGATTAAATTCTGTACCATTTCTCCAAGCCACTTTATCTGTCCAATCTTCATCACCTATACTGCAAACCCATGTAAACTCCGCATCCACATATTCAGTTGTAATATCTTCATTTGAATCATTGAATAAATTTACAGTGAGAGATTTATAACTACCACCAACTTTGATTGTGGAAGTTGAAGTTGAGATTTTGGCTGTAATAGAAGATAGAATAGGGGGCGGAGTAGGTGGGTCAGTCGGAATGATTTCAGAACTGAAATAATCAGCCCACATGCCAACAATATTTCCATCAGAATCTTTTTCGATATAATCAGTATGTTCATTCCAATAATTCTGATAAAAAGTAAGAGTTTGAATTCCAAGTGGAGATGCGTTTTCAAGCTTAGTTAATGTCCACACTATTGGGTGTTTAGTATTCGCTGAAATTACCATTCTCATATTTTTGTTATCTTCTTTGGTATACCAAAGATTTTCAGTTATAGGATTAAGTGGCAAGAATGCTTTTGACTGATTATCTGGACGTGTAAAATTGTGGTCACTGTAGACGCCAATAGTATCAGTTGTGTTACTTTATTGATTCGTTAAGTCAATAAAGATAAAATTATAAAAGACGGCAATCTACTTATTAATAATAAGGAGAAGTGGTTTGTGAACCACTATCCCATCTAGTTAACTATTTTTCTATTTATAATTCTATTTTCTCTATGTCTCCATAGAAGGTCAGAGCACATCAACACCATATCATCAAAGAATGACTTAGGTGGTTTCCATTAACTCACTTGAGTCTTTGCTCGTTGAACGTTCCTCTATTCGAGGCTTCGCAGCTGATTATTATTTGTTAATAGCACTTAGCACCAATGTTATATTGGTTTTTATTTCAGCATATGCCATCCAATTACTTTTTTCTGTCTTTCGACAACGTTCACACTTAGGCTTATTTCATCCTTATGTTGTAGTGTAATTGGCATTGTAAACTTCCAGCATAAGAAAACTTTCGACACACTGTTTCCAGTATGAAGCGCATACATTTTACGATTTCTGGCTTCTATTTACACCCCACATTTTTCGCTTATAGATATTATTACCATCTTTTTCAATCCACATAAACTGATAATCAAGCGGCAAAATGAGATATTTTGGAAATTGATTTGCTAATTCTCGTTCACAGATTAACCACTTTCTATAAACTCCTCTATCGTCTGGTAAATCCAGCATCATTCCAATCGGAAATTCAATCCCATACCTTTTGCGGTATTCTGTTTCAAAATAATACAGTTCATCGTCTTCCTCAAACTCAAGTTTTTGGGAAGGTCTGAATTGACAATAGAACTCTGGTTGGTCTTGGTCTAGTGAAGAATATGATTTTACAATCAACTTTACATCAATACGAGTTTTTATTGTATTTTCGTAAGTCATATGGTCTTTTATATCTGGTTGGTCATCGTGCATATAATCATAGATATAACCAACTTTAGATTGTGGGTCGTTCCAAAAAGTTTCCTCCATTATAAAATCAGACTGTTCCTTATAAATCTGACCAATTGTTTTTGCATTATTTGTTTTGGCGTTAGCGACACGCCTTGCAGTCTGTAGACTTGGCATCACTGACACCTCCTTCAAACATCTGCTTTATATATCCGTGAGAATCTAAGATTGCTCTACGAAATTTTTTGTAACTGAAATGGTCACTCTTAAAATTATCCATAGCACCTTGTAAAGTTGCCATAAGAGTTACCATAAGTCCGTTATCATTAAATAAGGTTTTTGTGCCACCTAATTTAAACATAACATTCTCAAAGAAGACGAGAAATGCTTCATCATCTTCAAATATTTTCTCTTCAATTGTCTTGTCCTTATAGAGCAGTAGCTTATGAATGTCACCATGCATTGCACGAACTGCTTCATTGATTTGCTTGTCTGTGAAGTCACCATATATGTATTGCATATTAGGACTCCGTATTAATATAAGAATTATACATATATCCGTAATCACGAATACGTTTATTCAATTCAGTTTTCATGGAATCAAGACGGTCAATCATATTTTTATGATTGTCGAGTAGCTTCTTTTCTTCCTTGCCACCTATCATTACTGATGTGTGCATAATAGAATCAACCTGCGGCTGTAACCACTCAATCGTCATTCCAAGTACAAGAATTCCTACGACAAAATTCATGTCAGCAGTTTTGTCTACTGAATTATTCAGTTCAAAATCCAACTGTTGAATTTCATCATCGAGTGTGAGAGAAGAGAATAATCTACGCACCCTTGGATTAGAGATTACATTGTTTAATCGCTCTGTATAAATTTCAAGCAAATCGTTTTCGTCAAGAGAGAGTTCTTTCGAATCTGAAATTCGTCCTCTTGTTCGTGAAAAAATTGTTTCGTATGGAAGCGTCATTGTGAGCCTCCTTTACTTAACGAATAATTTACTAATCAAATCAAAATCAGAATCAAAAATCTCACCTAAGGTTCTTACCTTTGAAATACTATCAAGATGTCCATTTGCGATTTCACCTGCAACCATCTGACAAAGTACATCCTTTGCACCGATAGGAAGTTTTTCAATTTCCGTTCTCATTCTGCTATTAGGTAAATCTAAAATTTCTAATAAGTCCTCTGCTGTATACATATTGTCATATACTTTTGTAACTGAAGGAAAATCAGCTAACAAATCATCATCTTCAATAATGAATCTAGGCAAGAAAATATGGTCAGAGCCCTTACGAATCAAAGTAACTAAATCTCTGTAGTTAATTTCGCAAGTCTTTCCATAATCCTTAAATTCATATGTATTACCAGATGGACATGTAATATTTAAACCGCCAAAACATACTGAACGACATAAAATAAAGTCAGAATCAGTAAAAGTTTTCTTTGGCTTTTCAGTTGCTTTTGTTTCAACTGTTTCTTCTGTCTTAGTAACAGTTTTCTTTGTATAAGCCATATTTGTTTCCTTTCTTTCCATATAAAATAGGAGAGTATTTTTATACTCTCCTATATAAGTGTTGTATTATATTAGTCCTGAGAAATCTTCCACTGACCAAAGTAACGACCAAGACGAGTAGCAACACCAAGCTCTCTCTGTACTTCGTACTTCATAAGGTCTGCGATGTTGCTATTAGCTTCACCTCTGTCGGTAATTTCATCAATGATTGTCTCACCAACATCGACCATATCAACCATCTTGTTATCACCAGAAGCAAAAATCCAAAGTGTATTATCATCATACATAGTCTTTGTTACATCATTTCTTGCGAATCTCTGAGGAATCTCAACAAGACGATAGCGACCATAGTTACCAAGTCTACCCATAGATGCAACGGCTTCCTTCTGAGAAGCGGCAATCCAGTTTACATTTACAAGATTTTCAAGTTCCTGAAGACCTACCATAGTACCCATAATTACAACTTCTGCATTGTCATTTGCAACAGATACATTCTGAAGTACCTTGTTGAACTTGCCTCTGTTCTGTGTATTTAAAGCACCAGTTTCAACGAAACCTGTCTGTACAGGAAGCTTCTTTGGAGCATTAAGAACTTCTGCAAAGATAAGATCCTGAACCATAACAACGAATGCCTTTGTGATAGCATCAATAAGTTTTGTCCAATCTTCCTGTCCAATTAAATACTTATCAATATCAGCACCAACAGCAGCACCATAAAGGTCAGTCTCAACTGAGTATGTCTCACCTTCTGGTAATCTCTGGAGCATTGTATCATGGTGTCTCTTACCCATTCTTGCTACAGAAAGAATTACTTCCTCATGCTCATTCTTGAATAAGTTCTCATCACCATCATTAAGATTTCTATAGTTTACAAGCTCATTAAACCACTCATTCTCTTTAAGACCTGTAGATACTGTCCAATCTGTTACCTCCTCGATAACATTGAAGAACTGTCTACCGAATTCTTCATATGCACGAATACGTTCTCTCTTCTTGGCATCCTTTGTTAAACCAAAGATCTTGAGAGACATTTCACGAAGTTTGTCCTCGGCATCCTTTTTAGAAATACCCTCATCGAGTTCTCCCTTATATAAATCAAACATAAGGTTCTTAATTTCATCATAAGATGTATTCATATCATTAAACACATTCATTACATGTGTGCTAAAATTCATTCTACTCATTATATTTTATCCTCCTTTCTTATGCGATAGCGACCTTGTGTTTCTGGCTACCAGCTTCGATTGTTACCTTTTTACCTGCTACTGGTGTACCATCAAATGCATCTGCACTAAGTTCGTATACATCTGTTACACCGAGAACAAAACCTCTAACAGTCTTTGTTCTACTTGCACTTGCTTCGTTGAAGAAATTAGAAGTAGCTGTAAACTTAGAATTATAATTTTCTGCAATAGTAGGAACTTCATAAATTAAAATTGCTGGTGCATTAGGATCAATCTTCTTAACTTCTACATACCAGTTTCCATCAGCAGCCTGCTCAAGAATTTCCCCTTCAAAAGTAGTAGGTGCATCAGCGACCTCATACTGATCAAAAGATACATATTTACCTTTTCCACATACAGTACCATTGTCTGTATCTGTCTTAATTACCATGTTTAATGTTCTACCTACACGCTCAGAAAGGACTTTAGTAGGGAAACAAACATGATGCTGTTCAATTGAATAACGTAAAGCCATTATTTTTTCCTCCTTAAAATTTGATAAAAATAAAAAAGACCGCTTTATAAAAGCGACCTAACAAAAAATGATTATTTAATTTTTCTGTTTATTTGTTTTGGAATAATTTTCCATATCTACTTGATTTAACAACTTTAGATGGATTAGCGAATTGCTTCTTAGAAGTTGATTTCTTTTCCTCTGTTGATGAAGAGAAAGTTGAATGTTCTGCAATAAAATCAGAATGGATTACCTTAACCTGTGTTTCAAGTTCAGCAAGAGAATAGTTATCCATATTCTTATAAAGTTCAGCAAAATCTTTATTCACAAAATTTCCTTCTTTATCTTTTGTAGAAATAGATTCGTATCTCTCGTCTGCAAGAATTTTTTCACGCTTTTCATGAAGCTCATTCTTCTCTACAGTTTCCTTAAATGCTTTTAATTCAGCATAATTTGAACGCATATCATCAAGTTCTTTCTGCTCATCAGCAGTAACAAACTCAACATATACTTCAACTCTGTCACCAGTAAGAGAATAGTTGTCTTCCTTAGAATCATAAGTCTGCTTATAATATCTTCCTGACCACCAATCACACATGATTACATAATCATCATAAACAGTGACACCATAATATGTATTATCTGCCTCTGCATATGTAGCGTTTACTAAATCCTGAATAGCATAGATTTTATCCTGTAAAGATACAGCAAACTTTTTAATTTCTCCATCTTTCACAAATGAATATTCGACAGTATTATTAGATACAGAATTATCTACTTTCTTCTTGGCTTCATCATCATCTGATGGAGTAGTAGTTGATTCATCTGTAGTTGAATCCTCCTTGCTATCATCTTTAGTAGATTCAGTTGATTCATCATTAGTTGGTTCTACACCCTCGTCTGTAGAAGGAGTATCTTCCGTTGAAGTATTATCTGTAGTGCCATCAGTAGTATCAGTATCATCAAATGCTTTTACAAATGCTTCAACTAATTCTTCGTCTGACATATTTTCATAATCGAACGTAATATCATCAACTGTCTTTCCATACTTCTGACATAACTCTTCAAATTTATTCATATTGACGTTGTTTCCTCCTTCCTTAGAATTATTTTTATTGTCAAAACAAGCAGTCTCTAATTTTTCAAGTCGTGCTTGTAATTCAACCATTTTTTCGTTAAATTTAATTAGACTGTTATTTTCTTCACTGAAATCTTCGAGCGTAATTTTGCTTCCAAGCATCCCCTCACCAATAGGTGTTCCATCTTTCTCAGCTCCCAAGCAAGTGCATCCTGCAAATTCAAAATCATCTAATTGTAGATATTTTTCTTTTGCATTGTATGAACACTCGTATACAATCAGCTCACAGCTCACCTTTGTTCCATTTTTTTCACGAATGATGTCTGCACAACGAGTATATGATTCTGGAATTGCTACACGAGCAACGACATATGTTTTATCCATATCTTTGTCATATTCGAGATAAGGTTCATCTGATGTAAAAGTACCAACCTGTTTTTCATCATATACAGTTATTTCATTACCATTTTCGTCTGTTTCTATATGGTAATCGTGAGAATGGAAATCCCAAGAACCGTCATCCAATTGATGAATGTTTGCAAGCAGTGGAGAATATTTTAGACTTGGCATTGCAGCCTTCATAGAATCTTCAGATATGTAACTACCATTACGATTAAGTAATGTATGGCAAACACGCACTTTAGCATATAATTTATTATCTTCTGCTTTTTCTATATCAGTAGAAGAAAAATCTTGAATTGCTTGTACATAAAGTGGTTTACCAGATTCCTTTGAAGAAAAATTGTACATTTTCTTATGCTTGCAGAAACTAATTAAATCTTCGATTGTAAAATATTTCTTTTGCATTATTTCCTCCTTTCTGAATTATTAATAAGCACTCAGATAGGAGAGTGCTAAATACTCAGCATATTGCTATACTGAATTTTTCTTTTATCTATATCATCATTTGAAAACTGAATTTTCCCAGAATTCAAAAAGGTATAAATACCATTAGTAACATCAATCTTCTGAAAACCAAGAGAAGATAATTTCTCAGCAGTAGAAGTATCTGTAGTTTTTATAAAATTCTGTTTCATCCTTTTATCTCCTAATTATCATTCTTATTCTGGTCACGAGTTTCACTTCCTTCATCTGAAATCTGTGTATCAGAAACCTCTGGTTTTGTTCCATCAGAGCTATTTGAAACTGTATTAGCAGAAGTAAGAACCTTAAATCTGTTTGGTAAATCAAGAATGTCATTACCTAAGAATGCAAGTGATAATGTATCTAATTCGCTAATACCATTAAGTGCGTTGATAGCAAGAATTTTTGTTGCATCATACTGTAAATCTTTCTGTAATGATTCCTTAAAAGCGTCTTTGGTATATGCTGATACTTCAAAGAATTTCACTTTAGCAGGATTAGAAACTTGATAACCAAGCATACGATTTGTCCAACCTTGAATCTGACCAAGTAACGCTGAAATTGCAAATTCTGTATCAGCACGAGTTGCTGAACGGAATGCTTCTGCACCAGAAATTGTAGAGGAGTTTAGAATTTGTGCCCCACCAGAAGTATTTAATACTTCTTTGGTTGCCTTCTGGACTTTTGTTGTATCTGTGGATTGATCGTCAGAAAATGAAATAGTATCAAGAGGGATAGGAGTAATAGCAGCACCAACATAGTCTGGTAAACTATCAACCATTTTGTTGTAATAATCCACTGCTAAATCAACATCCACAGACCATTCATTAGGATCTTTTGCCCCTGAAATTGTTGGAATAGTAGCAGTAATTAACTTATATATCTGCTGTTCATCTGCAACAGCCTGTACATCAGCAAGATTGAGTAATCCAATCAAATCAATAAATAAACCTGAATAAATAGGAACAACTGTTTCCCATGATTCCATTCTTGATTTGGTACATAAAGCATACTCATCAGGCATAGGTTGCCATTTGTTTTTACTATCTCCACCATAAGCTTTATACATTGAACTTAGTGGTTCTCCAAGAAATTCAAGTATATCTTCAAACTTTTTATAGTTACTCATATCTACACTAAATGAAAAATCACCAGTAAAATATTTTCCTGAAATCCTACAATATTCAGGTGGAATTTTTAAAATAAAGATACCTGTCTCATCAATCCAACAACATCCATAATAGACATCTTCGATGAAATTATTGATAAGCATAGGAAGTAGACTATTTTGCAAATCCATTCTGTCTAATACTTGCAATGTTTCATAATAATCTTTAAGGATTGATTCTTTATCATTGTCACCAGTTGGATCATAAGCTGGAACTACATATCTGGAATTCAAATCAAACATTGTCGCATTGTACATGATTAATCTGAAATAAACTTGAGAACGATAGAAGAGATAACGAGATAATCCACGAAGTTCACTTTCATAACTATCAATGTTCTGTAAATATCTGATTACATCTTCTTTATTATAAGAACTGATAGTAGTCTGACGAACAGTTTTCGTTACGTCTCGAATCTGTTTAAATGCTTGTTTTGCTTCAGCAAAATTTTTCTTTTGCTGTTCATACTTTTCCATAAACTGTTTACGCTCTGCGGCAGTAGGCTGTTTTTTAGATGTAGTTGTCGTTTTAGGAGATGTTTCTGACATCTCTTTCTTTGGTCGTGCCATTTTTGATGTGAACACCTCCTTTTCTATAAGATTTTTATTTATATTTGGATTTGAATTATTTTGATTTTAGATGAATTTAGATTGACTTTCTTCTAAATGAAGAATTGTGAGATGGTTGACGAATTGGGAGACGGTTAATGAGAGATTGCGAACTTTCATGAGGTCTTCTCTGTCTTACTTGATCTTGACTTCTTAATGTAAATAAGGCGTGTCCCATTAAAGCGAGACAGTATGATCTATCATCATGAAGAATGTTCTCAAAACCAGGAGCAAGGTCATATCTAATATTTCCATTAGAAGATTTATACTTGTACATGTGAGTTAATTCTTCCTTCATAGCATCAAGCTGTTTAAGACCAATCTCTTCTTCAAGAGATAATTTATAATTCTTTTCGACAACTTCACCATTTTCTTCTTCAAGCATAGTAAGATTTCCATGATAATCATACTCGGCAGTAAAACTAATCAAATCCTGATCAATCATTTCACATAACTGCGAATACATAATTGCCTTATATTTAGATGGTTCACGCATACGAATAATATCAATAGCGTCTGGATATCTTTTTACATATGGAACAGCATAATCATAATTCGCATCAATCAATCCATGATGTTCATAATCTTTTTCACCTTTATGCTTTGCTTCATAGAAATTATCAAAAAGTAAATCGCATATCTGCGTGGCTCCACCACCAGAACCAGCATCAATGTATACACCATGAATGTTTTTATAATCAGGAACGCCATATCCGTTATATCTAACTATGATATCTTGAAGCATCGTTACCTGTTCAGGGGTAGTAAGTGGTTTTTGTGTTTCTTTATCAATCAAGTTGATGCCATTTACAACATCTAGTAACCAACCACGTTTATCATCTCTATGTAATTTACCGACAAGTACAAAGCTGTTATCTCTTTTTTTGGCAGGATCAAAGCAGATGACCATAAGAGAATTATCATCATTGATAAGCATTGGTGGTCTAACGACACTATTTCTAAGTACCTGCGATTTCTTAACCGCAATATCATCACCAAGGTCTGAGTCAAATTTATTCATATACTCACGAGTAGCTTTAGTAGGATTCATTTTCATTTCTGAATCAATCTTTGCTTGTGTTAGTAATGGAACAGGGTAAACTTTTCCATTATAAGTAGCATGAAGAATTACTTCGCAATCTATATCTGCACAGAAATAATTCTTATCACCTGCCATAGAGTGCATCGCAGCTTCTTTATATCTTTTATAGAAAACATCATCCATCGAACCTGCTGAACTTGCACATACAACTTGATTTGGGAAATTTGGTGGAAGTAATGTTACATCAACATCACCACCAAGAGCGAAGTCACTGTTCTGAGTGACGAATGGAAGAGTAGCAGCGAACATATCTTCAGATACATACGATGCCTCATCATAGAAATTAAGTCGGCTTCTTCGACCACGAGATCCATCAAAATTTGAGTTGACCGTAGCCAAGCTCGATCCTGAATAAAGTTTAAAGGAGTAAGATGCTGGATCGTGCCGAAAGCCCTCACTGTTTGAACTTTTAACAAGTTCGTTTAGAAACACATCTGTCAAGCCAGTAAAAGAAGCGATTTCTTTCTTAGCGATAGATTCGATCTTCTTCATCATACCTATACTTTGTGAGCCTGTGCTTGATAAAATATATCCTTCAAATTTGGGCAGTAACATTGTTTTAGCCATCAAGAAGGGACTACCTAGAGTTGTCTTACCAGCATTACGACTCATACACCAAACAACATTTGGCGTAATCCATGACATCATAAATACATATTTCTGATAGTCAAGAAATTCGATTCCGAAGAACCTTTCACAGAATTTTACTGGGTTTCTGCGTCCCCACTGAATTATTTCAGAGAATTTTTTTAAACCCTCTAATTTTAATTCAGACATATCGTAATAAGTAGGTTTTTTGAAAAAAGTAAAATTCTTTGGAGTAAATTCTTTTATAGAATCACCCATTAGGGCAATTTTATCATCAGCCATCTTCGATTACTTGCCCTTTCTCATCTATAAGACCTTTTTCAAATAAGAAATCTTTAAGGTCTTTATTTTCCTTTTTCAATAACCTACTAAATTCAACTGCATTATCTCTTTCTTTTTGAAGATTAAATAACAATCCTTTTTGATGAATAACTTCTTTTTCCCAATCATTTTCATCGGGATTTAACTGTTTTAATTGGTTCTGATGATTCCTTGTCATAATATCTTCAATTGCCATATTAGTTTCATAATCGAATGTATTTACCTCAGAACCATCTAAATCCATTTCTTGTAATTCTTTTATGATGCCAGTAAGAGTACCAGCACCTTTACTTTTTCTATTGTTATTATTCTCAGATATTCCGTTATCCTTTGCTAATGCAAGGGCAGAGGATATCATCTTTTGTTTTGTCTCAGCTAGAGACTTGATAGTTGATATAACACCTGGATTACTACCAAGCTGTTTCTTATATTGCGAAATAGTATCATTGATTGTTTTTACATCTTTGAAACTCTGGACAATCTCAATTACAGCTTCAAGTTTCAATCCATCATCTTTTACAGATTCATCAAAATATCCAACAAGTTTAGAATATAGAATAGGTTGTTCTGAAATTGGCTCATTCTCAAAAGGATCATAACCTAAAAATCTTAGAACTGTTCGTTTGTTCTTTTTATACATTTCAATAACATCTTCAGATAATTCGTCTTCTTTATTCTCTTGTGTAACTTCTTCATCTTTATAAACTATTTTCTCCTTGAACATGTCGGAATCCATGTATCCCATACCAACATAATTTTTCATACTAATATTTTTAATGTATGAAGTCCAGACGTTTTCCTTACCTTTGCCTGTAACCATATTTTCAGATTCTTGAATACTTGCATTCCATACAGTTTCGAGAAAAGGTTTGTTAAGATAATATAATGTTTTCTGTATACTCTCTTTTGTTGGTTCATGTTCCTCACCTCGTTCGTCAACTCGTAAAGCAATTTTACGAGCACAATCACGGCAAATTCTTGAAAAACTTTTCCCACCAAGTAAAGGATCTGTATCATAATAAAATTTTGTTTCTATATCCTTATGCTTATTACACATAGGACAGTGAGCAGTACCTGCATATTTATCAAGTTTATACTGTAATTCTTCAACTTTTTCTCTAGCTTCAGCAGCCGTTAATTTAACTGGCTGCGTAGTGTTTTTTCTTGTAGCCAATTAACAGCCACCTCCTTTTATTCCAACATAAAAAGAGAAGTAAGCAAAAAATTTAACTCACTTCTCCATAATTTTCCTTATATTCTTCATAATACATCCAATGCAATAGTTGACCATTTGAGGATTTTCCTGCAATATGTGTTTTGCTTCTACAAGCATTTGATATATTATTTACACCTGTTTCACGAATTGCATCAGCAATTTTGTCATAGACCTTTAAAGTATCTAAACAAATGACTTCTGTATGATATCCGACAACAGTATAATTGCATAAACCAAGACTATTTCCCATTTTTAAATATTTGCTTATTGTTCCATAATCTTTTTTGTATTTTCTTGCTAAATCCATAATACTAATTTTATTGTTATATTCATTCCAAATTTCTTTTATGTAGTTTGGAATTGTATGATAAAAACAATAATTCCAATCAATATCACTTAAATCAAAATATCCGTTAAGTTCACTTTGTAAAATGTGTTCTTTAATATAATTAATATCTGATACATAACAATCAATTCTAATAACTTTTATATTGTGCTCATATGCCAGCTTATCTTTTTCGTAATCAATAATCTGTGAAATCTTTAGAGTTTGATTACTCAAATTATTATATTCATAGTGAAATCGTCCATCCATTTCAATAATAATGTTCTTGTCCTTTATATAAAAATCGTAAATACCATATTTGTTTTTCCCTTTTACTTTAAATTTACACCAGTCAAATTTCTTTTCATCTTCAAATGGTATGTTTAAATAGGACAACAAATTATACATTATTTTATTTGGAAAACTTCTATTTTCTGAACAGCATTTACAATTAAAGCCTCTTGTTTTTACTTTGTGTATGGATAATGGTTTTGAAATTGAACCACAATTATTACATTTAAAACATACTTTCTTACTTGTCCCTTGTGTATATCTATACCCATCTTCTGGATCGGCTAACAAGCTTGCCAGTTCAGGATTAGTTGTCCACATATCATTAATTCCACGAACAATAGTATCTGTTCCACCGTTACATATAGGACATCCTCTATTTGCATGTATAATAGAGCCTGGTTCTGCTTTCCACTCATAATTACAAACAAGACATTTGTGTAATATTTTTGTGTCGCTATTTATATATTTTTCTAACGGAATTACATTTGGATTTTGCACTTTTAGAATCTGTTTATATTTATCATCTGATATTCGACAAAGCTTTGAACATTTTGGACATGTTGCATGAGTTTTTCTTGAATTTAATAAATTGTCTGGTGTAGTTTCCCATTCATACCCACAAGCTTTATGTCTTATTTTTATAGGAAATTTCTTTTTTATATATTCACCTAAAACATCATATTCGTTTGGATATTTTAAATTTAACTGTTTTATAAACCACTCGGTATCTTTTGTCTTCTTCAATGACACTAAAGTTGATCTACAATCCTTATGTGTACTTCCATTTAACAAACTGCCAACGTTACCCATAAATATATTGCCACATATTAAACATCTGCATTCAACAGGTGTTTCTCTATCTGTATATGTGCCGATTACTTCAACATTTTTATTGATTTCTTTCATTTTCTTTTTAAATGTATAGTCATTCATATAATGTCCATTGCATACAGAACATCCATACCTTAATATGTTTGATGGAGTAGCAGACCAACAATATTTATCAATTGTACATTCACAATCTATTTTTGTTGATGTATTAATATATTTTCCACGAATCTGTATTTGTGGATATTTTTCATGTACTTCTTTTTCAAATTGTTCCTGTGTTTTCTTTTTTGCCATAATTATTTCACTCACTTTCTCACCCACTTTTATTAACAAGATGGAAGAGTGGTGTGAGTGATTACCACATAACACGAAGTAGCTACTCAACGTGTCTTCCATCCATAATCCAACTACCTGCAATCGAAACAGTAACAATCCTCTCATAGTTGGCTATATATTTATTCTCTTTTACACAATTTACACTTGACTAATTCGACAGATTGCGATAAAATATGTCAAACTTATAAAAGGAGATGATATAATGGTTGAAGTTAAAAACATCAACGGAACATCAAAAGATAGATATTCAAATCCTAAAGGTTGCTCCTCTTGGATAACATATTGGGAAAATAAATCTTTACTCCCATTCCCAACATATTGTCAATGTGAGGAATGCTATAATCGTGCAAAAGTAGGAGCACATGTTAGAAAAACACATGGAGATAACAAATGGTATATAGTTCCACTTTGTTACGAATGTAATAAGAAAACCGAGCCATTTTTTGTAGACGAGAATTACTTAGTAGAGGTTAATGATTGATGTTGAAAAGAGGACATATTATTGTTCTCTTTTTATTTTTCAATGTGAACGCACTCTAAAGGATTCGAACCTTTGTCTTCGGGTTTGGAGACCGCCGTTCTCCCGCTGAACTAAGAATGTCTATAAATATAATTAAATTAATACATAATTACCCAATAAAATAAAACCATTTACTAAATATTTGGGAAAATGTTTGCAAAACACTATATATAGTGATATAATGACATATGCAAATACAAAAACATAAGTAATAAAAAAGAAAAGAGGGACATCTATGATAATTTCTAAAAGTTTTTTAAATAGTGTTGCAATAGACAATCATATCCTCAATGAGGCAAATCAAAATAGAATTTTATATGAAAATAGGGCATTAAATGAAGATCAAAATTATGATATATTTTTGTCTCATAGATATTTAGATAAAGTACAAGTATTAGCATTGGTTCATCTGTTTAATAGAGAAGGATTTTCTGTATATGTTGATTGGTTAACAGACGGGCAATTAGATAGAAGTAATGTCGATGAACAAACTGCTGATTTACTGAGAAAAAGAATGAAATCGTCAAAATGTTTGGCATATTTAACAACACAAAACATAGCTAATTCTAAATGGTGTCCTTGGGAACTTGGTTATTTTGATGGATTAAAAAATTCTAAATGTTGTATACTCCCAGTCATGGACTATGCAACCGATTTCGAAGGACAAGAATACCTTGGACTATATCCGTATTTAGAATATGTGGATCACACAAGCTACGGAATAAGAAGTGGATTTTACATTTGTGATAAAAACCATTCCCGTTTTATTAAATTAAAAGATTGGTTTAATAATTTTTAAAACGGGCATATTAAAACATTAATATAATTTTTATTAAAGTTAGAAAAAAGGGGGGGCAGATTTATGTCTGATACAAAACATAAGTGTTTTATTTCTTTTAAAACTGAAAATACATCTTATAAAAACTACATACAATATAACCTTAACGTTGACATGATTGATAAATCATTAAATGAACCTATTAATTCAGATGATGAAGATTATATTATGAGAAAAATCCGTGAGGATTATCTTTCTGATTCAACAGTAACAATCTGCTTAATTGGAAAACATAGTGCAGAAAACGACCCAAATGAGAACCAAACTTATATAAAGCGTGAATTACAAGCATCTCTGTACAATGGAGCAAACAATACAAGAAATGGTATTCTCGGAGTAGTTTTGCCTGAAATGATTGACTCTATTTATAAAGGAAAGTATACTTGTCCCACATGTGGAGAAAGTCATAATGCCATTGTAATTAATAACGACACCGTAATACGTGAGTTTAATTATAATTATTATATTCCAAAACTAAACAACACTTGTCACTGGACAGAAGATGAAAGATATTGTGTCTTAGTTCGATGGGATGACTTTTGTAAATCTCCAGAAACATACATAGAAAAAGCATTTCAAAAACGAAATTCTTCAATTGCAAACAAAGTTAAAGTATATCCAGATTAAGGAGTAGCCATATTGAAAGAAAATGATATAAATGATACAAAAGAACATTATATTCGAAAGATATTTGAACCTTTTTTGAAAAACTCTGCTTCATATGAAAAAGATTATATAGAAAAAAGATTAATTGAACAAATTATATGGTATGATGAGAGTGCAATTAAAAAGCAAAAAAGATATAAACAGCTATCAATTATCTCAATTGTTTTATCTGGGATTATTCCTATTGTATCAATATTTTCTAAATACAAATACGGGACGATTGCAATAATTATAATCTCAACATTAAGCGCTTTATCTTCTATCTTATTATCTATTATTAATTTATGTGAATATCATAAATTATGGGTAGAATACCGTTCTGCATGTGAAATATTAAAAAGTACATTGTATAAATATTTTACGAAAACAGACGAATTTCAATCTTTAAATGATTATGCACGACTAAATCTTCTGATTTCATTGTGTGAAGAATACATGACGAAAGAGTTTAAAATTTGGTCACAGTTGCCCCATATACATAAAAAAGAACAGTAGTTTTACTGTTCTTTTATTTCTTCATATATTTCCTCAAAAATATCTGGTTTACAAGGATATTGTTCTCCACGAGTTCCTGTTATAATATAATCACCAGGAGAAGCTTTTAAATCGCCTTCTAATGTATGAATTATCATTTCTTTATCAGTTTTATATGCTTCTATTATTACTGGCTTTTTCATATATTTTTTCTTTTCCATTATATTCACCTCTCCATTTAAATATATGTATAATTATAGAGTATTATTCCTCATTGTCAACGGCTTTATCCACAGTTACGCCAATAGTATAAGATACATCAGAAATAACCCTAATATTCTCAAAGCCAATTGTTTTATCTAATTCCGCAATTTTATCCTGTAGCTCGTTAACATCTTCTGTTTCGAATTCTGTGAATGTTACAGTAGAGCCAGTTACAGAAGTAGTTCCGTATACTTCCCAAAGATTCTTTAATTTTACATCTGTATTTTTAATTAATAATTTATAAGTCATAATTTTATTCCTTTCTTTTTAACAAATAGAATAGGGCAACGGCAAGTGATGAACTTGCACATCTAAGAGCGGTATGCATCCCGCAAATAGACTTTGGCTTCAGGTTCGTTGCATAATATTTCCATCTCACTATTACCTTATTTATGGATGGTCGAAGTGTTTCAACTTCACTCGCTGAGTCGTGTACTAGGTCACTTTTCGAAGCTCTCAACTAATTCTCTCCTAGCCAGATACCGATATCACCTAAGTCGGAAGGAACATTCGTCTTGAATGCTAGTCACCTATCTTCTTGATAAGCAGTCAAAATAGCCTTTATTTTACGTTGCTGCTATTTTCCACAACAAAATTTCACTCAAACAAAAAGACCGCTATAAAATAGCGATCATTTTTATTTTAATTATTCAAATAGTTAAGATATATTGTATCAAATTTAAAGATTATCCACGATATCCAATAGTTCAAAATCTGATTCTTCAATAAAAGATATTAGTTCATTAAACTTATCAGGCTTCATTGCTCCGATTATATTATAATCAATTTTATCTTTTGAAAAATAATACAACTGGTCTGCCTTCACAAATCCATCTTTCTCATTATGAGGATTTGTATATGTATCATTGCTAGAAATAGGGAAATTGCCAGAATATGATAATTTCCTATTTTTCTGAGTTTCTCCTTTAAAGGAAGATAACATATTTGCAACAAAATCATAAGGAATGCCCTGAATTACACCATTTTCATCATCAATAACAACGAATGAATGTCGTAAAATTTCTTTATTTTCATGTTTGAATTCATTTATAACAATAATATCACCTAGTTGACACATAATTTATTCCCTTTTTATCTATTTGTACTTTTGCTGTTCCATTGTAAACATCTTCAATAAATTGCATAGGAGTTACTTGAGATAAAGCTTCTTCTGTAGAGATTGTTCTGTGTGGTCTATTGTTAAGTTTTAATTTGTTGAGTTTTTTATATTCTTCTCTCATATTAACACCCCCTATAAAATTTGTGTGAAGTATGCCTTTTCTATATATTATATTATCACATTTAGGAACATTTGACAAGCAAATTTTTAAAGTTCAGATAATGACTTCTGTTCAACTTTCTTGATTCCGCCATCGGCAAAATATTTCTCAAATTGTTCATCTGCATCTATATCTTTGTAAACAGATACCATGTCAAGTGAAGACCATCCGATAAGCATCTGAATTACATCATCTGGTAAACCACTACGAGAACATGCTGTGGTAAAGAAATGACGCAAGCTATGAAAATAAAAGTCTACACCAAGAATGTTTCCAAATGTATCAGCCCAACTATCAAGAGTTTTGGCTTCTATTGGTTCATCTATATATTCTCCATTAACTTTCTTAGGAAATAACCATTCAGACTCAATTCCGTTTTCCTTTCGATAATTTATCCACAAGTCTAAATATGGTTTAAAAGGCTTGGAAAGCACATATAATGTAAGCATTTTTCCACGACTCCCTCTGCCTTTTGTTCGCACTTGTTCAGGAGTTTTATATAATGAACCATAAATAATATTCTCATCATCAAAATAAGATACTTTAAACCTAGGTAACTCGCTCTTACGTCTGCCACTATTCATTGCGAGGGAAAGCATACAAGCCTTGTCATATTTCTTTTTATCCACAAGAATATTAAGTAATTCCTCCAATTGTTCATCTTCAAGAACCGTTTTTGTAAATACCTTTTCGTTTACAGGATTCTCAATTTTTCTTATAATCGGTCTAAAATTTTCAAATTCATCATCTAACATATTCTCAACATAATTGGAGAGCGATGAAAGAGTAGATTTTACTCTACGCATTCTTGCAGGACTCCATTTATATTCTGTAAGACAATAGCTCTGATATTTAGAAATATCTCTTTTTGATAAATCTATAAAGAATTTGTTATCACAATGCTGTAAAAGATATACCCAAAATATTTTCAAATCGTTTGCATAGGCATTAATTGTATTAGGAGATCTATCTACAGAACGAAGATAATCTAAGAAATCATTGCCTAATTCAATATTCTTTTTATTGCACTGTGCTAATAATTCATCTGTTACGATATTGTTATGTTGTACCTTTCTTCCCAATACAATCACTTCCTTCCAATATAAAAAGAAGTGAAATAGCAATAAACACTAAATCACTTCTTTGTCATTTATTCAATATTAATCTGATTTTTCTTTACAAGCAACTTTCTAATATATTCCAATCCTTTACGAGTGGCATAACTAACAGGTCTATAATTACCATCGGTACAAGGAGTTTCTTTTACTTTAAATAATCCCTGTTCCATAAATCTCTGATATGGAATATTTATATTTCCCTTGTAAAACATCACATCGTTGTTTCTGAGAAATAAATATAGTCTCTTTAATCCAATATCAAGTTCTTTAGCAACAGTGTTCATTGGTAGAAGACCTTCTGTACTCATAAGCGTGTCATAAAATTCTTTTAACTCAGTATTTTCAGCTTTTAATTTTTCATTATTATCATGCAACTCACGAATAACAAGAATTTTTGTCTCTTCGCTTAAATCAGGAAGATAATTATTTACAAATTCTTCTTCTCTATCTGTTTCTACATAACCACCTGTTTTGTTAACCATTGGAAGAACTTCATTTACAACCCATTTTCTAAATGGTTTGCACTTTTCTGTATGTGCTTCAAACATAAAATCATATAACTGATTCTCTGTTAAAAATGGTTGTCCATCGTGGACAACTGGCGTAATTACAGCATTCTTGACAGTTTTATCAATTCTTTCTGTTCTTGCATACTGCTTTCCTTTAGCAGTTTTTACATATCCAAGTGCCATGCCAGTTGAATAAAGTTCAAACATTGGAACTCCATCAATAATCTCAATAGTTACATCAGTTACTTCAAATTTCTTTAAAATTTTGTTTTCTTTTTTCATTTTAAATTTCTCCTTTTCTAAAAAATATCTTCTAGTAAAAGGAGAGGGCAGGTAATTATCCTGCAAGTCTCTCCGCTAATTAGTGCGATAGGAGTATACCCTATACATGCGTCTCACTAACGAAGGTAGAGATAGGAGAGTATTAACCATCCTATGAACTCTTTATCGGATTATCCATCCGACCTCATTTATACATTCTCTGTTTATTTCGCTATAAACATTGAACATTATTACATCAGTTTGGAATCGAACCAAAAATCAAATTCAAACAATTTTGTGTTACCATTACACTACTGATGCGCTTTTCTTTTGTCTTAAACCAGTTTTGTATGCGTGAATAAGATTTTCACTATATGTACACCATTCCAGATTGTGAACATAATTATTAGTTTTATTCCCATCTATATGGTTTACACATTTCTTATTCTCTACATTTTCTATGAAAGCCATTGCAACTAATCGATGGACATCTACAGTCTTCCTCTTACCATGGTCATATAAATTAGCCGTAAGATATTTTGTGTGCTTGTTAAATTTAAGAGATAAAATATTTTCACCTCTTGCAAAACTTTTTACTCGTCCATAATTACTAATCTGATATCTACCTTCATATCCTGCAATGTCTTTCCAGATTTCACCCTTAATCTCAAGAATTTTTTAAACCTTCTTTCAATATATTGAATCTCACACTGCTAAAGCAGTATGATTCTTGGGAACCCTTTTGCCGAGAATATTTTCTAAGCTATCCCAATTGTTTTCATTTTTATATTCTCTGTTTATTTCACATTTGAACATCGAAATTAACGACTCAAACAAGACTCGAACTTGTATCTTTTTCGTCAGTGGCTTTCACACTGGTGTCTGCGGTTTTACCTTGAATGCTTTACCATTAAGCTATTAAGCCATAATAAAAGAGTGCGCAGTATTTACCACGCACTCCCATATTTAAAAATCAAATCTTAACTTTTCGATTAAATCTTCAACATCTAAACCATTGCTATTGTAATAAGAATAAGAAGAATGTCCATTATCTGTATGTTTTGTTATTGCAAAGCCACAAATATTGCCATCTTCGTCTTTTAAGATTTCTGCCGCTTGATTATGTGCTTCACAACAATCGCAACAACCACAACAAGCATCATCGTCTTCTTCTTCAATATTTACCTCATAAGCATCATCTGTGTCAACAGTCTGAATTACCTTTGAGCTACAATTATCTAAAATAAAGACCTTAGAAGCACCACAGTTATCATAATAGATACCTTCTTTATTTCTAGCTAAACTCAACCAGAGTTCGTTGTCATAAATCATTAATACATATTCACCATTGTAGCCGTCAAAATCTACAGGATGGAATGTATCAATGGACATACATTCATAACCATATCTGATTAACTCTGCAAAGATTTCTCTCATTTCGTCATATTTTGCAATAACTGTTACATCATTTAATGGGTCTTCTTTTGCAATGTCATGTATTGTATCTACAATATATTCACAAAAATCTTCTACACATGAGAATTTTAATGTTTCCAAATAACTCACTCTCCTAAATTAGATATTCTTAGCACTCTTATTCATCTTGAATGTGATTTCTGAGTGAGCTTCTGTATGCCATGGCTTTTCAACTCCACCAAGCTTAGAAACACCACTCTTTTCTGGAACATTCTTTACAGAAAACGCACCAAGTCTACCAAACGGAATCTTTTCTTCCTTATTAGCTATAAGATTTTCTACAATCATTGTTTCAAATGTAGAGAGAAAAGCTTCTGTTTCCTTCTGATTGAACTTCTTATTAATTTCTAAACCTGCAAAAACATCGTTTACTCTTTCTGTGTATTCCCTTATTAATTCTAGTTTTGTCATAATTTTTTAATTCCTTTCATTCTTAATAATTTTTATTTTTTTGTTTACAAAAATAGAGAGTAGCTGCCAATCGGTCAACTCTCTCATAACTTTTACAATTTTTTGTTCTAAAACACGGTTAATCGTGAACCAATATAAGTAACATAAGTTATTTTCGTTTATTAACGCCAGTCGAGTTCTGGTCTAGTTAAATTTCACATCATACAGACAATCTAATCCATCCTTTGTAACAACAGAAATGGTTTGGGATGGCTTAGTATGTAATCGTAAATCTAATGCATAATTATCTGTTCCTGATAGTGTTCCACTTTCTATTACTTTAGTATTGTATACGGTCGTTAATCCATTTTTATGTCTATGACCGAGGTATACTAAAGATGGGCGAATCCCAAAAAGGAGTGTAAATTTTTGTACAACATTATTAGGAGAATCTTTATCTCCATGTGAACTCATAACAATATTATTTCTTACAGTGAACATAGCGATAGATTCCTCTATTTCGTTTTTATAAAATTTAATATTGTCAAAATTCTGTAATTTTGCCTCCAAAAATGGAATAGCAAGATGGTCGATGTTTTCTCCTTTTAAAGAATCTTCTTTTTTAGGAGAAATACGAGAATGGTTGCCTGGACAGATATATACATTTACTGTATTAAAATGATAGCTTAATTCAGCTAAGAATTGAGAAATATAATTCGTAACACTCAAAAACTGTTCGATTAAATTTTGATTATTCTCAATTCTTAATTCATTATGAATAATCCCTGAAACTAATTCAGATAAAATTACATAGACATTTTCTGAACCATGTCTTGATTGAACCTCAAAAATCTTGTCAAGATACTGATTAAATCTATCTTTTAATACATTTTCGTCAAATTTATTAAAATAATTATCAATTTCAATTCCAGCGTGAATATCTGTACATGAGATAATTAAATCATTGTCTGTTTTTAAAACGCCAGTAAATTGTTTTGATTCGTCATATAAAAGAGGGGAACTCTGATATTCTAAAATATTTCTAATTACCTGCTCTTTATAACTTTCTTTTCTAGCTTCTTCTCGAATTACACGATTTAATTCATTTCTTTCATCACGAACTTTCACTCGTTCTTTCTGTAATTCACGCTTCTGATTTTCAAGTTCTTTAAGATATTTGTCATCGTGAGATGAATCATTCTGACTTTCTTTCCACTTATAATATTCTGACACAAATACAGAACCTACAAGAGGTGGCTGTGAACCTTTACGAATCGTATCAGGATTAAATTCAAGACCATATCTGGCGCAAATTTCCGACCAGTCATCGTCAGAAATATGCTGTACCTTATTTGAACAATCTTGTAACAATTGCTCATACCTGTCTGTAGTTAATTCATACTTTTTTAATTCTTCTTCAATATTAAACAGTTAATAACACTCCCTTAATCATTAGTGGCAGGAATTTCATCGTCCTGTTTAATTGTAAGAGAAATACCTTCAACTTTATCCCAGTCTTCAAGTAACTGTCTTAAATTGTAAGTCTTACAATCGTCCTTATTGTATTCTGTAATCGTCATGTCATTTAAGTCTATCGTAGCGTTCTTAAATGTAGTGCTTTTACTTAACTTTGCCATTTAAATCTTCCTTTCATTCCATTTGTAATTATGCAAATTTTGAATAGCTAATAATATTTTCTCTGTACTTATTAAGAGCTTTCATTGCCTTCTTGTCTTCAACTAAGAAATAATGCTTATATCTAGTATAAGTATGGTTAATAAAATAACCAAAACCCTTGTCTCTAAGATACTTTGCTTCTTCTTTGCTAATATTAATTATAAAAATTCCTTCTTTCGTTTTTATTATGTCACTTAAATGACATTAAGCGCTATATGGGAATCGAACCCGTACCCTCAGTTTGGAAGACTGATGTTCTACCATTAAACCAATAACGCAAAAAAGAGTAGGGGATACCTACTCTTCAAATAAGAGAATATATGAGGTAACATTATGAACTTTTAAGTCATTTATTTTTTTCACAATTATGCAAATATCTGACTTTTTTTCTAAAATCATCTGTAAACACTGATGACATAAATATAGAGTAATCTGAATTCGTATTTAATCTATTTGTAACGGATTGTTCGGATGGTATATACCTTGAAGTTACTTTTAGTCCAGGAAATAATTTTAACTCTACAAAATTATCACTATCACTAAATTTATCCTTTACCACATCTCCTAAAGTATTTATGATTTTACAAATATCCTTTAGTGAACAACCTGTTCTTAAATTTATTTCTTCTATAACATCTTTTTGATTATAATATTTTTTCTCTTGTATTATAGTCACTCCTTTGATATAATTAACATAAATTAAACAATACGAAAATGGAATAGGGTAGTCATCTTAAATTAAAATAGATAATAAATATACTTATGTCTTTTTCATACCGCTGAACGGCAATGTGTGTTTTTAAATAATAGATAGATAACTTACCCCTTCCTATGTAACTTAAAAATAGCGCCACAGTAGGTGGTGTAATTAAGCCTCAAACGCCGAATTTTACATTAAAAATGCAAAAAATTAATGAAGATGATAATTATTCTTTATAATAAATCATCTTATTTTTGATCTTATAACCAATATTAAACAACTTAATATCATCTCCATCTTCTTCTAATTGAAGAATTTCTTGAGCAGATTCTATAATTGCTTTATTAAAACTCTTATTCCCACATAAATATAATACTTCCAATAGGATATTCTTTACTTGAGAATTTTCTTTGTCTTCCAAAGAAGAAAGAAGTCTATATAAAGTAGAAAACCCAATAGTTTCACTCTCAATTTCCGAAATAAGGTCTTCTCTTAGCTTATTTGCTCTTTCATTTTTATCTTCTTTACTATCATTTTCAGAACCATAAATACTTTTACGTTCATTTATAAATTTCTTCAATATACTATAAATTTTATTTATCTGCTTTTGATTTACACCAGATGTTCTAAATAATGAGTTATCCAATATAGATACAAATGGCAACCAATCTTTTTTATAAGGATTTTTAATTTTAAATCCATTAACTATAGTTTGCAAGTAGTCCATTGAAGTATGATATTTAACATAATCCTTTTTAATTGGATTGTAATAGCCTTTTTGTTTAGCGATATGAGAAAAGAAATGTGGCATTCTTTTCTTTCCTTTAACTGATTTTCCGTCTTCCGTATCTTCATATTCACATAAAACTTTATCATATTTCTGGCGAAGCCTATCAAGTTCCTTACTGTTATTGATTACAAACTCTTTCTTTGCCTTGTCTATTTCGATACCGCTCATTACATCTAATTGACAAATATCATAGTATAATTCTTTAATATCATCATATGTAGCCCCATAATACATTCTTTCCCACAATAATGAGTTCAACTCTTGAGATAAATTTATGATTTCACCAATTTTGTTATCAGCAGTTTTAATATCAAGGTCGGCTTGCTGTTCAGGCGTATAATATCTTTTTACCTTTGTAGAACTAACAAAAGAGGTTGGGGTTTTAAATAAGTGATAATTCCTTTTGGCAGCACGAATAAGCGTTTCATTGTCTGTAAGCATTACCGTATCTGAATCAAAATCTGCACCACTTAATCTTTGCAATACATTTTCTCCAATGGAATTAATACATACAATTTCATTAGTAAGATTAAAATAACAGTCTATCAATTTGTTTTCTGTATTATATGGTAACCAAACATTACCCATCGTAACATGAGGAGACCTACTTGCTAAGAGGGTTTTATTATACTCAAAGCGTGTACTATGTATATTTCCTGCTCCTATTTGACTATTCCCATCAAATTTACCAATAGATTGTTTGAGCATTTCTATTGGATTGCCTAATAATGTAGAATAGTTACCGTTTACATAAACATGCCCGTTTTTGAGATTCTTATAATAAGAACGAAGTAAATCAATAAGAAATTCTTGATAATACTTTGTTTTTGTAAAATTATCATTTATACACATCAAATTATATACTACATCATTTTTTCTACTCATTGGTGAATTCAAAGGATTCATTTCGTCAATATCAGGATATTTAATATAATGACGAACAACTTCTGGTCTATCTCTTAACATTTGAGCAAAAGCAAGTGAATCTTCTAAAAACTCTCTTACTTCATCTTTCGACATTTGAAGAGTATTGATCAATTGATAGTGAGTCTGTACCAATCGTCCACCAAAGAAATGAGTTTTCTTGTCATGTTTTACAACCCCAAAATTAGGATATAAATTTTCTAACCATTCTTCCCATGTTCCAAACTTTAAATATTTAATACTACTTGGCGTTGTAATTAATTTTATATCTTCAATTTTTGTCGCTATCGTCTTTCCATTAAGCTGAGATATGCTTGTTATGTTATTATCTTTAAACCATTGTTGTATATTACAATTAAAACAACAAGACTTAAACATTAGATTTCTCAATAGAAGCATTCCATAATTTTTATAATCTCCAAACAAAGATATATCTAAAAGAGATTGCCCATCCCAAATAACATTTTCAATATCACATCTTTTTTCTGTGGTTTTTAAGTACCCATCTTCATCGTGTGTCTCAATTACATCTTCCTGAAACATGCTTGTATAATCATCAATTAACAAAATGTTTTCTGGCTTAATAGGTAATATATCAATAATACTGCTAGAGGGAAGGGCTATATATCCTTCATATGCTGCCAAATCTATCTCTTGTCCTAACTCTGGAATAATCTTTCCAGAACTAAACTTCAAAAGTGGTTCAAATAAATCCTCATTGATAAACCAACATTTTCCCACTCTTGCTGAACCAGTAGACCTTTTAAGACGGCAATATTTAATACCATCACAATAAAATCCGTTTTCGTACAATTCCTTTCTAAGCTGAGAATTGTTTTTTATAATCTTAAAATCACCTTTTTTTGAGTATTGCATTTGAACTTCTTTAACAATGGTTTTATCTTTCTTGTCTTTTATTTGAATTTCTTTATTACAAAACGGTTTTGGTAAAGTCTCTATGTTATTTACTTTTTCATTTATCTGAACTCCAACTATTTCTCCGTTTTCATTTTTTGCAACACAATCTTCAAATAACAAATCTCTGTAATTATATCCAAATTTAACAAAAGTATTTTTGTTCATTTGATTCCATTCTTTAACAGAATATTTAAAAGTAAGATTGATTATATGAACAGAATATCTATTCTTTTTAACTTTAAAAATAATATCATTTCTTCTATACTTCTTTGTATAAATATCTAACAACTCTATTAAATCTAGGCTATCATCATAAGAATTAATGAACTTTCGTAGATTGTAATCTCCGTTTTTTAGCTTTAAACTATATTCTTTTAATTCGCTGTAGTTACAATGTGATGCCAAATATATATCTTTTGCATCTATAGAAGGAATATAAAACTTATTACTTATCACTTTTATTCCTTCTTTCTTTCTTGATTTTTGTGACAGCCTGTAATCTTTGATTAAAGTTAATATCTGCCATAATCCTATCTGCTATTGATGTAGAATTACGCATTCTGTTATAATTAGTAGTAAAATCATCTTCAGAAATACATCCACCAAATCTACAATTGTAATCTTCTTCCTGTGTTAAATAAACTCTCTTATATTTTTCTCTCAATGTTTTCTTTCTCCTTTTTAAATAATTTTCTTATATCGCATCATCCTTTCCGAAATAATGTGACTTTTTATATTCTTTATATGTTTTTAATATAAGTGTTGAAAAATCAAAGCAAATATAATATAATAAAATTGGCATAAATTTTATGCTAAAACAATAATATAATAGGGGAAGTCATCACCCCATAAAAAAGAGATATTTTGAGCCTAACAGTAAAGTTTAAGGCTTTTCATCTTTTATGATGGAAGTTTAAATGCTTTTTTATTCTGTTCTTTATTTGTTGCTCTTTTAATTCTCTTTATATTATTGTTTTATAATCTTTTTTCTTTGTAGGCGACTAGCTATTATAGGTTAGTCGCCTATACTTACATTCTCTTTTTAATTATTCTCTGTTACATCTATACCAATATCTATATAATCAATTAATGAATTATAATTTTGTTTGCAAGTATCTAAACTACCATTCTCATCTAAATTTCGAATGTATTTACTAATCCCAATTTTACTTGGAACACCATTTGGAAGTTTAAGTCGATAACCAGCATAATCCCATATAATATCCATAATCTCAATATCTTCTTTCCTTATGTACAGATATAATTTATAGTATTCGTCATCTGGTACATCTTTATAATGCTTGTACATACATACAATTTGGAAGTTGCCTGAAATGTTTACTGATATTGCGCTTCCTAAATCTTTATATTTTTCGTTCTTCATACTTTTATTCTCCTTTTATAACACTTCTCACTTTATAGAATAAAGCAAGAAGTATCGTTTATTATCTGATTTTATTATCCTTTTACATCAACAAATGTCGAATGGATTGATTTCGCCATTGTTAGTTGCTTTTAAATACTGTGTCAATGCACGACATTTTTCAGAACTAAGCAAGCCGTTATCTCTTTTCTCAATTAAGCTATTCAAACAATATTTAATATACCAAGCGGTAGGAATCCAGTAGGTTACAAAATCTTTCGCTTGAGAATACATGCTATTATCCTGTTCATAATTCTCCATGCTTAAATCAAACCAACTGTCCAATTCAAATTTAGAAGCAATATCTGCATAAATCTTCTTGAACAAGAATGAACTAAACAAAACATATTCATAGTTAGTAGACTCATTATTGAAAAGATTCCAAACTCTTGATTTACATATCTTCTTAAAGTTCTTCTTTCTCTTTGAATGAAAAGGCGAGCAGATAACATTTGTGTTCTTCTCTAATTTTTCAACCTTTGTTAATGTTTTCTCTTGTTCTTGCTCCATAATCTTAATCTTTTCATCACGCTTTTTGTTGATATTAATGTTATAACTTAAAAGCTTCTTCATTTCATCAGACCAATTATCAATCTTATCAATGACATCCATTAAATTCTCTACACACACATCACTAGAACCAAGTTCTTCTATACAACGCTTGAATTTAATTGGTGCAAGTTCTGTTTCTAACAATTCCTGCAATCTTACAGTTAAACCAGCTAATTCAGTGGCAGAATCAATTTGACGACCTAAATCATTTTTCTGCTTTGTAAGAAATTCAATCTTAGACTTCAATTTATTGTACTTATCAGCTTCCTCTTGATTGAGTTTAACTTTTCGCTCCAATATATTCTTCTCTGTTTTTAATTCAGAAAGCTGTGTCTGTAATTCCTTTACTTTTGGATTATCATTTTCCAACTGTTTAATCCTATCTATGTATTGCTGAACTTGTTTCTGTGTTATTTTTTGCGTAGTATCCATTGATTTGATTAATTCTTCTTGCTCATCATTAGATAATGAAGCAATTAAGTCAGATGCAATTGTTTTTGAAATTATACCACTATCAAGAAGTTGTTTTATTGGCTCTGGAAGATTACGTTCTATAGATAAAACACGCTTTAAATTAGATTTTGACATACCCAGCTGTTTAGCTATTTGGTCTAGTGTAAGCTTAGAACTCTTCTTTCTACCATTGCCCATTTCTCCGTTCTTATATCCACATAGCTTTACATATTCAACTGCAACCTTTCGCTGTTTTGATTCATCATTCTTACTTCTACCAAAATTAGCAGCAAGAAGAACTTTTAATTTCTTATTCTCATCAATTAAATCTTCTCTGATTCTAATAGGAATCATCTTAATTCCAAGTTCTTTCGCAGCTTTATAACGTTGATGACCTGATATAATGGTCATATCTGGTGCTACAATAATTTCTGATATAATACCTTCTTCTTTAATAGAGTTCTTAAATTCCTCATACTGTTTACCAGATATATCATCAAAAAATTCAGTGTTACGTGGATGTATTTTTAATACATCAATAGATACATTAGTTATTTCTTTACTCATTTTAGGTCTTTCCTTTCTTTAATAATTTAAGATGAAGACACATATTAAGTGCTTCATTATTATATTCTCCATCTAATCTTTAACAATTGCGTGCTTTTGTATTGGCAAGTTGTCAAAGTTTATTTGGTTGTATATGTAGTTATTCTCTTTTTATGTTTAAGTAATAAACTTATTTAGAATTATCTTTAATCCATTGTTTTAAAAGTTCTCTCATTCTTATACTTGGAATATAAACCCATATTTCTTTCCCATCACGAATAGCTGAACGCCATATAAACTGAAGCATTTCTGAGAGTGCATAGCCGTTTTCGTCAACTGATATATTATTCACTTTAAAAAAACTTTTAATGAATGGGTTTAAATATCTGTTAATTGTATATGCAACTGAAGTTCTGTTTCTATATTCATTCGTTGCTCTTGCATTACACGAAAGAAATCCTTTTGTATATCCTTTTCCTTTAAGTATCTCTTTATACTCTTTAAACGTTGTCCAGATATTGTCCTCTGCTTTATTCTCTCTTATGTTATGGAAATAGTTGTACAAATTATTTTTTAGAACTTTCATAGAGGCGTTATTTTTATTCCTGTTATACCAAGAATAGGAAAGGTCAGTTTCTCTATCTCCAATCATATTTAATTTTTCAACTTCACAAATGTGAATTAACTTATTGTAATCGTAAGAATTATACTTTATCTCACTATCATAAGGGATTAGGCGATATGCTTCTAAAGATTGACCTTGTACAGACCAATAAGTATATTGAATTCCATAATAGTCATAATAATATTTCTGCATTTGCATATTAAAGCAATATGTTAGAATATAAATATTTCTAAATGAGTTAAACGTCTCTACTGGAAATAACCACACCATTAGGTTGTCTCCATAACAAACTAGACTTCCTAATTCACATAATCTTTTCTCATTATCAAATTTACCTTGATAATCAGAGTAGTCTTCTTTCCATATAAGTTGTTTTGTTTCAGGATTTATATCTACATATGTATTTTTTAAAATTTCAAAGTCTTGTTTACTTAAATTGTATTCTTCAATTACATTTGCTACTTCATCCATAATAAGTGTGTAATTTTTTGCTCTACATAAATCTATTAATTCATTATCAAATCTTTGAAACAAAGCATGAGTTGATACAATGTTATCACCTTTATCTATTAATCTCTTTAAGTCGTTTAATTTACTAGCCTTTCCGTTGTCTTTTAAAAATGTTGGAGTTTTAAAATTCTTCTTATTACAATATTTTCTATATCTTGTTATTTCATCAAGAAATGGTGTGATTACTAAGAATTTTTCATCTTCATCTGAACTATTAATATGATTGATTATGGCACTTGTTTTACCAGCACCCATAATTGCATCAACAATATTAACTTTACAATCAAATTTCATATTTTCGTTTCTTCCTTTCGTTCATTAGTTTTGTTAATAATTTAGCTGTTATTTATATATTCTCTATTAAAGGTTGTAATATTCAATCAATTGATGTTTGGTTTAAATAAAAATTTTAACTCCTTTTTTCTAAAAAAAGTGTTTACATATTTTACCTATAAAATAAGGAAAAAATAATGATTAGTTATAAAATAGGGTAAAATCATTTATACATCAAAAAGAGTTAAAATTAAAATAAAAGCCTTATAAATAAAGGGTTTTAAGAGATTTTGCTTAAAGAGAACTATATAAAAAGTTGTAAGAATAATATAAATATATTTGTGGACTGCTTTAGCAGGACACAAGGGCGTTCATTGCGTGCAATGAATGACCAATAGTGCCACTGGCAATAAAATTATTGTATTCTCTATGCTTTATTCTCTGTTTATATCTTCATTTCTATTACAACTATATTTAACTTCTTTATTAATCATTAATCTCATGTTTGACAGTACAACTAATAAATTACAGCTATCTTGATAAAATATATTTCTCTTTTTATACATTGAATTTATTTATACATTTGATTTTGTAGTGGTTAAATATCAATGATTCTATGTCTATAATCTTTATTTCTCTCTTTGAGAAAGATGTTATATATAATTTTGTTTTTATTTTCTTAGAGTAAATCATATATACATTCTCTTTTTTATATTGGCTATATTGAAGTTCTATGTTTATAATGGTGTTTTATAGTAAATTATTTTATCTATAGTGTATATTCTCTATTTACTTTCACTATTGTTAATCTATACTGGATAAATATTTCTTCTTTTATACCGAAGCTTGTAATATAGGCAATAAAAAAAAGACAGTGAAAAATCAACTGTCTTTTACTTAATTAATCTTATTTTGTTTTATATTTTAATCTTCTTTTATATTTTCAGCTATTAACCAATTAGATTCTGGCTTTGCTATTAATCTTGCATCCATATAAGCCATTTCCATAGATAAACATGTTGTAGCCTGATAGTATCCATTTTTCTTCAAATCCAATACTAATGCCACATCAGGTTTATCATCTCTCCCAAAACATAAAGGAACTAATAATTGTATTTTATTTTGATAATAATGAGGAACTGCTAATTTATAATTTGCTATTACTTTTTGGATAGCAGTATCTATAACTCCTTTTAATACATCTAAAGGTCTTTCGCTATTTTTAATAGAATCAGGCAATCTTTGGGATGTATTTAAGTCATCAAGAATGTGTTTATAATTTTTATTTACTTCTAAATGCCAATTAAACACTAATCTTGAAGGGTCAGAAAAGAAATCTGCTCTTTGTGGAAAATCCTTAATTACATCTAATGCTCCTAATTCATATTTATCCTTGAATCCTTTAAAGAACCATTTTTCAGCATTTTCATCATTATTTTTATTTAGTTCACCATAAGCATAAATTGGTTCATAATAGCAAGAAAATAATCCAGTATCAAAAACACAATAATCTTCTGTTTCTATAACTTTACCTTCATCTTGAAGCTTGTTAAAAGTGTATTTTAAATAATTCTTTAAAATATAATTATCTTCATTATTATCAAAACTCCATTTTTCGGGTAGGGCTTTTCCAGCAAGTTCTTTGATTTTTGCATTATAGTCTCCCCAATCCATATAATCATAAATATCCATATTAATCCTCTCCTTAGTATATATTTTCTTTATTATATCATATTTTTTTGATTTATTAAAGATGATAGATTCTTTTATACTAAAAAAATTAATATCAAAAATGTTATAAGGAATTTCTTTGTATGATTGAATTTCATTAAGGGGAAATTCTTTACTTGTCCGAATGTAAGCTTCTTTCTCACTAGATGCAAAACAAAGTCTAAGATAATTAAAATTTTTAGATTTATTGGTTGATATAGGTACTAAATAAGCATTCATTATACTCTCTCCTTTAATATAAAATAATTTTATTACACTTATATATTCTCTATTTATAATTGGTTTATATAAGAAGTTTTGTCTATCCCAAAATTCTTTCTTTTATTATTCGCTTTGCTCATAATTTCAGAAAGACCGTCCCTTATCAAAGGGACTATTTTTTATAGAGATTTATTTAATAGGAAATAGAAGAGTATAGAAATGTAATATTAAAATCTAAGAAAAAATCTATAGTTATTAATTGAGATTAATTTATTTTTCTTTAAAAATATTAAGAAAATTTCTTTAAATTTCTTTAAAATATTTTAAAAAATATATAGGTTTTAGTATAGCAATATGTAATAAAAGTATTGAATTTATTATAATTAACAGTATTTAATGTGGAAATAACTGGATATAATTGGATATATCAAAGAAAATTATTTGATGCTTTCTTCTAAAATTTTTTTGAAGTGGTTTTGACATAAAAGTGTTATCGTTCTGATTACTATTTTATTTTATTATTTGATGATTTAGTGTATTAATTTTGAATTGGTAATTATTTATTTTTATGAATTTTTAGTATTGAAAAGACTGATTTTCAAGGGCTTGAACGATAAGGTGTACGATAAATGGTTTGAAAGTAAAAAGTGCGAATTTTGCTAGTAAAATAGGGGATTTGAGAGGTTATTTTTGTAGAGGAAAATTGGTAAATTTTTGAGTTGGTGTGTGGATGAAATAGCTTATACCTAGAAGTGATTTTGATACTAAAATTCTAGTTTTTGCCACCCCCTTTATTTCCCCAGAATGACTGTAAAACAATATTTTACATTATATCCTAGCAAGTTGATATGATATAAAGGAATTAAAAAATAACCAGTAATTTTTCTATGGTTATTACTGGTAAATAAGGTAAAAATATTTTTATCGAATTTTTAATAAAAAATATTAAAAAGTAGTTGACAAAATAAAAAAGATATTGTATAATAATAACTGTCTTAAAGATATAAGACCAAAATAAAAAAAACTTTTTAAGATTTTTTCTTAAAAAGTTGTTGACAGATTGGAAAATATCTGTTATAATAGTTAATGTAAATAAGAAAAGTGTTCGCTAGACACTCTAAATCTTCGCGAACACTCAAAAATTGAATATTGTAAAAAGCTAGACTGACGCACTAGCTAACTACGGCTAGTAGTATATCATTTTTTTATATTTTTGTCAAGTGCGTTGTTTATCTTAAAATGTCAGACTTATACAATTCAAAATTTTTCTTTTTACAAATTACATATTTTGTTTTTTCTAGTTTTTCTTGAAAAACTAGCGAACTTTGAAAATAAGTGCATATTTTGTTTATTCTGTTTGGAAAGTATTCTGTAGAGAAAAAATCTAAACAACAAAAAATGGGTTCTTCTGTATAGGAGAACTAACGAATAAACATTGTGTGACAATATTGTATAAACAAAAAAAAGACAATACAAGTATTGTACTTGTGTTGCACAATGTTTTTGCATTTTTTCAAGGTCGAATTGTATCTAGTTATTAAAAAAATTTTAAAAAATAAAAAAAGGTGGTATATGTATGACTGAAACAAAAACAACTACAAAAACTACAACTGAAAAAACAACAATACTTACAACTCTTGATTTTAAGTTATTTGAAATCGGCGAAAAAAAGGTTGGTTTAAACAATCTTAAAAATCAATACGAAGCTGAGTTCAAAACAGCCGTTGAGGGCTTATTTGCTCTTGAACTTGCTTTAAAAATCAGCGATGTTAAAAATAACATTACTAATGAAAAAAGCAAGAACGGCACTGACAAGGAAAGGTTGCAAGAGTTTGAGGAGGACTTAAAACTTCTTGAAGAACTTCAAGATAAATATATTGGAAGTTATAAAAACTTCCAAAACGCTGACGGCGTAACTAAAATGTTAGCTTGGAGCTACAAGCCTTTAAAGGCTGTCAGCTTCAAGGGGGCTACTGAGTTAGTCCAAAGTTGCTATAGCTATTATAGCAATAACAACAAAACAATTGAAGAAACTAAAAACATCAAGAATGACATAATGGCGTTTGTTAATGAAAGGTTAGGAGACGATTCTAACTTTAGATTAACAAACATCGGCACTAGCACCCTTGATTATATCTTAAATGTAGCATTTATAAAAAGCGGCACATTTAACGCCAAAGGTGTCAGAAATTATGAAACACTTACTAATAAGCAAGTGTTGAATAGTAAAAATAAATTAGTTCGTCAGATTATTTTGTCAACAATCGGCGAACGCGTCGGCTACTCTAAAAAGGATAGAGTACAAAAAGTTGATAGCAACCTTTATGAAATCTAATCTATTAAGTAAGGGACTATTTATAGTCCCTTTTTTAGTGCAATAAATTGTAACTAATAGTATTAATAATATTTTAACTAATAGAGGTATTTGGATATGAAAAAATTTAATATTGTAAAGAAACAATTCAATTTGTATAACCATACATTTGCACAAAATGCTTGCTATGGTGCATTTAACCTGGTGCATAATAACATCAATCAAGCTAGCGTTTGGTTGATTGATGATTACACAACTAATAATATCAAAGTGCTTATTGGTAATAAATGGGTAACACTCAACCTACACAATAAGTGTGTGGCTGGTTACTACAACTATTTCATCAAGCCACTAATTAATAAAAATGACCTAAAGGGTCGTTGCATAGTAAAATATTCACACAGTGAATATAGCACTATGCAATCAAACGATACCCTTACAAGGCGTAAAAAGGTTAAATCAATCACACCTAACCACAAAACCATCGATGAGGGCTTTATAATTTAAAACTATAACACCTATGGACTACTTTTTAGTAGTCCTTTTTTATTACCTATTAGTTAATTATTTAAAAAATTGGAGGTGCTTTAAATGGTAACTTGCTTAGGATTACCAGTAACCGTTATAACATCAGATACTACACCAGACAGCCTATTACTAGCGTGTGCAAAACACGCCATAAAATATGGCTTGCATAAGTTATTACCTGAAGATATTTTCTTCGAAGTCAACGGCAAACCGTTAATACACCTAGAATGGGTTGGGCGTATTTCAAACGGAAAAATTGGTTGCGTCTTTACGGCTGGTACAAGTACCCATCACGATGTAAAAATGGTTGAATTGAATTAATTTTGTTATAATTTACGCACTATATGTATTATTTATTTATACAACTATAGTGCACATTTTTATATAAAGTCCAATGAAAGGAGGTGGGCTAGAAGTGTACGGCTATATAAAGATTGAAAAGTGCGTATTAGATATGATGCCAGCTGAAAAGCACATCATTATTTTTGAAACGCACGAACTAGCACTTGAATACGCGAAAAATAATCTTGTGCTAGAAGTAGGTACAGCAAAAATCAATAGTGATGGTATGATTGTACCTGATAAAGAAACACCGTTAGAAGATGACGAATAGTCGAAACTAGGCATAAAGCCTAGTCTATACAAGTTGGCTACTTGTTTACTGATGATGACAAGCCAAAAAATAACGCTACTTGCAAGCGTATAAAAATATGCAAGGGGTAGAATTACCTATAAGGAGGCTATTATGTCAATTAAAAAATTTGTCATAATTTATTGTGACATTGATAACAACAATATAGATGAAATGCTTTTAAATGGTATCAAAAAAGCTTTTAAGGCTGATTATGATGCCATTTATGAAGTGTATACAACTATGAAAAACCATAACTTGAATACACTTTCTTTTTTATTGTTATGCTTAGAAGAAAAAGGTGTAATAATGTAAGAGGGTTTGCGTCATAAAAAAACGAATACTAGGAGGATACCAATGAATAAAATATCTTTAAACGATTTAAATGCTGAAGGAATAACAATAATACTTCAGAGAGCTTCTAAAGGTGATGGTATAAATTTAAAATATCAATGCAAAAATTGCACTGTATCTATTTTTGCCGACCAGTTAATAGTGGGCGAAGGGAGGATAGATATAGCTTTGCGTTCTGTAGATGATGAAGAATGGATTCCAACAGAACACGAAAAACACCCAATTATTCCTAGACTACCAATAGAATATTTTAACAACTTTATTCAACAAATAAAAGAGTCGAACAGAAAAGAACTGTTGAAAGTTTGGGAAGCCTGGGAAACAGGAGATTGGATTACAGACTTTTAATTTACATTTTGACACTATTTTAAAACTGTGTTAAAATAATAGAAAAACATATTGAAAGGATGTGGTCTAATTGGCAACAAAAAATGTAAACATAAGCCTAGAAGAAACGCTTTTTGAAGAATTCAAAGACTGTTGTAAAAACAGTTATGGTTTACCTCTATCTATCATTACAGAAGGTCTAATGAAGGACTTTTGTGATGGTGAATACGATGTAATCATCAACAAAAAAGGCGTATCATTACGCCGTCACACAGAAGATGAAGATGATGAAAAGGCAAATTAATTTTTGCCTTATGGTGGGAGTGTTGGAAACCTTCTCGTGGTTCTCGCCGTAAGTACCTTTACATAAAGGGAAACTAATATCCATACATAATAAACGCAACCCAAATGCGTATAAAAATATTTGGGGTGAGGACTCTCACATAAGGAGGCAATTATGCTTAAATTAAAGGAAATGACAGACTTTGAAACTGCCAAATATTACGGTTTTACCCTCAAAGAGGGCTTTTGGTACGGTGTCAATACTGAAACAGGTAATCCCATCGCCACAAGCACTTGGGAGTGCAATGGATGCGTCAGTATCTATGAACTTCAAGACGGAAAATGGGAAATGGATTGGTACAATATTGAAGAGACGAACTTTGATATTGAAAACATTCCAACTCCTAATAAGGAAGGCAAACTATCATTTGCTGAATGGTTAGACGAAGAATATGGAATTACCATAGATGAATGGTCTAGCTATGGAGAAATTCAGGCTGAACAGATTGAGGATGAATATGATTACTATTATTATGAACTTCCAAAGTTTGTTCAAAAATACTTACAAAAATAATAGGAGGAGGGATTATATGTTATCTACAACCCCAAAAGAATTAATAGCTAAATATAAGGATGATAATCCTGGACTTTATTGTTTTTTATTTGATCTTTATTTTTATATGGAGGAAGATGAAACAATTAACATTATTCCAGATAATATATTATTATCAATAGGCAATTCATCGTTAAATTTGTCTCAGAAAATGGCAATCGGGACTTTTATATCCGATTGGATATTAGATGAAGATGAAAGCAAATTTGATAGAATGATATCCATAGAAGAATTAAATTTCATTTACAAATATTGCTCTTATGTATGGGCGAAAGAATATCACCCAAATTACGCCTGCCATTCTGAATGCGAATGGATAGGTACTGGTTATGATTTATCTGATGTTGTGGAAATAATATACCTGAATTGGAACAATCCAGAACAAATGGAAAATATTAAAAAGCTATTGGAAAATAAGGCTACAGCTGAAGAAATTTATAAAGCTTATCATAAATAAGAGAAACAGTAACTAATAACAGTCATCAAACGGTGGCTGTTATTTTTATGCAAAAAAAGCGAAACGGAGGTATGCTTTATGAAAGCGAAAAAACTTTTAACAACTGCAATTTTAACATTAACAACTGTACTAGGTGTATCATTAACACCTACAGACGCAACGCCTACAATTACAACGGAAACAGCTATTCATTACGAACACGCAAAAATTAAATCAATTGCGTGTATAAACAATAAACCAGCTATTCATTTTGTAGATAGCAAGGGAAATGAGTATATTTACAACGACTCATTCTACCTTACAGCTGATAACTGGGATGAAGTAATTGTAGAACTTGTATTAGACAATAACAATAATATTATTGATTGGTACTATTGGAACTAAAAAACGAAATTAAAATTAAGGAGGAAAATACTATGAAAAGAATAATTAATGGAAAAATGTATAATACAGAAACAGCTAAATTAATAGCTAAAAATGAAACAACAACAAACCATTCAGACTTTGGCTATTATTGTAAAGAAGTATACAAAAAGAGAACTGGCGAATACTTCTTGTATGAATATGGTTTTGTTTATGCTTGTGGTTATACTTGGGAAGAAAAAATTATTCCATTAGAAGTACAGCAGGTAAAGGAACTTTTAGCAGAAATGGACGAAGTAGATGCTTATAACAACGAATTTGGTGTAGAAGAATAGAGGAGGTAACGACAATGAAACATTTATACATAAATAAAAAAGAGAAATTAATTTTAGCAATCATTTTTATGGTTGCTTTTTTATTGCCTTATGGCGTTGGCACAAGAATAACATTTATGATAATAGCACTATTAATATTAAGTGCTGTAAAGATTGCAATAGATGTATATAAATCTATTGTACACAGTCAAAAACACTTTGAAGCGATGCAACGCAAAAGAGAAGCTGCAAACAGAGAAAAGATTATTGAAATGTGTAATTACATATACAATAACTTATAAAAATAAAATCTGGAGGTAATAATATGAAAATAAAAAGAGAATTAAAGCAACTAATTAACAATCTAAACGATGAAGTATATTTTACTACAGACCCACCTGTATTTGACAATGGTGACGATAGTTATTGGGACTGTAAATATTTCATTGTGTGGGTAGTTGTAAAAAATATCTTGTATGCAACTAAAAGTCAAAATGAAATGATTGACTTGTTAAGTGAAATTGTAGATGAACAAAATGGTGAGATTGGAATTGGAGCTGGTTACATTTTTCATATGTTTGAAGATGTTACAGCCTGATGAAAACAACATTTCAAAGAAAGGAAGTTTGAATATGGAAATAATAATAAACAAAATTAAACAGGAAATGCAGAAAGAAATAAAATTATATAAAACCGATGCTGAATATAAGGCATATTTAAATGGTTTAAATTTTGCATTAGATGTAATTAAAGACACATCGTATGTAACAGCACCATCAACTTGGGAAATAATGTTCTCAGATTGTAGAACAATACAGGTACAAGCAGGAGAAATTGTATCTTGTATTAATGAACTTCTTAGATTGGGAGAACCTGTTGAAGAAGTTGTTAAATTTGAATGTTTACCCGAACAATAAAGAATTGTATGAGTATTTAGAAAGGCAAAGGTGATAATATGAAAAAATATTTAGTAATCTGTTATGCGGTTCACGAAAAGGAAATTGCAAGCCATGATATATTCGATAATGAGGATGATGCTTATGCATTTCTCGAAAAGGATGCACAAAACACTTATGAAGAAGAAGTGAATAATGCAGATGACGGAGATAAAGATTTAATTGATTTAACAATTAGTGATGACGGTACAGCATATCTTTCATCCTACGATGGAGAATATGAATGGACTTGGGAAGTTGTCGAAGTAAAATGGGGGTTGTATTATGCAGATTAAATACGTGTTTCATTTAGAAGAAAGGAAGGCAAATATGGAAAGATATGATATAGAAGAATTGGTGTTGGGACTTGCTGATATTGTGATGGAAAATAGATATTTAAGGCAGGAGAATACCAGATTGAGGGAGGTTGAAAAGGAGTATCATCAATCTATTATAGACAGATATAGAGAAAGTGAACAGGCAAGTTTAAATATGTTTAAAGCTGCATGTGTCGGAATCACACAAGGTAAAAATGATATGGAACTTGCAAGAGATTTGGTTGAATATTTATAGCAGACTAAATTCGCATTTCATTACAAAGAATTAAGTCGAAACCGCCTTATTACAGGCGGTCTATGCAAGATAGTAACTTGCATACTGATGATGACAAACTAAATTTGAATGGAGGATGATATTATGGCAAATATTATGGCACAGTTAGAGGCGTTAAGTAATAAAGATTGGCAGAATTTATTTTCTGCTATAGAGGAAGATTCACAGAGACGGGTTGCAAATCTGAAAGAAGATTTGCAGTATAGATACATTGGAGAGATTGATTGTCCAACAGAAATGTATCAAGATTTCGCAACTGTAAAAGATGTAGAGGGAAAGGGAAAGATAAATTGGTTTGTTTGCTCTGATGGTTCATTTTTTACTTGTGATGACGCAACTGTTGATGCTCTTTATGATAGTGGCAGAGTGGTTGATTATGAATTTCCATTTGAAATAGAAAGAATGGAAAAGTATGAACAGCTTTCAAAGGATGAAAGAATTTCTTTTCGAGTAGCCCTACAAGGAATTTCAGAAGCAGAAGCAAAAGAAATTGTATGTTGGGAACTAGGTATTCCTGCCTATGATAATGTATATGTATTTGAAATTTCAGAAACTTATGTTGATAGCTCAACTAAGGAAGAAGAGATTAAAACATATACAAGGAATATAGAAGCTGATAATGAAGCAAATGCAAAGGAGAAACTTAATTCTGAATTATTCAAAATTGGATCTGTTGTTAGTAGTGGAAGGAGGTTTACAGCAGAAGACAACAGAAAAATGCGTGAATCTGGTAAAATATTTGGATATAGAGGAGGCATACCATATACAATTACTTTGAAGAACAGAGATGTTGTTCTTAAAGAAATAAAAAAGAATGATTTATTTTAACAAAGAAACTAAGATTTCAAAGCTTAGTAACTAAACAAAATAATGTAAAACCCAAAGGCAGTTAGGAGAATAAATATCTAGCTGCCTATTTTATTACAAGAAAGCGAGGAAATGATTATGAGTAGATTTAAAACAATTAAAGAAGCAACTGAAGCATGGGTACATGAAATGAATGCAATTCCACAGGGAATGATTTCACAGTTATTTCAGGATCATCCAGATGATTGGACAGAAGTTACAAAGCCAAGTAAATATGGCAGAGTATATGTATTCGATAATGGAGACTATGGAGAAATCACAGACATTGACGAAGAAACGGAAGAATATATTATCTCACTTGACAATGGAGAAGAAATCAAATGTGAAAATGGCGATTTTGAAGTTGATTACGATGATTATCTTCCAATGTGGGGAACAATGTGGAGTTTCGGAGATAGTTGTGATGATTGGTGGTTAGAAGAAGATAACGGAATTGAATTGATGTCTCAGTGCGGATTCAGAATTTATGAAAACGAAGAGTTTGGTTACTTCTTCGGAATTGATGGAGCTGGTTATGATTTCTATGCTGAACATTGGATTCCATTGTATAAGGCAAGAGGTTTAGAGTGGCACGAAACAGAAACGGAGGAATAAATACTATGAGCAAATACAAATTATACACAGCAGAATTAGTTGGTGTAAAATATGATGGAAATAAGAAATATGAGATGGTGATTATCACAAAATGGAAAGACACTACAGAAGATTCGCCAGAAGAAGGACATAAAGGATATTATTTTACACCTAATAATGAAGAAATGTAAAAGAGGTGGCTATATGAAAGAACAATTTATTACATTTATTGATAAAGATATGTCAGGTTGTGGAACTGACATAAACATTACTGCAAAAGTTTATGGTTATACTATTACAGCTGGAATTGTTAGTAGAGTAAAAAATGCAATTAACAATTATAAAAATGAAAATGAAAGTGAATGGGATAGTAATGGATGCCTAAACGCTGCACAAAAACAATTAGAAGCAGATGGGTATGAAGTTAGTTGGATAAATGAAGAAGTAGTAATATATTTGTAAATTCTTGGTAAAATAATTACAAGATATAGTGGTACATAAAACGAATAACTACAATATATAGTATAAGAAAAAGGAGATTAAAAATATGAAAGTAAATGAAGTAAGAAAAACAGAAACAATTGAGAAACTTGTAAGAACAGAGTATATTGCAGAGGATGGAACTGTATTTAGTAACGAAGAAGAATGTAAAAAATATGAAGAATCAGCACTGTTTGCAATTAGTAAAGAGCTAAAGAGATTAACAGAAAAAGATTGTGTTTCTCAGAACGATATTAACGATGATTTGTCATATGATGATATGGTTGAAATCTTTGATGTACAGACAGAAAGGGATTTAGAAAATCTTAGAAGATATTTATATCTAAAAATGAGTAAAAATGGAGCAAGTGAAGATAGTGTAAAGGAATGTTTTACTTCAAAAGATGGAAAGAGAGACAAGTACGTATTTGACGGTGTTACAGCAGGTCATGAAGTAATGATTTTTTGGAATTATGACGAGGATTGGTTCTGGGTTTACAATGACGGAAGTATTAACGGATATTGTGAATTTTTCAGAGAGAATATCACAAAGCTTATTACACCAAAGGAGGAAAATGCAGATGCTTAATATAACATTCAAATATAAAGATGTAATGAGTAATTGGGAATGGAGAACACAAAGCTGTATAGTATCATCTATTGAAGAATGTAAGCGAATTTACGGACTTGATAATGGTGATGTTGAGTATGAAATGTTAGAAGTTAAGGAAGTTTAATACAGAGAATAATAAGGCAGATGCAGGAATGTATCTGTCTTATTTATTGGAAGGAGAATGTGAAATGAACAAATATGAATATATTTGTGGAACAGCAGCACAGTTTAGAAAGAAGTTTTCGAATTTGTATGAACGGAAAGAAAAGAAACCTGTGTTCATTGATTCAAGCTTGTTAGACAATATTGAAGATATTCCAAACACAATCAAAGCAGAACTAATAGGTAAATCAAGAATATCAAGAATGAACAGAGAAGATTTTATAATCAATGCAGAGGATGAAAACGGATATAAATATTATCTTGATATTGATTGTAGCTGCTATGACTTCTACAAAAACGACAAATTGATTTATTCAGTATTGCATGTAGATGGTGCAAGATGGAATGTATATAAGGCAAATATCTACGGATATTATGACGATAATGATTTGCCAGTAAAATCAGGAGAGTTAAATTGGAGTAGGAATTTGAATTTTAAGTTGAATAGAATTGACATTAGTGCTTATGGCTTATAAAAGAGAGGTTGGTTAATATGGCAGAAATTAAAGATTGCATAAACAAAAAGGTAAAAATAAGTAAAGGAAGTATTACAATCAAAAACGATGAAGGAAAAACTTGTGGAGTAGTACGAAACATTGTGAGCCTTTATGATTTACAGGCAAATAAACAAATGGATTATTATAGAAAAATCCGTGATATGGGATTACACGGAAAAATTAGTATAAGAGATTGTATTGTTTCAGATGGCACAATGTATATTTTTCGAAATATTAAATCAAAATTATTTAATGAAAAATATGGATACATTACAGATTTTGAAAAGCAAAAGGCAGAAGAACAAGAAAGATTATACGATCAGGCTAAAGAAAATGGAACAGAAGTGATTGAATGTATATTTTTATAAAATAAAACCAGTTGAAAGAACTGTTTCTTGGAAAGAAAGCGAGGTAAAAAATTATGATGACAAGAGAAAGATTTTCAGAGACAAACTGGAAAATGAGTTATGAGGAATATCAAAAATGCGATTGTACTAAATGTAAAAAAGAAGAATGTCCACACAGAGGAGCATATAGAAGATTACCTGAGATTGATGGTGGTCTTGGCTTGTGTCCTAATTTGAAGGGAGAGTGATTAAGATGACAAGCACAATAGAAAGAGATTTTATAGTAAAAAATGGTTTAGCAACTTTCCCTATGAAAGAATATCCTAACTGGTGTGGAATACCAGATATTGGATTTATTTATTATAATTCGTGGGCTGATTCAGACCTCGAATACAACGGAAAAATATTCAATGAACATATTGTCTCTGATGCAATGTATGCAAGCTTTATTGAAGATTTTCCTGAAAAGGATGGAGATTATGAAGCATTTGCTCAATATGTATATGACCATAGAGATGAAGTGTATGAGTTATTAGAAGATTGGAGTGATTAATATGGTAAATCAATGGACAGAGGAAAAAGATTATAGTAAATACCCAAGGGAAAAATGGTGTGATTACGACTACATGGCTGTATGGATCAGAGAACAGAAATACGAGCCAAAAACATCAATAAGAAATTTAATAGAAATGATTTTTGGTTATTACTTTGAAGATGATGATGTAAGAGAAAGAGGATATTTTACAATTAAGGATGAAAAATATCCTGATAATCTTATGATATTTGTTCCAGATGTAGCAGAATATATATTTGCAAGTGGTGGATTAAGCGAATTTGATTATGAAATATAGATTGGAGTGATTGGAATGAAAATAAAGTGTCCTAATTGCGGAAAAGAATTTGATTTATATACATTAAAACATGATGAAAATAACCTCGAAGGATTTTATACATATCATTCTGAATGTCGAGCTAGTTTTGACATTGATTTTGATATGAACAAGACATTTATAACAGATATTCCTAAAATGGCAGATTTTAAAATCCTTACAAAAGAAGAATTTTTGGAAAGTTACAGTTATTTAACAGAGGACGAATATGATGCAACCGCATTATATATGGACTGGTTAAACGCAAATGACGAAGAACCTTAAAACATAAGAAATAGCAATTTCATTTTAAGATTGGAGGATAAAACAATGGAAGAATTAAGAGCATACTTATTAGATCAGGATATATGGGAAAGGGAAATTGATGAACTTCTTGGAAATTTTAACGACAATGTAACAGAAGATGATTTACATATTATAGCAATATTCGATTCCGCTTATGACTTGGCAAGTAATTATATTGATAACGTGATTGGAGAATTAGATCATCATATTGAAGCGGTTCTTGATTATACAGAACTTGGAAATCATATTGCAGAAAACGGAGATGAATATGTAGTGTTAAGTTCTGGAAGAATCGTGGAATTTGAATTATAGAAAGGATAGTTGATTATATGAGATTGCATCTATTTTGGCTTGATAAGAATTGGAAGAAACGTGGTGATTGTGCAAATAATTATCATCTCATTGTTGATATGGAAAATAAAACATATAAGGTATATACGAATGCTTTTTATGGATATTATCATCCAGAAGATATTGAGGTTAAAAAGAAATCGGATATTGAAGATTACATAGAGTATTTAAAGAGAAATGGATTTACAGAAATGGAGTGATGAATTATGTTAAAAGCAATAAATATTAAATGGGACACAGATAATAAGGAAACATTACAGGATTTACCAAAGGAAATGGTAATCCCTTACGATTTAGAAGTTAATTACAACCCAGATGACCCATATCAAGAAGAAATTTCAGATTGGTTGTCTGATAAAGTTGGATTTTGTCATGAGGGGTTTGAGTTAGAAAAGGGAAATTTTGAACAAATTTTAAACGACCTTAAAACAATGACATTTCAAGATGTTGTAAATAAATACAATGACTTATATCAATTTGAAATCCCTGTAGAATGCGAGGATAACATTGTTTATGATGACGAAGATTTGTATGAATTTCTTGAATTATTTGATGCAGAAATTGCTGACTATGAGGATAATTTTGTAATTATAGTTACATCTGATAAATCTGATAAAAAATACTATAAAGTACCTTCTGAAGATGCTGAGAATCGTTTTGGTGAGGATAGGGCAGACGAAATTCTTTTATTCTTCGATAAAATAGAAGAAATAGCTTCGCCGAATATATTTTCTCTTCGCATATGTAAGTTTGAAATTTTAAACTGTATTGAAAAACACGAAAACTATGATAGTTGGGGAGACGCTGAGTATGGAAATGAAGAGAAAGCTGTTGACTACAATCTCTGCATTGACAATAGTGCAGAAAACACAGAGTACAATAGTGCTTTCTATCGAATATTTAAAAACGAAAAAGGTCTTTGGGAACACGATAAATTGAAAGATTGTTACCCATATGAGATAGACTTTTCGGATGAATATTGGACAGTCAAACTAAAAGAAGCTGCTAAAAAAGCATATAAAGAATTGTGGAAGGAGTGATGAGATATGAAGTTTAAATGGAATTTGCAGCCAGAGTTTCAGAGATATAAGGCAGAACAACATGTATATATAAATGAAGAAGGAAGTGGAGAGTATATTGGGAACGTAAGAGTTGGGAATCTTTGCTTTGATATTATTGATTGGGGAAATCACTTATGGTTTGACTTGTACGTTGGTGGTGTTGATACAGGATATGGATATGGGGCTGATAAATATCCGTATGATTATTGTGATGTCGCAAGTTTTTCATGGAATGACGACTTAACAAATGTATCTGATGATGATTTCAAAAAGGAACTGGAAGAATATATTGAAGAACATATCAATGCAATGGAAGATTATGTGACAGACTTTAAAGCAATTCCAGTTAGTTTGATTGATAAGGCAAATGAAGAGTTAAGGGAGTGGTAATTATGAATGTTAAAAGATTATATGGTTATTCCGTAAAGGATTTAGCAACAGGAATTGTTATTGCTGATAGTGTGGAAGAAGCAAGAGAAAAAGTAAAAACTGCATACAATGCACATTCTAATGAATTTAATGCTAAAACAGATTGGATTGAAATATGGAAATTGGATGAAAATTCATGGTTTGAAGATCATCCAGATGTGTTGGAAGTATTGGATTATTAGATTGAATCAAGAGTTTCTTTGGAAGAATGGAGGGTTTTATGACACGATTAGAAATTATTAAGTGTGAAAAATTAGCGGAAGAAGCTATACAAAATGCAAATAATTCTAAAAAAGAATTTGAAGAAGCGGCACGATGTTATGATACAACAGAACGACATATTTTGGAAACAAAGGCACAGAATCACAGAGGATACGCAGAGGGTATTATTCAAGCTCTTAATGTGATTGGTTTCAAAAATGAAATTATGGAAAAGTTAAATAAATTACTTTGAAATGAGGATTTCAAAAGGAAGGTGAAATTATGAGTCAAAGCAATTATGAAAAATACGCAGTAGTTAAACAGCAGGAATTATTACACAAGGAGAGAAATTTGCGGCAAGCTATTAGTTGTCTTAGAGACAGAAGAAAATTTGCTTCGTTGCAATCTATTGATAGTGCAATAGATTTTGTTGCTGATTTATATGATTTGTCTATTGATGAAGTTAAAAGAGCAATGGATGGAGAAGAATATTGGTGTGTATAATCCGATGAAACGATGATTTAGATAACTTTTTATTTAAAGAGGTGAAGTAAATGAAAATAACTATTACTTATAAATTATATACTGATGGCGATTACTGGTTGCGAAATGCTGATAAATTTGGCTGTACGGATAAAGAAGTAATAATAGATGATGATGAATATTATGATTTTATTGATTTTGATAAGGGAATAGCAATACCTAGCCGTAGTTATTATGATTATATCGGTTCAGTAGAATTTATAGACAAAGAAGACTGGATTTGTAAAGATGATGCAAAAGATTTTCTGTGGGAGTTTTTATGCGATGGTATACATATATCATATACTCATTATTGGTTGCTTGAAATATTTTATAAAGTTATGGAGTCCTTAACAGAATTTATTGATAGTTACAAATCTGGAACGTCCGTATCTAAAAAATATTTACAAGGAAATTGGAGAAATACAGAAATTAAGGTTGAAATAACAGAATAAATTAGTGTTTTAAATAGAAAGGTTGATTATATGACTATACGAAAAGAATATGAACTCAATAGAAAGTGGGTTACAGATGATATTGGAGAAAATGTTGGAGAAACAAACTTTGTTATTACTGAAGAATTCTTATTATTACATTGGAAAGAATGTCCTAATTATAGTAAGGAAGATAATATTGAAAATTTCTTAGAAGAATATGTTCCCGAAGAAGATGGTTTATATTTATACAAGTTGGCAAAAGATACAGGGAATTTAATTGAAGATATTGGAAAAATTTTTTATTAATTAAAAATAAAAATGCCACAAGCATATTTTGCTCCATTAATTGATTGGTTAGAAGATAGGGAAATTAAATTTAAAAACAATTAAAGTTTTATCTGTTTTAGAAAAGAGGAGTAGTCGTGTCAAACATATATGATAAAAATACAAAAAAGTGGTTTAGAAATAATATTAATTCTCAGACCACAGTATGTAAATGTGATAAATGTGGATTATTTTATAAACCACATTTGGATCATAAATGCAATAAGAAATAATGTATACAAAGGAGGAATAAATATGTTGTTAGTACAGCTCAAATGTGAAGAAGATAATTTGGTTGTTAATTTAGAAGTAGGCGTAAAGCCTACAATTGGAGATACAATTCATGTTAAAGGAAAGAGTTATATAGTTGATAAAGTAATATGGTGTATAGAAGAATTCCCTGGACAATCAGGGATATTAGCTTATATTAAAAGAGAAAAAGATACTTCTTTTGAAGATAATAATAAAAATATTAGGATTGATTGCGAATTAGGGAATGGACACACAAAACGTGAATCTGTACGTGGTTATTGTAAAACATTTCCGTTTCCTTATATAGTGTCATTTAATGAGGAAGGGAAATATGAAGTAATAATCAAAGGAATAAAAGCGATTGCAAGAAAACTTGAATAATTTTATTTTGAAAAAGAGGGAAATTATGAGATGGAAAAAGCAAATAAAAATTGAGCCTTATTACGGAGAGTTAAGGCGTTCTACTGTATTTGCATGGTTGCCAATCAAGTGTGAAAATGGTGAGTGTGCATGGTTAGAAAAGGTAAATTTAGTTGAAGAATATACAATCGGTTCTTCAGGATTTGGTCATTGGGTTAATAAGGAGTTTGAATAAAACAGAGTTGTATATAAAAATCTAAAACGAAAGGTTAAAATGGTGATGGTTATGGATAATAAAGAAAAGGATTTATTAAAAAGAATTTCAGACTTATGTTATCAATCTTCTGAAGAAATTTACGATGACAGCAAAGAAAACGGAACTGGTGGTATTTTGAATTTGTGTGACCAGTTATATGAGAAAATTGATAAATATTTAGAGGGATAATATGTTTAATGAAACTCATATTTCATAAAGAGATTAGAAAATTTTCTAATCTCTTTTTTAGTACCAATTATGGTACTACACAAATGATATTATACAAGAAAGGAAGAGATATATGGTAATAAACTTAAATTTCACTTTGTCTTCTGTGGACGCAGATAGATTATTGAGGTATAAAGAAAAAGACAAATGTGAACATTTATCGACTAATGATTACGCAAAGAAATTATTAGAAGATGAATTGTTTAAAAAATGTTTTTACTAAGAGTATTGTTTTTAATCGTTAATTATGTTATTATAAAAATAAAAAGGAGAGATTATTATGTTCGTAGATTTAATTAGTTGTGCTATCGCTTTGTTTGTAGTATTTGGTATTCCATCATTGTTAGATAGAAAAGCATCTGAACAAAGAAGTAGGGATTTAGAAGAAGAATTCAGGAAAAGAGAAAATTATTAATTATATTTAACGGTCTTAATGACACAATTAATATTTACGGTAACACTGTAGTGAACATAGACTCAGATGGTGCGACAATTAATATATTCGGAAATAACAGTAAAGTAAACATTAATAGTAGTGGAAACTGTCGTAATATAAAAGTGAATATATATGCTAATAACACAAGAGTATGTTCTCAAGGAGAGGTTGCTGCTATAGAATGTTATGGTGTTGGTTCAATGATTTCTTGCTACGGTGAAAAAGCATTGTCAGGGCTAAAAAAGGTAATTGGATTACTATGGCGAAGGGTAATGAGTTTTATGAAGTTATCACAAATAAAATTATAGATTAATCGGAGGTAAAATTATGAAAAATAAATATAATTTAAGTTTAACACAAATTGATAAAATCGAAAAAGACATTATAGAATTAAGTTCATCTGTTAGCTATATAGATTTTTTGTCAACACATTATGAGAATGAGATATATGAAGAAATAGGCAGTATCTTAGATGAATATTGTGTAGGAGACTATGATTTTATAGTTCCAAACTCAGTAGACGTTATAGACATTTATCCTCATATATATTCTAATATGGAACACAACCTTGGGTATGATGGAAAATATTTATGCGAAATTTTCGATTGCCCAGTTTCTCCTGATGACTATGATTATGAAGACTGGATACGTCTTCCAAAGGTCGAAGAATGGGGTAAAAAAATGGATAAAGAAAATGTAAAAAACATCGAGAATTTTATTCAAATTCTTAGAGACGCAATAGAGTAAAACAATAAAAATGGGCGTAGCCAATCTGGATACTACGCCCTCTGTCGCCCAACATTTACTACCAATACACTATGTGGGCATTTCATCTACGCTAAGTAGAAATCAGCAACACAAGTTGTGTTACAATATTTATTATACATAATATATTTAGTTTGTCAAGTATAAAATTTTTCAAAATATACTTAGAAAGAGAGAAAAATTATTAGATTTGAGGAGGCAAGTAATATGACTACTTTAGAACAAGTTATGGAAAATTTGAGAAAGTTAGTAGGTAAGGAATACGAGGAACAAGAGCTTGCAGAGGAGATTATTTGTGGTTTTGAAGACTTCGAAACCGACTCATCCTCTAACGGAGAAGTAATTATTGGTGAAGATGGACAGGTGTGGCAATGCTATGTAAATAGTAAGGATGCTACAGTAATATCTGTACAGGTCGAAAAATTATATAACAACAATGGATTTTTAATTGGGTATAAAGTAACTGATGTTTGGGCTTAAAATTAGAGCAAATAAAAGAGAGACGGATGCAAAATCCCGTCTCTCTAACCTGTTGTAATATGTTTTTTATCTACTATAGTAGAAATTACATTGCATATTATATTACATAATATTTAATTTGTCAAGAAAGTTTTTTATTTTTGAGGAGGTAAGTGATATGAAAAAAATAGAACTTAGAAAAGCAAGTATAGAAATCCCATATAGAGATAGAAAAGAAATAAAAGAGGGTGTCACTCTTTTAAATGATGATCAAGTTTCAGAATTAATTGAAAGTTTCAATGAAAATGAGGAAGATAGAGCTAAAAAAAGATTAAATGAACACAAAACGAGTATATCTGAATTATCTGGTGCAAAAGGAACATATTATCTCGTAGATGAATATTATCTGGAAGAAAATGAATATGATGAAGATGGTGAGTGGGTTTCTGGAGGAGAAATCTCTGATTATTCAAAGATTTATATTAGTCTTATAGAAACACCGTCTTATAAGACTTTAGGAACTTACGATAATATGGCTGATGCTGTAGACGCTATGAACCAATACGATGAAGATGACTCAGAAGTTTATTTAAGTTTTTAGGAATATTATTTTTGTTAATGAGGGCGGAGGTAGAAATATGAAAATTTTAGAACTTTATAATAAAATATTAGAGAAAAATAAAAATGAAACCATTGTTGATTTTAAGATATATATACCAAAAGATGAACATTATTCTGTGTATGACATACATCAAGACAAAATTAAAGAAATAACCGAAGATGACATCCCAAAACAATTATTTAATAATTTAGAAGTCGCAAATTATCAAATTATGGATGAAAAAGATTATTCCTTCTCTATAATGGCTAATGATGGGTTTGCCGATTTTGAGGAATGGTATGATGATAAAAATGCAAAAGTTGTAATAATGATGGTAGAAAGAAAAGAATATTATTCAATAGTTAATTGCTTAGCTTGATAATAGGGTGTGGTTCACACCCTGACAAAATTTTGTTATGATTATGAATAAAAAAAGACGAGGTATAAACCTCGTCTTGCAATATTGTAGGATTTTCCTACTCTTCATCTACGATAGTAGAAATCACTTTTCATTTTGTCAAGGGCATTTTTAAAAAATTAATAAAATTGTTTGTTTTAAGGAGGTAATAAATATGGAAAACAAAACAATGTTAACAGAAAGTCAAACAAGTTTAATTGATACTTTAAAACGTCACAAAAGAATACTGTCTAAATATCGTCATGATATATATTTCCCCGATAGTAGCCATGCTGAATCGTTAGATTTTTTCTTGAGCGATTCAGACTATAATTTCAGAGATTTCTGCGGAAAAGAAAATCTTCCAGTTCCAGAGTTCTTGATTGAGAGTCGTTGGATTCCTTTAGCGATTGATTATGATTATTTACCAGACGAGGAAAAAGAAGAGTGGGAAAGAAAAGCAGAAGAAGAAAATAAAAATGACGATGAACTAGGGAAACATTACGTATTTAGATGTACAGGTAGAGATATGTGGGAATATGAAGAAGAATCGTTTTCTGAATTTTGTGATGTAATAGATAAAATAGTAGAAGACTGTGATACTTACTTAGAGAAGTTGTATGAAAAATATGAAGATTATGTTCCTTTTTAGACTCGAGACAATAAGCATATGAAGGTTGACGAAAGAGATGTATTGGAAATCTTAGGAGAATTAGATAAAGCATACTAAGCACTTGACATACTACACAATGTGTAATAAACTAATTATATGTCAAGAGCTAAATTAAAAAAATAAAACATAATTAAAAAAGGAGTGAATGTTATGTTAGAAATAACTATTAAAAATTGGGAAAAATATAAGGATTATTTAGGAGTTAAGACAGTTCCTGAATTAGCAGAAGCATTAAAAGTTAAAATTGAAACATTAGAAAATTGGATAAGTGCAGATAAGAAACCAACTGATTATGCAGAACAGTTAATAACTGAAAAACTTAATCATATAGTTAGAGATAACTATGTACAAAAAGCATATAATTCTGGAAAAGAAATGAAAAAAGTGGCTGGTGATAAACTAAAAGGACTAAGGACACAATTAGTATATTACATGGAATATCATGATAGAGATGGCTGTTTTAATACCATTCTTCAATTAAACTTATTGACAGATATTAGTTCAGAGTTCCTTGATATTTTACTTCTTGATTGGGATGAAAAAGATAAAGATTATCCTAAAAATGGGACTTTTTACTGTGTTCTACAAACATTTACAATGGCATTAATGTAAGAAATATAACCTCAAAAATTATTTTTGAGGTTATATTTATATAAACAAATTAGAGAAATTATACAAGGAGGATAAAGATATGGACATTAAGATCGTACTAGGAAGTAGTTCAATAAATATTTATACACCGTACAATAAGGAATTTGTTATTAAAATTAAAAACATAGGTTCTGCAAGATGGAATTCATCAAATAAATGTTGGACAGTTCCAAAAGAATATATTGATAATGTAAGAAATATTATGGTAGATGTTTTTGGTTATTCTGACATAGATAGAAATGAAACAATTGATGTTAAAATAAAATTTTTAGAAGATTCTTTTGCTTGCAAAGAGTCTATAAGAGTGTTTGGAAAAGATATTTCTAGTGCTTATAATAGAGATAGTGGTGCAAGAGTCGGTAGGGACGTAGTCCTTATTTCTGGTAAGATTAAAAGTGGAGGCAGTGCAAAATATTGGCGTTCAGAAGTATCTGCTGGGTCTGTTTTTTATTTATCAAAAGTTAATAAAAATATATTTGAAAAAGAGAAAGATAATCTTCCATATAAAATTGAGATTTTAGAAATTAGAGAAGATATGGAAGAAATATCAGAATTAATAGCAGAAAAAGAAAAGCTACTTGCTAGAATTACTCAAATCAATCGAGTTTTAGGTATTGAAGAAAAGAGTTGATATGACTAAATACTTGCTTAAAAGATTTGGTATGCTAAAAGTAAATAAGTATGTTGAATATGCTATACATCCAGATATACTGTTGGTATATGTATACTATTTTGATGATTGGCATACTGTATCAAAAAATGATGTTGTGTTATAATAAGATAATATAAAATATGAAAAAAGCGAGGTAATTTTTATGTCAGTAAAAGGAATTTATTTTAAAAAATTTAAAAATGTAAACGATTTATATTTAACCGTTTGGGGAGAAGGGAATACAAAAGCAACACAGATTGTAACAGCAGTTTGTAAGTTAATATATAAATGGTACAACGATGGTGATGTATTTGACAACAAACATTATGTTGACGGTTGGCGTAATGATATATCAAGTTATGCAAATTGGTTAGATCAAAATACAGATAAAGGAAGTGAAATTTTACATAGAATTTCAAATTGCGAATGTGGTAGTGATTATGAAGATTTATTAAAAGAAATTGCAGATACCCTTCTTGATGAAGAATATTTATTACAGCAGAACGAAATTAAAAAGGCTGGTAGTATTTATGAATGCGATGGTTTTTTTAAATTTGAAGAAAATTGGGATGATGAAGAAGACGAATACATTGAAGAAGATGATGATATTGAATCGGCTATTATTGGTTCAGTAGGTGAATTTGTTGATACTGATAGAGAATTTGACAAAGAATTTATTGAAAGAGGTGTATAATATTGCGAATTAGTTCAGATATTGATAGTGTAATAACCTTTCTTAAAGAGAAAAAGAAAGAGGGATACAAGTCTGTAGAATTAGTTGATGATGAAAGAGCTAGAGGATGGGCTACTATTGATCCGGAATTCGGCACACCTGTTTTAAAATTTATATTTAACGAGAGAGAGAAAGAAGTCATAGGAATAGATGTAAGAACAAAAGAGACTAAATATAAATAAATGAAACCAAGTTTTCAAACGGAAGCGAAAGGAGAATATAATTATGGAAATAATAATGGATAAAGTGACAACATTAAGTGATGATCAATACAATAAAATTGCAAAAGGTAGTAGACTTGGGAAAGATATAAGAGAAGCTTTAGGCATTCCTGAAACTAAGAAGGTTAATATTGGTGACACAGTATGTACAGTAGGTCAACCATCAAACACGAAGGATGTTTTTAAATACACGTGGAATAATAGAAATATTTTTTATGTTGTGATTACCCCAATGGGTGACAAGATGGCAATGTGTTATTCAATTTATTAAAGAGGTGATACTGTGAAATATGCAAATAGATTAACAGATGAAGAATTAAGAGAAATTTATAGTTTACTTGCCGATTCGGATAAAGTTAATGAATTAAATATCATAAGAAATGAACATTCTATCGACCTTGAAGGCTACATAGAAATTCTTGAAGAAGACTCAAATGAAACTCTTACTGTTTCTGATGATTATACAATTACGGATTATAATGTAAAAGTTTATCAACATTCGGGGTATTGTACATTAGATTATAGGAAATGGATGTATAGAAAGTTTGGCGATGAGTATGCAAGAGATTATTTGCTCAATAATTATTAAGTATTAAACGAAAGGAAAACTACAAGATACAATCTGAGTTTATAAAGTGATTATATGGGTGTTTGACAAATGGAGGTGATTAGTATTGAAAAAGATTTTAGTAAATAAGATTAGATGTAAGAGATGCGGAGATGTTATCGAAAGTAAGACTCAACATCAATTTGTAATTTGTAAATGTGGAGCTGTAGCAATTGACGGTGGGCATTACCATTTGAGCAGAACAGGAAATCGAGAAGACTGGGAAGAATTAAGTAAAGTTGTGGATTAATAAGAGGTTATTTTTAAGACAAAGAAATAATCATTTCAACGGAAATAAACTAATGTGAGAAGCGGGAATTCCTGCTTCTTTTTTAATACAAAAAACGAGGTGGTAAAATGTGTAGACATAGAAATAGAAAAAATAACTATATGCAGTTAAGTAGATTTATTTGCTTGAGTTGCTTACATACAGATACGGTAGCAATAAATGGAATTCAAAGAGGTTCTTCCCAAAGAGAATATGGTCATATTAAAGATTCTGTTTGTATAAAGTGCGGTGATGTAAAGACAATGGAAGTTCGAGAAAATGATTATTTTCCTGATATTATGGAAATGGCAGTAGAGAAACATAATGAATTGTATGATGATAATGTGAGAATAGAAAATTTATATTGAAAAAATAATGAATTTACAATAAAATATAATCAGAGAATATATTTAAGAAAGGATGTAATATTATGTTAGGATTATTAGGTTTTTTAGGTTTTTTAGGAGCTTTAGGTATTAGTGGTACAAAGTGTGCGATTGAGAATGAACAGTCAAAAAATGAAACTATGAGAATAGACGAGAATGGTAATAGAGTTTGCTATGATAGAGTTGGAAATGAACTTTATGATGGTGAAAAAACTTATCAGCATACAAGATATGATAGATATGGAAATAGACATACATATACTATAGGAGTAAATAGTAAAAAGATTTATGTAGATTCATTTGACAGAAGAGTTGCAGAAATGCGTAAACTTGAAGGAGGAAATAGAGAGACGGCATTAAAACGTGGGAAACTTGCTTATAACAAATATGACCCAAGATTTGACAACCTTGTAACAACAGAAATAAGTACGGGAAAAGTTATAGCTTGTTTGTTTAAAACTATATTAAACGATGGAACAACAGAGTATAGAAAATTTTATTTTAATAATCCAAATCCAAGTAGTTTGGATTATAATAAAACTGCAACAGGAGATGAAGGAATTATTATAACCGAAGAAGAATATAAAAAATTGGATATTGTGGGTGCAACTTATTCTAATTTACCTAGTGATTTTGATGTTTTAGATAAATTATGGGAAAGATAATTGTGTTAATTTAATATTAAAAGAGAGAATTGTAAAAGAAGTAGATTAATTTCTACTTCTTTTTTATTGCAAAAAATTTCGAAAGAAGGTTAATAAATATGACAAAAAGAAAAGAGAAAACTGAAGTATATCCGTTTTGGAAAATGGAAGACATTAGAAATGTAGTTGAATGGTTTGAAAATAACCATGAATGGGATGGTTATCTCATTACAATGTTAGAACTCCTGCTTGGTAGAAGAATTGGAGATACAGTAATGATGAAATGGTCTGATATATACTACGAAAACGGAAGCAGAAAAAGAGAAATAAATACAATTGAAGAACAAAAAACAGGAAAAGTTACTAATCTCCCTATAAGTAATACTGTATTTGAAGCCTTAGATAAATACTTGGAGAATGTAGATGTTGATATAAAGAAACATTACAACGAATATATCTTCGAGTATATTCCTAAAACGAACTGGATAAAGAGAAAAGGCTTGGATATATACAGTAAAAACGATATAGAACTTTGGTGTAAAGCGTTAAATAAGACTATATCAGAAGATAGAAAAGAGAAAATAATCAAAGACTTTAATAAACAGCAAAGATACTTATCTCTTGGAGATTATCTTTATTATGTAGTCGAATATAACGATGTTGTAAAACAGCAGACAGAGGTTTACAGAAAGAAGTTAAACAAAGCAGTTAAAGCAGCGAATATACAATACGCTGTAAGCACTCACTCTCTTCGTAAGAGTTTTGGTTACTGGATTCATAAGACACATCCATTTGACCCCGATTGTTTGTTATCATTGCAGAAACTGTTTAATCATACAGATTTGCAAATCACTATGAATTACATCGGTTTAACAGAAGAGAAAAATAGACAGTTGATTGATGACCATGGTGAGTTTATCCACAATGTATTGGCTGGTAAAGGTGATGAAATAGTCAAGAATATGCCTGTTATCTCCTTAAAATCTGATGATTTAGGAAAAATTATTAGGTATCTTACTGATGATGTAGATAAGTATCAAACAGCTATAAATATGGCGAATAAACTCAGGATAGTATAAAAATTATAAAATATGAAAGGAAATGTTTGTTATGGGCATACTAAAGAAAGAACTAAAAAATAATTTCACAATTGTTAACAACTCAATATTAAGAGATATGAATTTAGATATTAAATCAAGAGGTTTGCTTATAACAATGTTAAGTTTGCCATCTGAGTGGGATTTTTCTATTAATGGATTAAATCAAATTTTACCAGATGGTAGAACAACCATTACAAGTGGATTAAAAAAATTAGAAGAATTGGGTTATTTAATTAGAACTACAATTAGAGATGATAAAGGCAAAATTTTAGATGTGGATTATACACTTTATGACGAACCTCAAAAGGCTACTAATTGTAATGATAATAAGACTAATTCCGAAAATACTAATGAAGATAATGTTAATAATAGTGTTAAAAATAATAATACTAATGTTAAACAAATCGAAGAAAAAGATGGTGATTTTAATACAAATGATATACATTATGATGATACTAAAAATTTAAATGTGGCTGACAATATTTCGATTGAAGATTACATAAGCGAAAAAGAAAGTTGTCCTTTGAAAGGTGCAGATTTACTGGTATCTCATCCATATCCTGATTTCCCAGATATGGATAACCAAGATAGGGGATTTCCTGATATGGAAAACCGCATACAATTAAATACTAAAGAATTAAATACTAAACAATTAAGTATTAAACAATCAATCTATCAACCTAACTATAATAATATTAATAACATAAGAGGTGGATTGATAGATAGAGAAAGACAACCAAAGTATGCGGCACAAGATTATATTCGTTTATGTCAAATCATAAAACAAAATATAGGTTATAGCGATTTAATAATCTCTTACCCTAACGACAAAGAAATCATTGATGAGATAGTTGAACTCATGACAGAAGTTGTAACTGTTGATAGCACAACTTATATGATTTCTGGAGTGAAATATCCAAGTACAATTGTGCAACAAAGATTCTGGAAGTTGAAATACGACCATATAGAGTATGTGATAGTGGCGTTAAAGGAAAATCCAACTAGAATTCAAAACATTAAAGCCTATTTGATTGCTATGTTGTTTAATTCTTATACTACTAGCCATAACTATTGGCAAGCTGAAGTAAATGCAGATATGTATGGGCGAAAGTAATAAAGACAAGGAAAGGATGATTATATGATTAAAGTTACAGTTGAATATTTGGTTGGTGAAAAAGAACTTGAAAAAGAATTAGAGATTATAAAGCGAGTATATACAGAAGCTCTCAGAGAAGAAAAGCCAACTGATGTGGAAATTATTCAGGACACATTGCTTACTGGAGCAAAATATGACATAAAAGCGAAAATCACTAGACAAGCGAATTTGGCAATAAACACTTTGTTGAACTATAGTGTTATTGACAAAGAGAAAGCGAATGAGTTAAGAGAATCAATAAAATAAAAATAGCCTTTGTAAAATACATAAGGCTATTATATACAGAATATTGGTTATTATTTACTTAAACTAAATAGCCACATGAGAAACTCTTTCTCGTCTTTGGCATCTAGCTGTAAATATAACCTAATAATATCTTTTTGCATCTGTGTCATCTTATCGCTCCTAATTTAATATTTTTGTTTGTATTATAACATAAATCCTATAACATGTATAGGACAAAAAATGGAAAATGTTGCTTCTTGTTGAACTATGTCATTTTATGTTAATATTTTTCCGTACCTCTTTTCTGGTGCTAAACAGTCCATTGTCTTAGGGAATATGATGGAAAGGGAGGCAAGCGGTATGCAGGTACATTATGTTAAAAGCTTGATTGGAAAGCATATTAAGGGAGTTTACAAGTGCAAAGAACAATTGTTATTGATAAACTTACAAGCTGATAGATCAAGCAATATTTATTACTTATACTTCGGTTAAGTAAGAGAAAAGGCAAGAGAGAGCTTAAAGTTCTTTTCTTGCCTTTTTTGTTAAATAGATTTTTTTAAGTTTTGCGGCTTGTCTTGGTTTACAATATCTAAAACTTCAGCCTCTAAATCAGAGTGATGTTCTGCGATGCCAACCACTTTGCCTTGAATTATAGCTTTTTGGCTTATTTTAGAGTATTTTGGATTTAATGGGATTAATTCATTACCCATAAATCTTTTTAGCGTTATATCGCCATCTACGATAAAAATACCGTCATCTCCGTTATTCAATGTGTCGGTAGATTTAACAAACACTAAATCACCATCGTTGTAAGCAGGTGTCATGGAATCGCCTTGAACTCTAACTGCGAAATCAGCATCAGACGGGGCATTAGGGAAATCCTTAAATGTTTTTGTTGCGTCCGTAATGAAGTTACCATTACCAGCACATACTGGTTGGTCATATACAGCTAATCTGATTACTGGCTGTTGAGTAGTTGACGGTTGATTGTTATTTAATTCCAATAAACCATCAATAAGATTATCAACAATATTTTTGCTTGCTTCTGACAGCAACATATAATTATCAACAATTTGTTGATTAAATTTTTTATCAAAAAAATCAATATTGCTTTCATCATTAGTCAACCATTGTTTATCCACATTAAATAAATAACATATGCTATTGATTATAGATATATTGGTAGTCTTATTGATAATTTTATCGCTGTTTTTTTCAGCAAGTAAACTGTCGTAATGAGATCGAGACATTCCTACTTTGTCACAGAACTTCATTTTTGTTAAATTGTTCGCTTTTCTAATAAGCTCAAATTTTTCGCTAATCAGCATAAATTCGCCTCCTTATGTTTTTTGATTATATCATCGTTTATTATTGATGTCAAACCAATGTAGTTAAAAATACAAAATATAGTCATTTTTTGCTAAAAATGTACTTGACACTACAACAATTATGTGTTATTATGTAGCTACAAATACAAATGAATGTAGTTAAAAATACATTTAATAAAAATATAGAAGAAGGTGACGCTATGACGGAAGAAGAAATTACTCATAAGTTATACCTATTGTCTTATTCTCAAAGAGAAGTTGTTGGTAATATTATTAATATATTGTTAGAGAGTAAGAAAGACACAAAATAGTACATAAAAAACTAAAGAAAGGAGGACGAATAATAAATGGTTGAGAGTAAAAAAGAACATAAATGTAAACGAGAAATAAAAATTAAGGCATATGATATTGTTACTGTTGATTTTGGCGATGTCCCAATTGGAAGTGAACAAGGAGGCATTCGACCTGCTGTGGTTATTCAGAATAATATTGGAAATTATTATAGTCCGACAACAATCGTATTGCCATTGACTTCTCAAAAGAAAAGTTTAAAACAACCAACACATGTCCTCCTTAAAAGCGAATTTATATCTGCTTTAACAGAAGATAGTATTGTTTTAGGCGAAGCTGTTCGTCAAGTAGATAAGAGTAGAATTTTAGATTATAGAGGAAAAATAACAGATAAAAAATATAAGCAACAAATTTATAATGCTTATATATGCAACATAGAAGGAGTGAGTGAATAAATGTGCTTTAAAGCTGCAATAATCGAAATAACAGAAGAAGAAGCTACAAAGTTAATAAAAGAATCTAAGGGTAATAAAATTCCTGTTTCTATTTGCAACTTAGAAGAAAACTGTGTAGAAAGTTTCTTACCCATATTCAAAGAGACTTGTATAGATATGATTAAACAGGCAGAGACAGTGGCAAGACGATGTGACGAATTGGTTCAAACAATCGATGCTTACTCTACTAAACAAAATATTAAAAAGATACAAAGAGAAGGGAAGGTTAGCACTTTTCTACTTGTACCACGGAACAATGAAGAAGAGAAAATAGAATAATTCACTGTATAAGGAATGCCTGTATGGGGTATTCCTTATATAATACACAAATTTTGGAGAATATATAAAAGAAATGTCATTTTGTTAGGTAAAAAGGAGAATATATTATGAACAATAAAGGAAAGAGTATTAAAATTAATCCTTTAAAAGAAATTTCACCATGTTATAAATGTCTTATCAGATATGTTGGTTGTCATGATGGATGTGCTGGTTATTTGGACTGGAAACAGAGATGTATTTCTGCTGCACATTTTCAGAATGTAAATGACAAACAAGATTGGGCAAGGATGTGATTAAATGGAGAAACAACAATTAACAATTCGCCTACCTGTTGAATTAAAGAATCAGATACAACAGGTAGGCAGATAAAAGTGGAATTAGTTTTAACGCAATGTTAATATGGGTTACTCAGAAAGGTCTTGGAAAAATTTAATTTCACCATGCTCTTTTTCATATTGCTCAATGCAATTCTCAATTAAATATTCTATTTGCATTGCAATTGAGCACTTGTTACATTCGGCGATGATTTTTATTTTTTCAAAGTTCTCTGCTTGCATTCTCATTGTAAAAGCTCGTTTATTTGTTGCCATAATGTCACCTCTTTTGATAGTGAATGTCACTTATGTGACATGATACAAATTATTCAATAAATTCAATTACATCTTCAATATTACAATGTAAATAAGAACAGATGTTATCAAGGGTAGCCATTGAAATATATTCGTTTTTGCTTATTTTAGCAAGGGTATTCATACTCATTCCAGTGGCTTCACGAAGTTGAGTTTTGGTCATATCCCTTTCTATGAGTAATTTTAACAATGGTTTGTATGAAAACATAATGTCACCTCCATATTTATATTGTAACATATAAAATATATTAGTCAACACAAAATATATAGAAATATATATAAAACATATTGACATATAATATAGAAAATGATATATTATATAGAGTATTGAGGATATATTGTTCATAAAAGAGGATATTTTATTAAAATATGGTTAAGTTGTAGATGAAAAATACACGAAATGCTTTAGTCTCTCAAATTCTTTGGGAATGGATAAAGAACAATAATGTTGAGTGAACAAAAAGCGAATAGTGATAAGTAAAGGAGGTTTTGATTTAATGGAAAGTAAAAAATATTCTAACTTAACTGGTGAGCAAATGAAAATTGTGCACCAGTATTGTGACAATAATATGCAGAAGCTAAAACAAACTTGTTATCCAATCATCATTAAGATTGGTGGAATAAGCCAAAAGGATTATGATGACTTGTATAGCTTGGCACAAGTTGTATTCTTAGATAGTCTTTTAAATTATAACGAAAAGATATGTCAGTTTCATCCATTCCTAGTTTCTTCATTAAAGAAGAGATTATATTCTACATACATAAGAGATAGAAACAGAAAAAAGAGAAGTGTAGTTATGAAAGATGATGAAGGCAATGATGTTTTTGTTAAGAACATATCTTTGGAGAATCCTACTAAGAAGGTTCAGAATTATCTCAGTGGACTTAAATCTGACTTCGATGTCCACAAACAGTGCTTTGGAAAAGCAAGCGAAAAGCTGGATGAATATTTAGAACATTTGTCTGACAAACAAAAGAAGGTGGCAGTATTGCTGTTACGAGGTTATACATACAGTGAAATTGAGAGAATATTAAAGATAGATAGAAAAGAACTTTTAGATTCAATTGAAGGATTAAAAGCTTATAGAAATATTTCTATTTTATTTACATAAACAAAATTTTGTTAAAGTTAAAATATTAAATAAAGATAAAAGGAGAAATGAAAAATGCTTGGTAGAGACAAGACAAAAACAGATACGTACATGGTTAAAGTTTTATTAAAAATGTTTAAGAGAGGACAGTTAAATAAAAATCATCCTTTACAGAGACATGCTGACCGTTGGCAAAATACTGCAAAAAGTGGTCTAGTCTCTACTATTATAAAGGGAGAAGATTTAGATTCACTTAAAATTTGTGAGCAAATCTTAAATAAAACAGATTTTATTTTGTGGCTAATTGATGGACTGCAGAGATTGACTGCACTTGAAGAGTACAGAAATGGTGCTTTTAGAATAAGTAAGAGCTTAGAAATGCCATTTGTGTATTATCAACAGTGTATAAACGGAGAAATGAAAGTAGTTGAATACGATTTAAGAGGTAAATGGTTTAAAGATTTACCCGAAGAATTGCAGGATGCTTTCGACAGTTATCCAATCAATGTAGTTAAACATTTAGATTGTACAGACGAAGAAATAGCATATCATATGGCAAGATACAATAGACAAACAAGTATGAACGCAGAAGAAAAGAGTATTCTTCCAATGTCAAATATTGCTACATATATAAAAGATACAATTAATAATAATTTCTTTAAAAACTGTGGAGATTATGGAGAAGCAGCATTGAAAAACGGAAAGCTTAATAGAGTTGTCTATGAAGCTATAACAATAATGTTTCATGCTGAAGAATATACAAGAGGGAAATCTTTATTCAAACACTTAAATGAAAATGCAAGTAAAGAAGAGTTTGATACATTGAACAACGAATTAGACATGTTGGCAAATATTGTTGATGAAGAAACAGGTAAATTATTCAATGTAAAGAATAGTTTCCTTTTCTTTAGTTTGTTCCATAAATTCTTGGATTATAAAATAGAAGCTGCGAGATTTAATGACTTCCTTTTAGAATTTAAGAATAACTTACATAACAAAACATTCTCAGAATATGAGGATAAAACTTTTAATACATACGATAAGGATAAGAATAGCAAAGATAAAAAGGTTGTCTTTGCAAAATTAGATATGCTTGAAAAGTTAATGAAAGAATACTTTCAAGAGGAAATTCCAAAACCAAGTAGAGAATATACAAATGAAGAAATAGAACAGTTTGTAACAGACGTTACTTCTGTCGAAGTAGATGAAGATAGAATGGAATTGTTTAGTTCAATGCTAGACGATTATACTGTCGAAGTAGACAACAGCTCAAAACTATTAGAAAAAGAAAATAGACTATCTTTATTATCTCTTGTAGCTTACAGTTTTGAAAAAGAAATTGAGTTAAAAGATTGGTTCGTCGATTACTTTAATAAAAACAATACATACATCAAAGACCAAAAAGAGAATTACTTAGTGATGAAGAATGATGTAGATAACTTTATTGCAATGTAAATATATAGAAAGGATGAGAGTTATGAATAAGATTTTGTATTTTGAACTGGTAAATGGAGGCATTATTACCAATTATGAGTTAAGTTTGATTTCAAATGTAAACCATAAAAAGGGTATTCCATGTGATGATTTAGCTGCGCTAAGACAATACGCAGCTTCTTGTAGAGGTATAAAGAGAGAAATTCTTGAACCAACAGTAGAAGAATGTATCAGAGTTGGTAATTATGTTAAAGCAGTTGAGTTGTATAGAGAAAAGCACGAAGCTTCTCTAACAAGTGCTTTAGATGAAGTTATTAGAATTAAAAATCAACTTAATGGGGTGTCAGCGTGAAAGTAGAGTTAATTAAATATATTATTGGTGATAGAACTACATATAAATATAGACAGTTTCACTATTGCTGTCAGAAATTAGAACGCAACCCTATGATTCAGTTGACAAATAACATTGAAACACCTGAATTATTTTGCTCTGGCTGTGACAATAGAGATACTTACCCAGATGATGAGTGTAAGAAGTGTAAGTGTTTAGATAAGATTGATTACAGCAATAATTTTCCTAAGTTTAAACTGTGTAAACAAGAGTTATTACAGAATTGGGATAGTTTACAGAAAGTAAATTATAACTCTACTATTCATTATTGCCCTTATTGTGGAGAGAAAATAGAAGTAGAAGTTGTTAAAGAAGTAGACATCACTTTTAAATACGAAAGACTTTTAGACAAGCTTAGAAAACTAGAGCGCCAGAAACAGAATGCGTGGAAAAATAAAAAGGCAAATAGAGAATATATAAATAGTCAGATTAAAAGGCTTAGAGATATATTGAATAGTTACAATTATATCTCTTGTGAACTCAGAGACTTGGAGGAAATAAAATGACACAATTAGAGAAGATAGATTATGCTATTAAATCTCTTGAGATAGCAAAAGCCGAAGCACAAAAGGTTGAGAATGGTAAAGGAAACGGCAGGAGTGGAACAGTTATTAGAGAGTCGTTAAAAATGGCATCAAGGATAGCACGTCAAGTAGCAAATAGTTGTGTTTTGGGTTGTTGTACTTATTGGCGTAGAGGACATGAACTCTTTGTAAACGATGAAGATGAGCAATCTGATAATTAATGAAATCGGTATTTTAAAGCAGGTGATTAGGTTGAAATACATAGAGAATATAGTAATAGGAAAGCCTTTAGTTTCTCCTAAAGATATTTTTGCTTTAGATGAAACTGACTGGAAAAACTTTGAGCAGGAAAAAACCTATTATACAGAAGAAAGATACTTGCCAAAAATTCTTGTTGAGTTAGGTATTTATCCGTCAATAAGCGAAATCCGAAGAAATAAGCCAAATCTTGTTGTCAATTTGGATAAAGTAGACTTCATCAACGAATTGAAGATCAGCAAGAAGAGAAAAATATGGATTTTAGTAGGAGAATAAAACAATGAGAAAATTTTTATTAATTATATTGGGTTTAATGTTGTTTTTTTGTGTGGTGGGAGGTAAAGACGCAGCTGTCTTTTCAATAGGAGCATCAGATTTAAGACCTAAATATATGGATTTGGTTGCAATACCTTCAAGTGATATTGGAGCGACAATAAGATATGATAAAAATACCAAAGTAATGTATTATGAATGCCAAAATGGTATCACACCTATCTATAATTCAGACGGAACAGTTAAATTATATGACGGAGAATAAAGATGAGTACAAATTATTACATGATAATAACAGATAAAAATCTTGTAGAAAAGTATTTTCCAGATGAATATCGAATTGTGGATAAACCATATTGGGGATATGAAATACATATAGGTAAAAGAAGCTATGGTTGGTGTCCTATATTTGAAAGACATAACAAAGCATATAAGTCGGTGAAAGAAATGATAGAATTTTTATCCAGATATCACGATGTTATAGGTATTTATGATGAATATGGTACTGAGATTTCAATTAAGGAATTACAAGAGGAACTTATTGATTGGAAAGAACATCAGGAAATTAGATATATGAAATATGTTCCAAAAGGCGTTCCTGATGAATTGTTTGGTGGAACTAAGTATTTTATTGAAGGAACGAAGGATGATTATGATATTACCATTCCTTATGACCATATTGAATATGTCAAATTAAATCCCTTTGATGATATTTCTAATTATTATAGGGATGAAGATGGTTATGTGTTTATAGAAGGAGAATTTTGTTAGAAAGGAGGGAAGTTATATATGTCGGTATTTTCAATTCTATTATGCATTGTATTAATAGTCCTATGGCTTTTGATGTCACCATTGTTCACAAAGATTGGTTCGTGGGTAATGGATATGGTGAATAGTTTTATAAATGAAGACGAAGAAAAGGAGAATTAAAAAATGAAAAAGACAATTGGTGGAATTATATCAGGTATAGTATTGCTTATAGTAGTAATTTTATTAGTAAAATCAACAGTAAGAGTACCTGCTGGTTATGTGGCAATACAGTATAGCATGAATGGTGGCATTAAAGACAAGGTTTTAACTCAAGGTTGGCATTTCAAATCACCTATGGTAAAGACTACTTTATATTCAACAAGTCTCGAGCAGTCTTATTTGACAGCTGGTAAGAATGGTGATTCTAGTGAGAATGATAGTTTTTCGGCTAGTTCATCAGAAGGCAAGGCTTTGCAGATAGACCTTACATTTACATATCAATATAATGCTGACAAGGTTTCTGACTTATTCACAAGATTTCGTGGTCAGGCTGGTAAAGAAGTAAGAGATAGTTTCATTAAGCCAAACATTATCTCTTGGACTAAAGAGGTAGTAGCAAATTATAAGGTATCAGATATTCTTGGCTCAGAAAGAGCAAATGTTAATACTGCACTCACAAATTATCTTAATAAGAAGTTTGAACCTTACGGCATAACAATAAGTAATGTTTCACTTATTAATATTACTGTTGACGAAAAGACTCAGGAAGCCATTAACGCAAAGATTACGGCACAGCAGGCAGCAGAAACACAGGAAATTAATAATCAGACTGCTATTAAAAAAGCAAAAGCCGATGCTGAAAAGACAAGAACAGAAGCACAGGCTAAAGCAGACGCCGAATTAATCGAAGCAAAGGCTCAAGCAGAAGCAAATAAACAGTTAAGTTCTTCTATTACCGATGAACTTATCAGAATGAAAGAAGCTGAAGCTAGAGTTAAGCATGGTTGGGTAACAATTAATGGTACATCAACTGTAGTAACAGATAAGAAGTGATATTAAAAAGGGAATATACATATGAGACAGATTGATAGATTAAGGAATATGTCATTGGAAGAGATTGCGCCATTGTTAGTTAGTATGACAAGAGTCGATTTAGACGGGTTTAAATTTTCTATTCCCAATGGCGAAACATTCATCAGAAAAGAAGATGCTATCAATGCCTGTATAACGTGGTTGGATAGTGAGTACGAAAGGATGAATATATGAGTATAAAGAAATTTATTAAGAGCATGATAGCTATAACGGCAATAGTCGTTAGTTGCTTAAATACATATGGAGCTAGTTATACAACAAAGGCAGTTCCTGTAGGAGCAAGTAAGAAGACTTATATGAGTTATAAATCTATAACGGACAGAACTTCTTACCAATATAAACTACAGAAAAGAGCAACTACTGGCAAGTATGGTATTCGAACTATTGATGGCAGATACTGTATTGCTGTAGGTAGCTATTACTGTACAACAATTGGTACAAAACTAGATATTATTATGGAGAATGGAACAATAGTTAAATGTGTTCTTGCAGACGGTAAAGATAATAAACATACCGATTCAAGTAACAGACTTGGTAAAAATGGTTGTATCGTAGAATTCATTGTTGATACTAAATCGTTAGATAAGACTTGTAAGAAAATGGGAGACATGTCTTATGTTTCGTCTGGTGGTCTAAAAGGAGCAGTAAAGTCTATTAGAGTATATGATGAAACTGTATAAATAATGTTAAAGGGAGTGGATAATGTGAAAGAATATGATGTTACTCTTACGGCAACAGATTATAAAAAGAAACAACATCGCAAGAGAAGAAAAAGCGAATATAAATATAAGAAGCATTTGCAAAAAATACATAGCTTTGGTCATTATCCACCTCCAGTTGATATAATCTCTAAATCTTATGTTCGCTCTAATTGGAGTTTATTTAAATATGCTAAGAAGCATGCAAACAGAATAGTACGAAGAAAAAAGAGTGAACTATATAATAATCGAAGTTTCAAAAAGATAGTTGACTTTGAAGATTTGATGTTTTGAAGATTGGATGTGATATGAATGTTGATAGGTTTTTTAGAAATTGTTTTAGTTATATATTTAATGTTTGTAAATTTGATGGAATTCTTAGTTTTAGGGATGATGATGAGTGAATCATATAATAGATATAGCGAATCAACAATAATCGAATTTTGTTTATATGTTATTTTTGGAAATATCTTTGAGAGATATCTTGATTTTACTGAAAAGAATATATTTGGAATTTGTCTAAAGTTAGTTCATTTTTTTAGTTCTATTCCAGGTATTATTATAGCAGCTCTAGCAACAATATCTTTTAATTTAGTCGAAAGATTTATTAAATTAGGCAACAAAAAGTGAAAATAATTGTGATGAGTTAATCTTGTCACAAAATATAGGGCTATCGCCAAGTGGTAAGGCACAGGGTTTTGATCTCTGCATTCATCGGTTCGAATCCGATTAGCCCTGTTATTTACAGTAAGAAAGGAGAATAAGAAAGTGTTTATTTTAACTAATGGTAAAAATTATGTAATGGAAAATCCTATGAAGATAGGTGAGTATTTAGCAACCACTTCGCCATTAAAAGCAAAACAATTTACATATAAACAAGCAAGGTCATTAGTCCAGAGAGGCGGTAAAAGGTTGTCATGGCTAAGAAACTATCAGCTTGTTGATGTAGATAAAAACGAAGAATCAGAATTATCTCTTTACTATAAGGGTAATGATGGAGTTTATATGGATGAAAGTAATTTTGATTATTCAATGCTTGATAAGATAATAAACGAAACAAATAATCTTCTAGGATTAGCAGGCTGGGATATGGAACAGCTTAATACATATAAGAATCTGCTTATAGCAGAACTAAGTAGATGTGATAGTGCTGAATCTGACATTGAGCACGCATTACAAACTTACAGAGAAAATAGAGGTGGTAAAAAGCCACAAGCTCATAGAATGGCAAAAGTCGGCTACCTGCTCGATGACATAAGAGACAAGCATAAGAAATTAAAGCAGTGTATAAGATTCATTCAGGTTATGGAAGATGCTATCACTCATCAATATACCATTGGTAAGATAAAACTTGAGTTAAGCAAAGTTAGTTCTTCTGAATATAAAGGGAGAACCAAATATTATAAAGTAGCTTTGGAACTATTAGGCGGTGAAAACTAATGTTTGGAATTATGGCATGTAAAGCTGGTTTGATTGGTTTTGTAGTCGGCGTAGTAGGATATTTGTTGGTTCTTTTTGGATTTAAAGAATTGAGAAATATGTGTCTAAAATTATTTGATATAAAGCATATTATCGGCAGTTCCATTATATATGGAATGCTTATTGGATTAAGTGTTACATTTGTTGGAATAATTGTTGAAAGCGCTAAAACGTTATTTAAAGTAATGCAATAAATAATGTATATAAAGGAGAAATTAAAATGGCAGTATTAAAAAATTTTAAAAACGATGAATTAATTGTAAGTTGCAAGTGTGGTTGTAATGATGGTATACATATAAAAATTAATAAAGAAGAAGACGAAACAGATCGTGCTTTTATCACTTTTACTAATGGCAACTTCTATAGAGAACAAGGTAGCTCATTTATTAAAAAGCTTCAGAAAATTTGGGCGATTATTGCAAATAAAGATTTTTATTACTCTGATATTGTTATGACCGAAAAAGATTTTAAGGAGTTTACAAATTGGGTTGTTAGCAAAGGTAAAATGTCTTCAATGGATATGGTGGAAAATATGTTGACAGAAATTGGAAATATATATCCAGATAGAGAAATTATTATTGAAACAAATAATGGTTCAGTGTCTACGAAGTTGTCAAAAGCAAATATTTTTGTAGACGGTGATGGAAATTTAGTTGTTGATGCAGAATAAGGAGGATTATTATGGCAAAATTAGAAGGTTTTAAAAAGGTAGCTGTTATTAAGTATGGTTGCAATTCATATCATTTTGCGATCTATGAAGATGGTAATGACTATAATGTTGGAGATTATGTTATATTGAGTGGTAGTTCTATTCCAGAAAAGATTTCTGAGATTATTAGGGTAGAAGAAGCAGCCGAAAGATGCAAAAAGAATATCACAGCAGAAGTTATAGGTAAAATTGATATTTCAGCATTCGAAAAACGAATTGAACAACGCAAAGAAAAAGAAAAGTTAAAGAAAGAAATGAACAAGCGTAAACAGGAAATTCAGAAGATATTGGATGACGAATATTATGCTTCTAAGGACGAAGTTTATGCCAAGATGTTAAAGAGATATAGAAGTATGTAGCAAGACGATGAAACTTGGTTTTCATTTGGAATTTAAAGGAGAGATTAGATGTATACATGGACGACAGATGTAAGGGAAAAAGGATGGAATAATGAGACAAGAGATACTATCGAAGAATGCATAGAAGATGCAAAAGCGATGTATGAAGTAGTTTCTGAAGATGTAATTTATATTGGGAAATGCCAAGATGTGGGTTTTTGTGGTTTTGATTTTAGAAATGTTCTTATGAAGATGGAACAATATATAGATGAAGAAGATGCTGTAATGTTAGCTGGAAGGGATATTTCTTCTACTTTTGGCAATTATGCTTATAGAATACCAATTTATAAAAAATACAATGAAAAGTTTTTGCAACTTGTAGAAGATTACATAAAAGAAATTGGTGAAACTCCACATGCTTATAACATTGTTGATATACAAAAAATTAAAATTGAACAGGAGAATAATTAAATGAATAATTTAAAAGAAAATTTAACAAGAGGAGGGGTAATAGCAATTGTAGCTATCTTTATTCTAGCATGTTGTTATGGACTTAGTTGGATTGTTACATGTGGAATTATTAAGCTTATTACAATGTGTTTTGGATTAACATTTAAGTGGTCTATTGCAACTGGTATTTGGTTGATTATCTGTATTTTAAGGTCAGTTTTCAATGTAACAGTGAAGAAATAGAGTCGAAGGAGACTGACATTTCTTGGTGCAGATTGGAGAATATTATTATGGAATATAAAAGAGGTCGTAGAGTGTGTCTTAATTTGATACGAGATCCAGTAGATAATTACATAGAACATAAAGATGAAATCGAAGAAGTTCTTAAACCATTCACAGTAGTTCCACGAAATAAAATATCTAAAGTAGGTACAGACCAATGGTTATATGTTAGTTCAACTCAACAAGATAAAAAATATGTAAGAGCTGTCGAGATTTGTAAAGGTAGTAAGATTTACAGTGCGGATGAAAACGACTTATATGAATTAGATAAAGAATTGAATGAACTTGGATTTAAGACAAGAATGGGTAGAAATTGCGATACAGGAACTTTAAGTATTGCAGTTTTAGAAGAATCTGAAACAGAGAATATATAAATAGGTTTTGACACGAGCCTTATACTATCGTTAATTCATTCAAAGGAATGATTGGTAGTGAAAGTCTTATAGAAATTCATTAGTCTTATATGCTTTCGAGTATATTTGGAAGTGAATGTATATAAGAACCCAACGTGCTTTAGCCGTTGGAGTATCAGAATGTCTTATTATATAAAGGAATAGGAGTAAGTTAATGAATTTAGTACAGGCTCTTAAAGAACAAATACATTTGTGCAAAGAATTAAATATATATAGGTGTGGTATATTTGTAAAAAGTCCAAAACAAGGACGTATCGTCATGCAGTGTATTGCAAATTTATCATATATTCTAAATGATATACAAGTTAGACAATATCAATATTATGCAGATATTTGCTGGAACAATGGAAGTATGATTCAGGTTTGGTGTGCGAATGATTTTATTCCTATAAGAGGACTTAGGTTTAACGGTGTAATAATTGAAAGTGAAATTGATAGAAAAATAATTAATGAATCTATATTACGATATGTTCAACCTATACTTAATTGTGATGGACTGGGAATTAATAATAACGACAATATTAAACAGAGAATACATATAGTAGAAATTAAAAGTAATGATATTAAAGACTTTGACAAATAATTTATAAAAGTTTATTTATGTTAAATAAACACAGGAGGAAAAATGATAATGTCAAAAGATAAAGAGTTAATAAGTAGGTTGCGAAACAAAGAGAGTATTAGATTAAGCGATATTTATGACAATGAAGAAGGTATAGAAAGTATAACTGGAAATCCAAATTGTAAGTCCGATGAAAACATGAAAGTTGAACTTTTAGGACATGTAGAATTAAACGGAGTTAATGATTTCTTCGCATATGATAGAAATTTTCAGCCAGGAGATGTAGTTAAGCATTTTAAAGGTGGTTTGTATACGATTGTTGCTATTGGAACTAATACAGAAACAGAAGAGGACATGGTTGTATATAAGAGTTTAAAAGATCGAGAAGTGTGGATTAGACCATATGATATGTTTGCTAGTAAAGTAAATAAAAAGACGTATCCAAATACTCATCAACCATACAGGTTTGTTAAAGTAAAGAGAATATAAAACTGGAGGGGAAAATGACATTATGAAACAAGTAAATAAGTCGCTAATGTTGGCTCAAATAGAGCAGATATGTGATTACAGAGGTTGGGCGAGAAAACTTCCTGCTTTTCACTTTGATAAAGAATGGGATGTACTGATTGTTCCACCATTTGCGGGCGCAATTATCCGTTTTGTAATTAGCTATAATGGAAAATATGTATCTGTATATTTTGATGCATATTCAGAATTAGGTTGGATGTATGATAAGAATGAACAACCAATACCATATTTTGAATATTATGATGGTGAAGATACTTATAGATATCTAATCAATGAATCAGAACAGATGATGAATGATATTAGAAATTTCTTAAACAATTAATCTTGACTTGTTCGAGTCGAAAATTCCAATGAAATCAAAGCTGAATAGAGAATATAAATATGGGTGGAAGAACAGCATACCCTTGGGTTTGTATACCCAAAAATCACTGTTGAAGATAGATGTTTTATATAAATTTATTTTCTGTGTTCCGTCCAAGTTGGGCGTTTATATATAAGTTATAAAAAATATTATTACATATAAGGAGGATTCATTTAATGAATTTTGAAATGACAGGAAAGTTAAGTATTCCAAAGGAGACAGAGAAGTTTCATCCTGATACTGAGAAAACTTATGACTCAGGTTGGACTCGCAAGCAGTTAATGTTTAATGTTGCTTGTGGTGATAACAGACATATACTCACGGTAACAGCAGGTGCTTTTAAGGATTGTCATGGTGACATCTACAGCTTCACTAAGGGTAGTGTAGACGAAAATGGCAACAAGGTTAAGGGTGAATCAATTAAGATTCCGTTCAAGGAGAGACTTACTTCACCAAAGTTAGCAGAGATTGCAGAATTTAAGAAGTTTATTGTTGACCTTGAGAAACCTGGTCGTAGATATAAGCTTGAGAAAGCTGCTGAAAAGGTTAAGGAAGGTACAAGTCTTACAGATGAAGAGTTAAAAGAGATTGGTGTTGAGAATGAAGCTGATGTAAATTCAGAACTTGATAAGAGTAATAAGAGAAGACACGAGTTTATTTCTGAGTGGGATTTTATTGATATGATCAAGAAGGTTATCAATAGCGACAAGTACAAGGATAAGAAATTCTTTATTCGTGGAAATGGAGAATATCAGTATTCAGATAAAAATGAGAGAGTATATGAGTCTTATGTACCTAATCGTATTTATCTTGCGGCAGATGATTCAGAAGAGTCATCTACAGCAACAATCAATATTTTATTTAATTCTGAGAGCTTAGATGATATGAGTGTTGAGGAGAAGGGGAAAAATTATGTAAATGGTTACATGATGGAGTATGACAATAATCGTAAGGAGAATATTCCTGTACCAGTTACAATTACAATTCCAATTCCTTCAGATGATACAGATGAAAAAGCCAAGAAGAGAGTAGAATCAATTAAGCATAAATTTATGGTTGATGATGACACATTCAAGGAATATGGGGCTGTTGTTAATATGTTGAATGGGGCACAGAAAACAGAGATTACAGAGGACATGCTCACTGACGAACAGAGAGATGATTTAGAGTGCGGATTAATTACTATGGATGATATTCGTGCAGAGCTTGGTGAAAGTGTATATGGTGAAAGAATTAGAGAGTATCAGTTCTTGAAACCAGCAAGAGGATTTACTCGTGGGCGTGTTGATACGGTGTATTCAGCAGATGACATGATTATCAACCCACTCGAAGAGGAACTTCCAGATGGTACAGAAGATTTATTTGAAGATGATGATGACGAGCTTTAAAAGAGATGAGGGCATTTGCCCTCTCTCAAAATTAAATAATAATATGGAGGAATTATAAATGGCAAAATACGGAAAAAGAAGTTCGATTAGTGAGAAGTTAAATGATTTTACAATTTGTTTACTTGGAGAGGCAGGTATTGGTAAAACATCAACAATTGCCGAGGCTTGTGAAAAAGAGTTTGGTGCTGACGGTTACATGATTCTTGATATGGGTAAAGAACAAGGTATGGAAGCTCTTGAAGGTTATTCATATGAGACTTGCGAAGATTGGAAGAAATTTGATGACGTAACTAAGGATATTATTAAAAACAAAGACGCTGATTATCCAGATTTAAAAGTTATTGTTATTGATACTCTCGATCAGTTTGTAGAGATTATGACACCATATGTCATTAAGCTTTGGAATACAGAGAATATGGGTAAAAAGAATTTTGAGCCAGCCAAAACCATGAATGCTGCGTGGTCTGGTTTTGGTAAGGCTGATGATAAGCTTGTTGAGTTAGCACTTAATAGAGTATGGGAGCTCAAGAAGGTTGGTGTAAATACATGGTTTACTGGACATGTTAAGATGAGAAATAAAGTAGATCCACTTACACAGGAAGAGTATTCAGTTCTCTCAACAGATATTTCTCAGAGAATTTTCGAGGGATTTAAGACAAAATTCCATGTAATCGGTATTGCTTGTATCGACAGAACTATTGATATTGAGTCAACTGGTAGAAAGAATATTGTTACAAAGAAAGATGTTACTGTTAGTAAGGTTAAGGAAGAGAAAAGAAAAATTGTATTTAGAGATGATAACTACAGCATTGATAGTAAGTCTCGTTTAGCAGCAATCGAGCCAGAGATTCCACTTGATGCTGATGAACTTCTTAGAGCATTAAAGGATGCTATTAAGAATTCTAAGAAGAAGGCTGGGAATACTCCTAAGAAGACAGTCCCAATTAAGAAAGAAAAGCCAGTAGAGCCAGATCTAATTGAGGATGATATTGACGACATTGATACACCAATCGAAGAGACAACAGAGGAAGTGGTTGAAATACCTACATATCCAGACGATTTAGATGCTGTTATTCGTAAGATGTATAAGGAATGCAATGATGCAGAACTCAAGGCATCAGTCAAGAATGTAATTGCTGAGTATGGTAAACTCAATGATGTTGATGAGGATGGATTAAAAAGAATCTACGATATGATGAATTAGTGAGGTATAGCACATGCTAGTAAAATGCAGGCTGTGCGGTACTAAGGTAGATAGAAATGAAGCATTCAAGGTAGTAGTAGGTGGTAAAAACACCTACTATTGCAACGAAGCTGAATATCAAAAAGTATTGCACGAGAGAGAAGTAAAAGATAATACATATGAGTGCATTAATCAGATATTTGGATATAAAGTTTTGAATTCCGCTTTGTTCAAAGAGATAAATCTTTTATTAGATGTGTATTCTTATGAACATATTTTGGCATATCTAACAGAGAATAAAGAGTATATAGCAAAGGTTCTTGAAAAAGATTTTGTAAGTGAATATGCAAAGATTCGATACTTCGGTGCAATACTAAAAAATAATATTGCTGATTTTAAAATGAAAGAACCTAAAAAGCCTAAAGAGGTGGGTGTAGATATGTCAACTATGAATTATAAGAGAAGAAATAAACGTAGAAGTTTATCTGAAATTGAAGAAAGTGTAGGTGATTGACATAAGTGAATTTATTACAGGCGTGAAAGAAAAGTATCCTGCTCAATTATTAAAAGGTAGGATTGAAATAGAGGGTAATGTCATTAGTTGTTTTTTCAAAGATATGCTTCTACTTGATGATACAACATTTGAGCAGAAAGATTTTGTTACAGCAGATGGTCTTTTTTATTTTTCGTTATTGAAAAATTTACGAAAGAAAGGCTTTTACTCTCTTGATGAAATTACCATTCTGTCTAATACGAATCAAGAAGTTATTGAAAAATTTGAGGATAAAGGTGGTTGGGAAGCAATTCAGCACCAAATTGATATTATCAATACTCAGAATTTTGACACATACATAGATATTCTTTACAGAGAGAATATTATGATGAACATGTATAAAGATGGTTTTAATCTTCTGCAAGAAATAACTGTAGGAGATAAAAAGGTAATCCCATTAAAACTATTTAGAAAAATGACTGCTGAAGAAGTCACAGATTGGTATGAAGCTCGTATATCCAGTTATGGTACAGGATATAGTAGCAAGATTCTTGAAGAGGAAGAAATAGATTTTGATGATGAATTTATTGAATCTTGTAAAGATGGTGAAGAGAATGGTGTTCCATTTGATATAGCAGGATATGATAAAAATGGGGAGGAAATGAATTGTTTTCCTTTTCTATCACGACAGATAATGGGGTTACTTGAAGGGACACTTACTATGATGGGTGGTTTCTCTAGTGCGGGTAAATCTACATGGTGGATTACAGTTCTTATGGCACTTCTGCATTATGACAGAAAGATTCTTATTATATCCAATGAAGAGAGCATAAAGAAATTTAAGATTAAATTCATGGTTTGGTTATTGGGTAAGCGTAATAGATATTTTAAACTTACTAAGAAAAAAATGGCTGCTGGTGATATCAATACTGAGAGTAGAGAACAATTATCTGATGTTCAGAAATTTTGGAGAGATAATTATAAAGGAAGAGTCAAATTTATTTCTATTAATGATGCTGATATGAGAGTTATTAAGAAAAAAATTCGTGAGAATGTTTTAAGATATGGATATGACACGGTATTATATGACACATTTAAAATCCAAGAAGGTGACTTTTCAACAACAAGACAAGATATGGCACTTGTAAGAGATAGTCGTGAGTTAGATAAACTTGCAAAAAAATATAATCTTATAATGCTTGCCTCCGTTCAGTTAGCTGAATACATGAAGGGTAAGTTATTCTTAGACGCTTCAGCATTGAGCAATTCTAAGCAGATCAAAGAGATATTAGAGAATTTATTCTTAATGAGGACTGTATATGCAGAAGAATTAGATGAGAAGAGTAAATATTATTGTCGTCCATTTAGACTTAAAAGGGTTAATGATAAATGGATAGAAGAGGAATATAAACCAGATCCGAATGCGGTTTGGAGAGCAATATTTATAGAGAAATGTCGTAGTGGTGCTAATTCAAGCGATAATGGAATTGGATATCTATTACGTTACGACGGCGACCATTGTATCTTTAGGGAAGTTGCGCAAGCGAGATTTAAGCATGGAGAGATAAAATAATTATGAAATTACTTGATTTAACGGGCAATAGATATGGCAGATTAACAGTTATTAAGAGGGCAACAGATAAAGAATATAAGCGTCCTCATTGGCTGTGCAAGTGTGATTGTGGAAATGAGACGATAGTATCTAGTGCAAATTTATGCGCAGGAACAACTAATTCTTGTGGTTGTTTAAGAAGGGAACTAACAATAGTTCATAATCAAAATATGGGAAAAGCTATTCGATGTAAAAAACGTAAAGAAAATAAATATGATTTATCAGACGAATATGGTGTTGGATATTTTGAAAATGGCGAAACATTTATTTTTGATTTAGAAGATTTTGATTTAGTTTCAAGATATTATTGGGTTATACAAAATGGTAATAGAGCATATCGAAGAATAGTAACAACAACTGACGGGAAAATGATTCCTATGCATAAGATATTGACTGGTAAAAGTTGTATGGATCACATAAATAGAAACACATTTGATAACAGAAGAAATAATTTGCGTGTCGCCAACTACTCTCAAAATTCACAAAATAGGACAAAGCAATCTAACAATACCAGCGGAGTAATTGGTGTAAGTTTCGACAATCAATCAGGAGTTTGGAAAGCTAGAATTAATATTGACAAGCATCAATATACCGTATATAGAGGCAATTCGTTTGAAGAAGCTGTGGTTGCTAGGCTTAAAGCGGAGAATAAATATTATGGAGAGTTTGCACCGCAGAAACATTTATATGAACAATATGGTGTGAAATAAAATAACAAATTATGGATGGAGTGATATATGTTAGCTGATATTAAAAAAGAACTGATAAATCACCCAGATAAGCTAAAAGATGTTCTTGAACATTTTGGCTATTGTAACATAGTAATTCGTCCCAAATATATTTCATTTGGGCGAGATGAGAAATCTTCAAAGAAAAGTATAGTAATTAATCTTGAAAATAATGAATATCTGTACATTATAGATTATGCGAGAAATATAAGAAAAGATATTTTTTCGTATATTATTGACCAAAGAAAAGTTGAATTTATAGACGTACTTAATGAAGTAAAACACGTACTAGGTATTACAGATTACTATGATTTCTTTGATAATAGAGGAATTTTTGGAGGATTTTATGAGAAGATTAGAAAACGAAGAACGAATAAAGTCAATACATATGATGATTCCATCTTAAATTGCTATGTTCATTGTGGGAATACAAAGTTTCTTGCTGATAATATATCACTTCTTTCACAAAAATTTTTTGGCATAAGATATGATGTAAAATCACAAGGCATTGTTATCCCTATAAGAAATCAGTTTGGACAGCTTATGGGTGTAAAAGAACGATTTAATTATGATGTTGCTGATGGTGAGATGAAATATTTTTATGCTGTACCTTGCAGTATGAGTCAAACATTATTTGGTTATTCTCAAAATTATGAATTCTTAGTAGATAATACAATCTATATCTTTGAAGCTGAAAAGAGTTGTATGCAATGTTATTCATACGGAATAAGAAATTGTGTATCTCTTGGAAGTGGATCTATTTCTATTCAACAGGTTAAAATGTTACTCGAATTAAATCCCAAAAAGATAATTTTCTTACATGATGTCGGATATGGCTTAGAAAATATTATGAGAAATATTGGTATGGTAAAGAATTATTCTAGGTTTACAGAGATAGAACTTGGCTATTGGAGTTATTTTGGTCGAGGATATAAAGATAAAGTTTCGCCGTCTGATTTAGGGAAAGAATGTTTAGAGAATATATTAATGAATGAAATAACAATGATTGGAGATGAAGATGACGAAGACGAATTATAGAATACTAAATGATTGTCGTGGGATGTATGAGGATGAAGTATTTGATACGATTTTAAGTCAAAGAGGAATTAATGACGTTGAACATTTTTTGACTCCTACAGAAGATGATTTGCTTCCCCTAGATTCATTACTTCGTATTGACGAAGCATATCAAAGAGTAGATAGAGCGATTGTAAATAATGAGTGTATTGGAATTTTATTTGATACAGATTTAGATGGAATTACATCAGGAACAATAATGACTAGGTATTTCAGACATTCTACTGATAACATTAAAACTTATATTGACGAGGGTAAAATGCATGGTTTGATTGGGCAAAATTTATCTCAGTTTGAAGACATTGATTTACTTATTATTGTAGATAGTTTGGATAAAGATATATCTCAATATAAGTTATTAAAAGAAATGGGAGTAGATGTAATTGTACTCGATCATCATGCAATTAAAGAGAAAGAATCATATGATGATTATGTAATTCTTGTATCTTCCCAGAGGAATTATGAAAATACTCAACTATCAGGTGCAGGTGTTGTGTGGAAGTTTTGTAAATATCTTGATGAACAATATCTTACAGATTATGCAGATGAACTTGTTGATTTAGCCGCATGTGGTCTTGTTGGAGATATGATGGATATGACTGTTATGGAGAATAGATATATTGTATCTAAGGGATTAGAGAAGATATATAATCCAGCAGTTAAGAAAATTGTTGGTGGCTTTGAGTTTAATAGTACCGCTATTTCATTCAGCATTGCACCAATTGTCAATGCAAGTAATCGCATGGGTAAAAATGAAATTGCTATGAAAGCATTTTTAGAAGATGAAAATAAACAAGTTTTAGCCTATGTAAAAGAACTAAAGAAATGTAAGGAAGATCAAAACAAGGAAGTAGATAGACTATTACCAGATATATTACAACAATGTAATGCTCAGTCAGATAAGAAGATGATTATTACATATATAGATACACCTTATGGGGTTAGTGGATTACTTGGAAATAAGTTATTGGAAAGGTATCAAAAACCTATTCTTGTTCTAAAAGACACTAAGGATACATTTTCTGGTTCAATGCGAGCAATTGGGGTAGATGATTTTCGCCAGATTTGTAACGACAGTGGTTTTGCAAAAGCAGATGGGCATGAATTAGCAAGTGGTATTACTATAAAAAAATCTGACATTGATAAGTTTGTATTATATATAGAAGAAATTCTTCCAGAATTGGAATCTGACACCTCTATAGATGTAGATATCCAGATTAATATTTCGGATGTTACTCGCAAGCTTGTGGAGAATATAAAGAAGATAGATAAAATATCTGGTACAAATTTTAAGCCTGTAAAAGTATTTATTGATGGTATTGATGAATATGAAATCAGTCAAATGAGTGACTATAAACATCTTGTAATAAAACCAAATGATTATCTACAAATTATCAAGTGGAATTTTAATGGCTCGTTTGATGAGATGGATGAACATAGTTTAATGAATGATGAGTTACAGGTTGTTGGAACGCTAAATAGTGGCTGGCTTGGTAAGAAGTTTTCGCTAAAGGTTATATGTGATGAGATTGAGGAGGTGGATTGATATATGAATAAAAAATATACTTATGAGATTGGTAAAATATATGGAATCAGAAAACTCCTTAAAGTATTTAAAAATGAAGATGGTGTAGAAATGGCAACGACAGAATGTATTATATGTGGAAATATTAAAACATGTAAAGCCTATGAAATACATCATGGAAAACATACATCTTGTATTTGTCAATTAAGAAAATATGAAAATAAAAATGAAAAATTATATTCTGTATATGCCAATATGAAATATAGATGTTATAACCCTAATATGCATGAATTCCATAATTACGGTGGCAAAGGAGTTGTATTATGCGAAGAATGGCTTGGGGAAAATGGATATGAAAATTTTTATCTATGGGCAATTAATAATGAATATAAAGATGGTTTAACTATAGATAGAATTGATGAGAATGGCAATTATGAACCTAGTAATTGCCAATGGATAACTAAAAGTGAAAACACAGCAAAAGCCAATAAAACTTGTCAACATAGAAAAGCTGATAAAGGAACGTATTATGGAATTGATCCAGATGGAAATATCTATAATTTTGACAATGCTAATCAATTTGCTAAAAAACATGATTTACTTGGTAATTGCGTAAGACAAGTTGCTAATCATTCAAAAAAGACACACAAGGGATGGAAGTTTGGATTTATATCAGAGGAGAATCAATATGCGATATAACAATTATCATAAACATGATCATGTCTCTAATATTTTTTCGCCAGATACAAACACCAAGCAAGAAGAATATATTTTGAAAGCACTTGAATATGGTCATACAAGTTATTATACGACAAACCACGGCTCGTTTGGCGATATATTTGAGGCAAAGACTCTTTGTAATAAGTACGGTATTAAGTGTATAGCAGGAATTGAAGGATATATTGTACCAGACGCTTCTGAGAAAGATAAAAGGAATTACCATATTATTGTAATTCCAAAAACTGATGAAGCAAGAAAAAAGATGAATTATGTTTCAAGTATGGCGAATATCAATGGATTTTATTATAAACCAAGATTTTTTATGAAGGATTTACTTGCTTTGGATAGGGATGATGTGTATATTACAACTGCCTGCGTAGCAGGTCTTTTGAGAGATGAGGATTCAATTGAAAAAATATTTAAGCCATTATTTAAACATTTTGGCAATAATGTAATGCTTGAAGTCCAAACTCATCTTGATCCCATTCAGATAGAGATAAACAAAAAAGCTATTTATTTTTCGGATGAATACGGGTTATCATTGATTGCCGCCAATGATTCCCATTATATTAACGAAGAAGGCAAACAAGAACGTCTTGAATTATTAAAAGGTAAACATATTAATTATGGTAGTGAGGATGATTTTATTTTAGATTATCCAACTGCTGAGACAATGATAGAGAGATTCAAAAAACAAAATGTTTTGTCAGATAAACAAATTGATGATGCGATTAATAATACTCTGATATTTGATAATTGTGAAGAAATCAAACTTGACTATTCTATCAAGATGCCAACCATCTATCCAAATCTTACGCCAAATCAGCGTGTAAAACTCCTCAAAAAAGAAATCAACAAGCGATTTAAAGTCATTAGAGAACAAGAAAATATATCTGATGATGATTTTAAAAGATACCGAGATGGTATTCGATATGAAATGAAAATCATAGAGGATACAAATGATAAAGTTCATACGGCAGATTATTTCCTATTTAATGAGAAAAATGTTGATTTAGCAGTAAATAAATATGGTGGAGTACTTACAAGAGGTGGAAGAGGTAGCTGTGGTTCTTTTTATATAAATAGAATATTGGGAATGACTCAGCTTGATAGATTTAAAATTAATCTTCCACTTTTCCCTGATAGATTTGCTTCCACTGCTCGATTATTAGAAAATCGTTCCCTCCCAGATATTGATTTTAATGTTAAAAGTCAAGAGCCATTCGTTAAAGCTTCAAGAGAATTATTGGGAGAGCATGGTTGTTATCCAATGTATGCACCTGGAACTATGCAGATTTCAGAGGCATTTAGAAATGTATGTCGTTCAAAAGGTATGGATTTTGATGAATTTAATGATGTAGCAAAAAATCTTGAAGCTTATGAAAATGATGAAAAATGGAAACCAATCATAGAAGAAGCGAATAAATATGTAGGAACAATCGTATCTGGTTCAGTACATCCCTGCGCCCACATTCTAAGCGATAAGAATTTATTATACGAATATGGTGTAACTAGGTTAGGAGAAAATCTTTGTGTATTAATAACATCATCTGAAGCTGATGAATACAAAGTGCTTAAAAACGACTATCTAATCGTCAAGGTTTGGAAATTAATTGATGAAACGTTTAAAGAGATTGGAAAACCGATTATTACAGCGAATGAGTTGTTAAAATCTATCAAAGATGATAAGAGAATATGGGATTTATTTAAGAATGGAATAACCTGTACTCTTAATCAGGTGGATAGCGACAATGGATCGCAACAAGCAAAAAGATATAAAGTGTCCTCATTTGAAGATGGTGCTCACTTAACGGCAGCTATCAGACCATCGTTTGACTCATGGAGAGAGCAATTTTTAAATCGAGAAGATTATACAACTGGTTCAGAACAATTGGACGAAGTTTTAAGTGATACACATGGATATATATTATTCCAAGAGTCTTTAATGCAATATTTTGATTGGCTTGGTGTAACACCTGCTGAGTCTATTGGATTAATCAAAAAGATATCTAAAAAGAAAATAAAACCAGAAGACTTTGCTAATCTCGAAGAAAGAATCAGAAAACAATGGATAATCAATACTGGTTCAGAGGGTGGGTTTGATACAACTTGGAAAATGATTCAGAGCTGTATGAGTTATGGATTCTGTAGTGCTCATGCGGCAGCCACATCTCTTGATATGTGTTATGGTGCATATTTAAAGGTTAATTATCCACTTGAATATTACAGTGTATGTTTCAATAATTACGCAGATGATCAAGTAAGAACAAATAAGCTTAAAAAGGAACTGGATTATTTCAATATCAAATTGAGCGATATTAAATTTAGATACTCAACATCAAAATATTCTTACAATAAAGAGAATAATACCATATACAAAGGAATGTCGTCTATTAAGTATATCGGCGATAATGTTGGAGATGATTTGTACACTTTGAAAGATAAGAAGTACAACGATTTTATAGATTTGCTTATTGATATAAAAAATACTTCTGTTAATTCCAAACAATTAGAGATATTGATTAAATTGAATTTCTTTTCTGAGTTTGGTGAAATAAATACTCTACTTGCTCAAACAGATTATTTTGATAAGGTGTATGGTAAAAAACAATTCAAGATAGATAAACTTGAAGAATTGGGATTACCTAAAGATATTGTTAAATCTCACTGTAAAAAACAAACAGAAAAAATCTGGAAGGATTTTGATTCAATATCGTTGTTAAAAGATATTGTAAAGAATGTGGATTATAAAGAGACTTCTATTTTAGATATTTTTAATTATCAGCAAGAATTATATGGATATGTGTCTTATACTCAGCCAACAGCTAACAAACGACTATATTATGTATCAGACATTAATTCTACGAAATATCTTACAACAATTACTCTATTTGAGATTTATAGTGGTAAGACACGAACAGTCAAAATGTGGACAAGTGCATACAATCGTAACCCGTTCAATAAAGGTTTAATCTTATATATTATTTCCCTTGAAAAGAAGAATAAAAAAGAGCCAACTGGTGAAATAAATCCAGTTACAGGTAAGAAAATTTATAAAGAAGTACCCGATAAATTTGAATTTTGGTTGAGTAAATTTGTAATAAAAAACGATATTGAGGAGGACGAAGACGATATTTAACAAATATAAGTACACAGATAAGGAAATGGAAGAGTTAATATCTTCCATTGTAATCCTTGTTGACACAAGAGAAAAAGTCAATTCCCACATCACAGATTATTTTGATAGAAAAGAAATTAAATATAAAAAGAAAGCTTTAAGCTATGGTGATTATTCATTCATGATACCAGCTAATGAAAAGCTTGGAATACTTCGTGATTTGTATTTTACAAATTCATGTGTCATTGAGAGAAAAGCAAGTCTTGAAGAGATAAGTGGTAATCTGACAAAAGAGCGTGATAGATTTGAAAAAGAATTATGTCTTGCACCAAAGACCAAAGTATTGCTAATCGAAAACGCTTCTTATGAAGATATAGCAATAGGGAACTATGATACGAAGTACAATCGAAAATCATTTATTGCATCAATACACAGCTTTTGGTTTAAATATAATATTCCAGTTATGTTTATGCCAAATAATCAATATTCAGGACTGTTTATCAGAGAATATTTTGAATATTTCTTAAAGAATTATCTTCGATAGAGAGAATATATGGGTAGGATGATATACGAATTATGTAAAAATTGTTTAGATTCAAAGATATTAAAGTAAAGGAGAAAATATGGACAAAGTAAAAGTTTTTGAAGGACTATTAAACAAGTTTGAGACAGATGAGATTAGAGATTATTGTGCTGATATGATTAAGGAAATTCCAGATTATATCTTCACAATTCCAAGTAGTACATCTTTTAAGTATCATAATAAAACACAGTGTCAGCCACATGGTCAGATTTTTCACGTTTTAATGTTTGCAGAAGTAATGAATTATGTTCTTGGATTAGAGTATGTAAAAGAAAAGACCAATGAGCGACAGCGAGATTGTTTGCGCTGCACACCAATTTTTCATGATGCAATTAAATGTGGGCTAAATGGTTCTCAATATACGGTACACGAACATCCAATACTTGCAGGTAAGTGGGTGAGAAATACATCTGTTGAGCATGATGTAGACGATGATACAAAAGTATATATTGCAAGATTATGTGAGAGTCATTCGGGTGAATGGACTTCTACAAAAAGAAGTAAGACAGTATTGCCAAAGCCTGAAAATGACGAGCAGTTCTTTGTACATATGTGCGATTATTTAGCAAGTAGGTCAAATCTTGATATGACATATTCTGATGATGTAGTTTCTGCATTAGGTGGTGTTGATATTCCAAAGGAAGATTTGCCAGACCTTGATTCTTATGTAATTACATTTGGAAAATATTCAGGAAAGACACTTCCACAAATCAAAGAAATTGATCCTGATTATATCTCATGGGCTAAAGAAAACATGAATAGAGAACCAATTAAGAGTTTATTAGCTCAATTGTAGAGAATAATACAGTAGAGGATTTTTGGAATGCCCATAAATAGGGCGTTTCAGAGACTCAAAAAACCAATGAAAGACGGATTTCATGCGGTTTATATCACAATATGTAGTGGTTAGATAAATACATAACTACTATATATAGTATACAGAAAAGGAGATGATGCCATATATATGAAATTTTATGAACGATTAGAATCATGGTCATATTTATTAAGATCAAAAGCATTATATCATGAGCTGAAGTATTATGTAAAGAAGAAGCAAACACATATAAAAAGGCTATATCATTTTAACAGTAGGGGAATTGGAAAAGCATATAATCTAATGAAGATTAGTGGAAAATACAAAATTCCTCTTATTGAATCAAACATTATGTCAGCTAAATGGGCTTGCGAGTGTTATAGAAAGTTTCAACCTATAGTTATAACTCCAATACAGTTGGAAGAAAGAGTAAAACATGGTTCTCTTATTTTGGTCGATGAGAGACAGTTATTCAGTAATAACGATAAAAAAGCATTACAAAAATACATTTGTATTGGATTTGAAGCAGTATTTTTAAAAAAATATGTGGTGGTGGAATATGTAGACACACAGGGTAGGATTCTGTGTTAGCTGATTAATTAGCTAATCTGGTATAGGAAAGTAAGTAGTGTGAGCAGAATCATGTAGGGTGAAAATCCCTACCCACATAATCATTTAGAAAATATTATATTAAATAAAGGAGAATAGAAAAATGAAAGTTGATTGCGGATACACAGAAAATTATTTTAAAGAAAAGAATAGAATGATTAAGAATTGCGAAATAGCTTGTGAAGATTGTCCGATTAGTAATGACAATAACAAGACCGACTTGCCATGTGAAGTGTTTGAAAGAACATATCCCGATGAAGCGATAGAAATTGTTCAGAAATGGAGCGACGAACATCAGGTAGAAACTAGAAAAGAGCATTTTCTAAAAATGTTCCCGAACGCTTCAATGTGGAAAGGACACCCTTTTCTTTGTGTTAGCCATTTGAGTAAGAAAGTTTCGTGCGAAAATGATTGTAAAAAGTGTTGGGATAAGCCATATACAGAAGGAGAATTTTAATGGCGAATGAATCATTGTTGGAAGTTATACAAATGTTGGTAGGATATAGCGAACCATATGGAGCCCCACAAATTGATGATATAAGATATAAAAATCAAGAGAAAATTATTCTGATACTTACAAATGGTATTGAAGATTTAATAAATAATTCTAAATACAGAAATAACCCAAAAGATAGTGTATCTAAGATAGGCAATAGAGCATACGAGGTATTATGTCAGTTGCGTAAAGAAATTGATAAATGCTTATAAAAATTAGGAGGTTTTATGAATTCAAAAGATAATATATATGCAAACACAGATGAGAGGATATTATTTTTATCTGACGACATAGATAATGAATCGGTTGGAAGTATAACATGGAATATTTTACGATTGATTAAATCTGATGATGAAAAGGATAAAAAAAGAGAAAGATTATAGGCGTGAACCAATTAAATTGTATATCAACTCTTATGGTGGTTCTGTTTATGATATGTGGGGATTAATTGACATTATCCTCAATAGTAAAACTCCAATCTATACATATTGCACTGGTTATGCCATGAGTGCAGCATTTAAGATTTTCTTAGCTGGTCACAAAAGATACTGTTATAAACACTCTACTTTTATGTATCATCAGATGAGTTGTTGGAGAAGTGGAAAGTATCAGGATTTAGTAGAAGACAGAGAAGAAATGGATTGGTTAAATAAAAAGAATGAAGAATATGTAATTGATAGAACTAAACTTACAAGAGATAAAGTAAAAGATATTCGTGAAAAGAAGAAAGATTTTTATATTCATTCAGATAAAGCAGTTGAATATGGCATTGTAGATGAAGTTTTATAAGACTGAAATGTTTTAAATGGTGAATTTGGATAAGGATGATATAAATGAGAGTATATAAAGATAAACAATATCTCATCTTTGACTATGAAGATGGTCGTACTGTAAAGTACGATTTTGCAACAAACACTGCAATTGGAATAAAAGGCAAGCCAGTAAAAAATTTGTGTAGTCAATTAAGAGGGTTTTATTTAGAACAATTATTCGATTGTTGTGATGATAAACAATATGCGAAGTTTCTACGATTTATTAGGAACGCAGAAAGCCATTCATATTTAATAGACAATATAGGAACAATTCTTGATAGAGTATCTAAATACGCACATTTTGAGCAGATCTTTTCGGCAGGACTTGAGGATATCATTACAGATCGTTGTCATTTTCAATATTCTATAAATGAAATTCCGAAATCTCTAATTAAATTGTGCAAAAAATATTCTATTAAAATATCAAATGAGATGGTTAAATATTATAAAGAAAATCAGGATGCGCATTATATAGCATATACTCTTGATTATTTTAGCTTAACCCTTAATGATATTTATGTTATTTGGAGCAAAGAAGATTCTCGTTGGAATAATAATAATGGGGAAATAGAATGGTACTCATTTTTTAACAAGTTGGTAAATGAATATGGATATAATGCAAAAGACTTATGGTTGTATTTGGATAGAATTAAAACATTTGAAGCCATTGAAGATATGGATTTTTTAATTCGTGAACTATACGATTATGCTAGTTTAATGAGAGAGCTTAGTCCTAAATATGATAAATATCCTAAAAATTTTCTTACAACACACAAAATTGCTTGTAGAAATTATAGCAGAATGAAAAAAGAATTTTCAGAGGAGTTATTTAGAAAGAGAATAAATAAGCAGTATGAGTGTTCTTTTGGCGACTATGTATTTATCTATCCAAAATCTACACAAGATATCAAAGATGAATCTGTGCAAATGTCAAATTGTGTCAGTTCATATATAGATGATGTGATTAATGGCGATTGTCATATTTTGTTCTTGAGAAAGAAAAATAAACCAGAAGAAAGTTTGGTAACGATTGAAGTAAGGAACAATAGAATTGTACAAGCTAGACGAAGATTCAATGATGATGTAACGGCAGAAGATCAGAAGGCTATCGATGCATTTAACAAAAAGTTTACGAATAAGGAGGACAAAGTGGCATGATTAAAGGCGATCGAATTAAATTAGTTAAGAAGATGGGTGTTTTTGACAACATCGGTGAGATTTGTGAAGTAACTGATATTCAGGAAGGTGGAGTAATCTGTTTTAAGTTTGGAGGTTGTCATCTTGGCTGTATGTCATATGACGAGTATGAAAAGTATTTTGAAAAGGTTGAGACACCTGTAAAAAGAATTTGGAGTAAGTGGAATGTAATGTATAATAACGATTTTATTGATATTAATGGTAAGAAAAGAGGTTTCCTATATTACGTAAGAGATAATGGTAAAAAGGTTCAGGTTAGATGTGATTTATTTAAAGCAGAAGCTACATGTTGTAAGGATGATACTTTTGATTTTGATAAAGGTTTGAACCTTGCTAAGAAGCGTTTAATTGTAAAGCTTCTTAATAATCAAGTTAATGAAATTGCAAAGTCAATGTAAAAAATTGATTTGAACAGATAAAGGTATAAAATTATGAAAATAAAGTTTAAAAATGGCAGGTATATTAAATCTATTAGTGACTCAAAAAATAATATTCGCAATGAAAGATGGAATAAACAAATAGCTTATTGGAACAAACATCCTGATAAGTTTATGGAACTAATAAGATTTGAATTACTGCCATATCAAAGAATTATATTGAAGTCATTGTTGAAAATTGAGGAGAAGGAAATGTATGAAATTGTAGAGAATGAATATAGCCGATTTTTGCAAGATGTAAAAGACGGATCAATGATATTTGGCAAATATATTGATGAATCAGAATACGAAGATGAATATTCTTACAATGATATTGGTAAAGCACAAGGTAAATTCATCGAAAAAGTTAAAGAATATTTACATGAAAATTATCCAGGTAAGTATGTAGTGTCAGGCGGTTGGTGTGTGTTTGTTATGACGCCTGATAGGGCAAGAGAAAGTCATGTACCAGAGAAAATAATAGAGTTGTTTACGGTGAAATAAATTTTTAATAAAACTTTCGTTTCAAGAAAAATTTTATATATTTCTATAAAAATTGAGGTGAGAATTTGCAAATAGAAGAAAAAGATAGTGAATTAGATATGTTTGATGCAAAAACAAACAGCAAAATTGGTAGCCTAAATGGCGCTATAAATATTTCATTGAATTATAACTCTAAAACTGACTACATACATGATACAAACGAAAGAAAAATTGTACCATTTTTGCATCATCCAACATATGAATTGTCTTTAAACACAAATGAGTTAATTGATACCGATGAACTGATGAAAATATTGGGATTAGATTTGGCAAAGCAGCCAGATGCTTATGATATTCAATATACAAAAATTGTTCAGGTTAGAAGACATAAAAGAAAGAGAATAAATAAGAAGTGGATAAAGAGATATGGTTATAAGAAAATATTAGTTACTGGTAAAGGTTTTAAGATAAAAACATGTATTGATGGAAGCGTTGAGTTTATAAAATAATTATGGAGAATGACAATTTGGAGAGCATACTATTAAATGCTGCTCAGAACTTTGATAAGGTGAGTGATTTAGAAATGCAGACAGCAAACGATAATATCAGAAAACAATTTGACAACATCATTCATGGCAAACCTCCGAAAACAGAACGAGAAAAAGAATTTGATAAACTTGCAAGAAAAGAATTAGAAGAGTACAGACGAAAGAAGAAAGCTTTTTATGACGATCCTATCCATTGGAATAACAACAAGCGTAGAAGGCATGGACTTCCTGTATTAAGAGGCAACGTTAATAAATACCGTTCGAAAGAATATCCAGGATTTTATCCGTCTGTAAGATTTTTTTGTATGATGGAAGATTTGTTTGATGAGATATTGATTACAACTATGGAAGATAATTATAAGGCTTTTATAAATATAAAAGATTTGGCAATTGGTGATGCTAATGTATTTAATATAGGAGAATAATAAAATGAATACAAAAATTATTAGTGCGTTTCCTGCTTGTGGGAAAACATATGCGTTTGAAAGATTAAGTAAAGAAGGTTATAAAATTCTCGATAGTGATAGTAGTAAATTTAGCTGGTGTTATGATTCGACAAAATTAGAGGATATTGAAAAACATCGTAACCCTGAATTTCCTGATAATTATATTCAGCCCATTAAAGAGAATATTGGTAAGGTTGATTATATTTTTGTAAGTAGCCACAAGGAAGTCAGAGATGCTTTGATTACTAATGGTATTTATTTCACACTTGTTTATCCTAGTCGAAAGATGAAAGCCGAATGGGTTGGCAGATGCTTCCTGCGTGGAAGTGGAGAAAAATTTTGTCAGCTTATTGCAGATAATTGGGATAATTGGATTGACGAAATGGAAGCCACCGAGAATTGTGATAAATGGGTTCTTGGTGAAGATGATTCTATTGATTTATTTGACTTAGATAAATATTCGTATTTAAGCGAACTAATTGAAAAAGGCTTGATTTAGAAATAGAGGTGGGATAATTAATTGACAAAGAAGAAAGGTTTTGGCGTAAGTCCAATTACAAATACAATTTATTATGGAACTCAAGACACAGAAAAGCACATGTGGGTCGGTAATAAGATAGATGTGACAAATGATGTGATAGCTGCTGTATATGAATGGTTTATGGGTAACATGGAAGACTCTGAAGGTGAGAAAGAGGAATACTCAATTACATATCCTAATACAGCGTTTGAGTTAGTTATGAGAAGAAAAGAGAATTAATAAATAGGTGATTAATATGAATAATGGTGTAAATTATACAATCGTCAGCGTGCTGCCTTCTTATATAACTTTTGAATGTCCATTTTGCCATGAAGAAGTGGAAGTGGATTATAATGATGTTGATTTTAAAAACTGATTATTGGGCAGATAGAGATATTGTAAATTGTATTACTTACAATGAAGAAAATAACACCTATAGTATCTGGCATGAATGTCAGGATGATTATTATTCAGATGATATTTTAGAAATAAACTTTTGTCCAAAATGCGGAAGAAAAATAAATTTGAATTACAAGAATTTAAGATAATTTGAATCGACAGATTCAACCGAACAGATTGGAGCGTAGGAATTATCAACATTTGCAGTATTAGGAATAAAAACAGGAGAATGATTATATGACAGATAGAAAAACTAAAACAATACAATGGGCAATAAATTTACCTATGGACTTTCCTTCAGATTGGGATGACGATATGATTGAATTTCATCTTAATGAATCAAGTTGGTGTTGTAGTAATCTCATTAGTGAACTTGAAAAGTACGATGAGAAAAATGGTTGTATTTGTAGCATATGTGAAGCAAAAGTTATTGAGGAAATCTTTGGACAGTAGAATGGAGAGTGACTATGTATAATACAGGAGACATTTACAGAATTATTCAAGATGCATTAGACGCAAATCAGATATATTGTACAGACTCTAAACTTGGTGATGGTTCAGAAGATACTTATGAGACAGATACGGAATTTGTTTCTGGCAACGATGCTCCCTTGATTGCGACTGTTAAACATCAGCACTTTGATTATAATCGTTCTTATCAAGAAAATGAACATACAGAAACAACAAAATTTAGAATTAAAGTTGAAATGATAGAGTGAGGTGAAAGAATAATTGGAATGGACTAAATGTATCGAAGGACAAATGCTAGAAGATGATAAAAGATACGAAGGGAAAAGGTGATCAATGTACTTGTTACCACAAATCGAGGAATGGTAACAAAAGTACAAAGACAATACTATGGTGGAATATAGTATTGGGGAAGAATTACTGGTGGTATGAGAGCTTGTTGAAATATCAAATGTTTGCATTGATGACACACAAGGTTTTGACGTAATAAGATTTTATAATGGTTATGCACCGACATTAAGAAGTCAGCGAAGTGGATTAAAAATTCTTGAAGATACAAGTAGAGAATAATATAATAGGTAGTTGAAAACAAAATAGTATATACAATATATAGTATTAAACGATTGCGACATATACTATATATTGTATAAAAATCAAGACCGAAAGAAAGCGGAATTTTTTTACGAAAGGAGAGAGAATATGGAAGGAATAACCAGAAATGTAAAAGACAAAAAACAGTCTATCCGTAATGAACTTATTCAGAGAATTAAATATTGTGGGCAATATATAGTAGATAACGCTGAAACAATCCTTGGAGAAGAAAAATATATTGTTAATTTATATTTGACATGTAACTTTTTTGATAGAAGTGAAGTTCCATATATAACTGTAAATAAAGATATAATTCCTGATGGTTTTATTGAAGAAAGATAGGTTGTTAAGACGATAAGAGAATACGTAAATGAGTCAATGTGGTAACAGTGACTGCCAATGGCACAAATATTGTGAAGATGGTCTAATGTGGTTTGACGAAGATATTACAGAATGTCGTCATTGGATTAAGCCAAAACCGTCCAAGATGAAAAATATTAAAGTTGCTGAAACTGATTATGAAAAAGCAGTTAAGGTATTAAAAAGGAACAAGATAGAGTTCAAATAAAATGTAAGGAGATATATATGTATAAACCAAGTATAGGTGATGTAGTTTTAGATAATAACATTCCAATGGTTGTTGTAGCTTTAGAGAGTAACGAAAATGTTGGAAGTTGTTCTTATGATAGAAAATATCTTCTTTGCGAAGAATCTTATATGAAAGAATACAAAGAGCATAATATAAGTACAATCTCATTGGAAAAGATCATGCAACATGGAAGATGGGTTACTATATATGGAACAAAATTTCCAGAAATACATAAATGTGAAGATATTGCACCATATGAGATTCACCCAATTCGTGCGTATTCTTTTAGACAGAAAGAAGCAAAGACAATTACAGTATATGAGTAAATTAAGATGAATTTTTGGTTTCTTGGTTTGTCACGAAAACTATACAATATTTAGGACAAACAAGAGAATATAACAATATAAATACAAAAACAAAGGAAAGGAAAATGTTCACATGTGAGTAAAGCTGCGCAGCTACTATTGTCCCATGTGATTTTAAGATTTTCAACAAGGAAGACGCTCAGATATATATTGATAAGTTACAGAGTATTGTAGATCAGATAGGAGAATAAGAGTATGGGTAAAGTTGTAGATATGAGTAATTTTGATCCGTTATTTGATAATTTGGAAAAGTATGTGAATAAACAAGGGTGTACTCTCGGTAAAGATGCTGGGAGGTTACAAGAATTATTACATTCAATTCAGTACTGTTATATACATGTCAGTACTGTTATATACATGGAGTATTAACAGATAGCCAAAATGAATCAGCTTGTAAAAAATTTAGAAAACAGTTTCAGAAAGCTTTATATGAGAAATAAGAAAGAAGCATTTCTTGGAGTGAGGTGAGAAATAATTTTGATTCATGATATGAATGACGATATAATAAATAGTTTTTCTCATATTTACCTAAATGAAGATAATATCTGTATTTACGGATAGTGGGAAAAAATTATATTTAAAGTTCGGAAAGGAGAACAATAAATGGAGACATTTTCAATAGTAGATAAGATAAATGTTGATAAGTTGAATACGAAAGTTGAAGAATTTATATACAGAAAAGGGCATAGACCATATATTTTTGCAAATAAAGAGACGCTTGAAGCATTGGTTAAACCGATTGAACAGGCTGAAATGTTTGCAAATTCTTGGGGGATTGGACTTGTAAGTTCATATAAGGGTTGTCTCGCTGGTATGTATCGTGGAAATAAAATGTTCAGAGATGATACATTAAAATTCGGCGAGATTGAGTTGAGATAAGAGAATATATACATAAAAAATAGAAAAAGAGGTACTGAACTTGGAACAGAAGAAATTTATGGATATTTCACGTATTAAGGAAGATACGGAATTAACAGTAGCGAATACAGGTGGTTTCCATGTAGGAGATCATATTGTAATTCAGGAAAAGGTAGATGGAAGCAATTCAGCTATTGCTTATGATAAAGAAACAAATAAGTTAGTTGCATTTTCGAGAAGGCAGACTCTTGATTATAACAACACATTAAATGGATTCTGGAATTGGGTACAGACATTGGCAGTTGAACCATTTCAAAAATATCCAAATTATGTATTTTTCATGGAGTGGCTTACAAAACATACTATTAAATATATTCCAGAAGCTTATGGTAAATCATATTTTTACGATGTATATGACAAAAAGAATGAATGTTATTTACCTCAATCAGAGGTTAAGAGACTTGCTGATGAATTAAATCTGAGATATGTTCAGACATTTTATGATGGAGAGTTTATCTCTTGGGAGCATTGTATGTCATTTATGCACAAGTCAGATATTGCGGTTGATGTACCTGAAGGAATTGTCGTTAAGAATCAGACAGAACTTAACAACCTAAACTCAAGAACTCCATTTGTATTAAAGATTGTAAATTCACAGCTTAGTGAAATCAAGAAAGATAATCACAGACAGAAAGTAGAAGATCCTCAGAAATTAGCAGCTAAAGCAAAGACTTCTGAAATTGTAGAGCAGATTGTCACAAAGAATCGTGTTCAAAAAGAATTATACAAAATGATTGATGAGGGTGTTTTACCTCAAAAGATTGAGCCACAGGACATGAGAATTGTTGTACAGAATCTACCTAAGAGAATTTTTGAGGATTGTGTAAAAGAAGAGAATGAATTAGTTATCGAAGCTGGTGAATTCTTTGGTAAGATGTGTGGTTCTGCAACTATGAATTGGGCTAAGAAGATTATTTTTGGAGAATAAATATGTGTAACCATTGTGATTATAACTCACCTGACAATCAAATATATGTAGATCTATTAACAAATGAACATTACTTGGGCATTGAAACTTCTGAATGCGATGGTTATGATGATGGTTGGAACTCATTAAGAAAGAAAATTTTAGGCGAAGCAGATTGGAACTCAGAAATTTTCAACGGAAGATGAGTTGAGAAATAGAATAACTACACTTGAAAAAGAGAATAAAGAATTAAAGGAAGAAGTAAATCATTTGATTGATAGAAACAATGAGCTATTAAGGTTGTATATAGAAAGGAATGATAAGTAAATGGCATATATAAAAGAATATTGGCAGAATAAAGAACAGAGAGCAGAAACTGCTCGCAAACATACAAAAGAGATGCAGAATAAATATGGTCGTTGTATTCAGACTGCTATTTCTGCAACAAAAATTTATGATACAGATTCATTTAATAGGGATTTTGAAGAGGATATCGAAGACAAAGATACCAAGATTATTGTAGAGAATATTGATAGTGTAGGCGCTGTAATGAAATACGGCAATCCAAGTACAGCAGTTCTTAATTTTTCTTCATATAAAAATCCAGGTGGAATGTTTCTAAATGGTAGTAAGGCACAGGAAGAGTGCTTATGTCACGAATCATTCTTGTACAATGTGTTGAGTCAGTTTGTATTAGAGTTTTATGATTGGAATAATCGACACAAGAATAAGGCTTTATATTTGAACAGAGGATTATTTTCTCCTGGTGTTTGGTTCTTTAGAGAGAATAGCCACATAGAGTGTAGCGTTATTACTTGTGCTGCTCCAAATAAGTCGGTTGCGCAGAAATATCAGAACGTGTCAGACGAAGAGAATACTAAAGTATTAAGAAGTCGAATTAAATTTGTTCTTGATATGGCAAAAGATAATAATGTGAGCACTCTTATTTTAGGAGCTTATGGTTGTGGGGTTTTTGGTCAAGATGCAACAGAAGTAGCGAATGTATTTAAAGAATATTTAACTACTATTCATAAATGCTTCGATACTGTTGTATTTGCTGTTCCAAATGGTAGAGATGGTAACTATGAGAAGTTTGTAAAGGTGTTTGAGTAGCACAGTAAACATAGATTTCCTTTGTTCTAGTAGAGAATATATAAATGAGGTAAAACGAACTGAAAGCCTGAGATGGTGAAAAGGTAAAGGTGAAGGCTGAAATTAACAAGTCAGTCAACCGATGAGCGTATAGGCTGAAACTCATTTGAGAATATAATGCCTTGGAACAAACCTCAATCCTAACATGTAATGATGAGGAATAAGGATGCTCTCATAGAGTACAAAAATGAATGTACTCTTATATTTTTTTGGAGGTGAAATTATGAATATTTTTAATTTTATTTTGATAATTATAGGAATTTTAAATTTATTTGTTGGAGTAAAATGGTCAACAGATGGTCTATGTGAACTCATATTCAAAACATTGTATTTAGCTAGTGCGGGATATCTTATTTTTTATGCTTTATATTTGGAAGGTATTTTAATTGTTATAAACAGATAACCAAAAGGAGAATTAAAAAATGGAACAGTTAACAAATGATTATAAATTATACCAAAGCAAATTTAAAAATTTAACGGATATTTATAATGAGATAGAAGAAAGTTCAGATAAGTCTATTGTGTTAATGAAATTAACGACTGAAATTATAAGTGAAGTTGATTCCTTATATAGAAAACATAACTTTGACGATTCCTTTGACTTATCTGATGCATATTTAGAAGCACTTAGTCGTTTAGGATCAGCTTTAGAAGTAGATAGAGAAAGTGTAGGATACCTTTCTGGAAAGATGGATGGTTCTTTAACTGTGTATAAAAATCTTTCAAAATTTGCTAAGAATAAATAAAAATAAATTCTACAATATGAGAGTTCAGGTTTATAGCAATAGTAATTACAAGATAACTCTTGAACTTAGTAATAAGGCATAATGAATTGCATGTAAGAGATTAGTTATAAGGAGAATAAATAAAGGAATTATGAAGAAATTTTTATACGCCTTAATAATGTTATTGGTATTTGTTTTAACATTAACTGGCTGTGCAAAATGTATTAGTACAGAAACTTCAACTGTACAAGTAAAAGTGACTGATAAGTATTATGAAGAAGCTTTTACTACAATGGTGTACAATCCTATTCTAAAGACAGTTTTACCTCAATCATATCCAGAAACCTATAGGATTACTGTTGAATATAAAGGCAGAGAATATAGTTTTTCTGACAGAGATACATATAATAAATATTCGGATAAAATTGGAGGATATGTTAGCGGAATATTAGAAACAAAAAAGTATGATAATGGGAAAATAAAATATTATATTATTGGGCTAAAAGAATAGTAAAAGATTGGTGAAATATATGAAAATAAATATTGGAACAAATACAGACAATTTGGATAAATCCATTAAACAATATAGAGAAGATGGAAACCGCAATCCTTATATATATGCTAATAAAAACACCCTAAACGTATTAAAACGATTAAGATTAAAAGAATTAAATAATAAAACCTTTAAAATTAATGCAGATGTAATTATGGGAGTTATGGGTGTATGTATAGAAGATTATGAAAAAGATATGCTTTATCTAGGATCTATTTACGGTTGTAAAATGGTTTGTGACAATACATTAAAATATGGAGAAATTGAATTGAAATAGGAGAAATATATAATGGATTCAATAGTAATTAATTTATTTGGAGAACCATGTGCTGGTAAAAGTACAATGGCTATGGATATTACAGCAAGACTTAAAAGACTTGGTGTAAATGTTGAATATATTTCTGAATTTGTAAAAGATAAGCTTTATGAAAACAACGATGAAGTCTTTAAACATCAAGAATACATATTTGGAAAGCAGTCCTTTAAAATAGGACGAGTTAAAAACAAGGTTCAAGTTATAGTTGTTGATTCTCCATTAATTCTATGTGCAGCATATAATAACGATAAAATTTTAGGAGAAGAATTTAACAAGACTGTATTGAATGTATTTAATTCATACAAAAATAGAAACTATTTTCTCAGTAGAAGATATAATTATGAACAAAATGGAAGATTTCAGAATGAACAAGAAGCTGCGAAAGTTAGGAAAGAAATCATTGCTAAATTAGACCAATATAATATTGGTTATGAAGAAATTGTTTCTAGCGAATCAAGTTGTAAGTATATAGTAGATAAAATTATGGAGGAAATCAAAAAATGAACAGTAAAGGACATTTGTATATTAGTTTAACTAAATCCGCTATTAGAGTTGTTGGTGGTATTATCACACTTATTACAGGTTCAATAATTCCATTAGCTTGTGGAATCATTTTAGCAGAAGTCGGTGGAGTATTGGAAGAAATTGTCGATAAAAGATAGGAGTGGTAACAGTGTCAGAAAGATATGGAGTATTTTTAGCAAGGATGCAACCAGTACATAACGCACATTTATATATGGTGAATAAAGCATTAGATAATAACGATAAAGTTTTGGTTGTCTTAGGAAGTGAGAATAAAATTGATATGATTCGCAATCCATATGATATAAAACTTAGAGAAGCTATGTTAAGAGAATGTTTTAGCGATTCTCAAAATGATAAGTTGTCTATAGTAACATTGCCAGATTGGTCGATGGAAAATGATATTGAAAATGCTACTACATGGGGTAGATACTTCTATTACAATGTGGTGAGTAGAATAGGTCAAAAACATTTTTCGTTATTTTATTCAGACGAGCCTAGCATATTAGATTCTTGGTTTAATGATACTGAAGTTAAACCATTCATTGAATATAAATTATTTAAAAGAAGTAATATATTTGACGGATTATCGGCAACAAAAATAAGAGAAGCTTTTATTAAACAAGATATAGAATACATTAAGAAATTTTGCCCAAAGTCTGTAGTAGATAGGTGGAATTATTTATCTGCATATTATAAAAATGTAGTGGAAAACCCAAAAGAAGATTTTTCAATGGAATAGTAAACAAAAGGAGTATTAGATATGTATAACCCATGTATGGAATGCAAGTTAAGATACAACAGAGAATATACAAGTAAATGTGATGATGAATGTATTTATGCAAACTCAATAAAAAGTTTAGAGAAGAGGCTTAATAAACTAATATGTATATTAATCAGATAATAGGAGAAATATATAATGGATAAAAACAATCATAACATGTTTTTGACTTTAGAATGGAATGAATATAATGATAATAATACAAATCGTAGAATTAAAGTTATTGGCTATCCAAACACTCTAAGTGAGGCATTTTCTTTAATAAGAAAATTCTTAAAACGACATAATTATAAATGTTATGCTATAAGACGATGGGTGAAAGAGAATAGAGTAGTGGTTGATGTTGGTAGCCATACCCAATTTTTCTACATAAGCAACTTAAATGAAGTGACAAAACAAGAATTAATTAAAAAAGGATTGGTAAAAAATGAGAATTGAAGTAGTAAAACATGACGATATGTGGCAGGAAATAAAAAACTCCGCTATGTTTACGATGGGCAAAGATACTGGCAAATACCCAACAAGTGAATGGAAAAAGAGAATATTATTAGCAGAACACAGTCCAATAAGAGATGGTTATTTTATTTTAAACTGCTATGACATACCGTCATTTGTTATTGGACATATTGTTCGACATTTTAATGGTATTGAAAAATATGTCCAGTCATTAAGAAGCGATAGAACAGAATATACAGAAGTCCCTAATAGAAATACATTACAGAATGTTAGATTAAGAATTAATTTTCAAGCGTTTATTAATATTAGTAGAAAAAGACTTTGTTCTTGTGCAAGTAAAGAAACAAGAGAGTTTTGGCAATTAATTCTTGATAGAATTAAAAGTTATGAACCAGAGCTATATTCGGTCTGTGTTAGAGAATGTATCTATAGAGGCTTCTGCCCAGAGATGAAAAGTTGTGGATATAACAACACTGAAGCCTTTCATCAAGCTCTTAGTGAATATAGAAAAGTATAACTACTATATATAGTAGCATATGTAGATTTACAATACTATATATAGTAATAAAAGAGTGATGAAATCAAGACTTTCAGAGGTTAATATGGAAATAAAATACATATTTCTTGTGCTAGTGAAAAATATATAAACGAAAGGAGTCAGAGATTTGTCATGACATTAAAGTATACTTTGCTCTTAGTAGTATGGAAGAAAAAATTAAATTATATTACGATGATTGTATGAATGTTTTTAAGAATATTCCAGATAATTCAATTGATTTAGTTGTGACAGACCCGCCGTATAAAACAATTAGTGGCGGTAAACCACATAAAAAGGGGCAACCTTCTGGTATGCTGTCTAAAAATGATGGAAAAATTTTTAAATTTAATGATATAAAACCTGAAATATGGATACCAGAAGTTTATCGTGTGCTAAAAGAAGGCACTCATTGTTACATTATGACAAATACAATTAATTTAGAGAGTTATTTAAGGTTAGTTCGTAAATGTGGATTTGGCTTACATAATGTATTAAGTTGGCATAAAAATAACTGTACGCCATCAAGATGGTATATGAAAAACGGCGAGTTTACATTATTCCTTAGAAAAGGAAAAGCAAAAACAATTAATAACGTTGGAAGTAAAATGATACACGAATTTGATAATATTATTGGAAATAAAATTCATCCAACAGAAAAACCTATTAAGCTAATGCAGTTTTATATAGAAAATTCCTCTAATGTTAATGATACTGTTTTAGACCCTTTTATGGGGTCTGGAGCGACAGGAGTTGCTTGTAAAAATCTTAATCGTAAATTTATTGGTATTGAGCTTGATGAGACATATTTTGAAATAGCAAAAGAAAGAATTGATAGACAAGAATGAAGTACTTTCTTGAAGTTTGGAGGTTATTAAATGAAACAAATAGAAAAGATTGATTATATGATTAAATCACTTGAGGTCGCAAAAGACGAAATTACATATGCCGAACTTTATAAGCAAAAGAAAATAGAACAAGGTGATGAGTTCTATGGTTATTCAGGTTTTGGATGTAATCATAGGTGTCCTATTGGAGCTACTGTTAAAGAAGCTCTTCGTATGGTTGGTCGTATGGCTAATCAGGTTGAAAAAACGGTTAGTTTATCTAGTTATTGTGATGAACCGTTCGAAGGAGAGGAGAATAGATAAAATGAGAATACATGAAATTATTTTAGATATAATTGGAGTTTATCTTGTTTCAATTGGATTAGGAACTCAAACTAATGGATGGTTGTTGTCGTTAATATATAAAATTATACCTTATTTCTGTGGAATGTATTGTATTTTTTATGGAATTTTTATGAGTGGGTTTGTTAAAATTGGAGGCTG